ATACTATCTTAAATAAAGATTCAAAGAAAACTAATTCTAGTAGAAATAAATATAAAAAGATTTCTAGACAAAAGTTTCTTGGTTTAGAAGATCATTTATTAAGTAATGTTATAGGTCAAGAAGAAGCTGTAGACTCTGTAGTCTCAGCTCTAAAACGATCCCAAGTTGGTTTAAATGATAAAAATAGACCATTAGGTATTTTTCTCTTTGCCGGTTCTTCTGGAGTTGGTAAAACTCACTTGGCAAGTACATTGCATAAATACCTCTTTAGCGAAGAGTATCCAATGGTTAGAATAGATTGTGGTGAGTTTCAACACAAGCATGAAAACCAAAAATTAATAGGATCTCCTCCCGGATACGTTGGTCACGATGAAGGTGGTCAATTAGTTAACTTGGTTAAAAAGAATCCCCACACAGTTGTATTGTTAGACGAAGTTGAAAAAGCACATGCCGATATGTGGAATACCTTTCTTCGAGTATTTGAAGACGGCGTACTTACAGATGGTAAGGGTGAAGAGGTAAGCTTTCTTAATACTGTCATAATAATGACCACTAATTTAGGTAATGAGAAAACAGTTGATTATTTACTTAGTGGCGGAACTGGCTTTGCTAAAAATATAAATCACAAATTATCAACCACACAAATGCCGGCAAAAGAAATGGTTGAAAAAAATACTTTAGATGCAGTTCGTAAACATTTTAGGCCTGAATTTATAAATAGATTAGATAAAATAATTGTTTTTAATCATTTAGATAGAAGTAACTTAGAAAAAATAGCAGAATTAGAAATGTCTATAATTATGGATAAATTATCTAAAAAAGGTTATAGTATAAATTACACCGATGAAGTTATATCGGCACTCTTAGACAAGGGTGTAGATACAGTTAAAGGCGCTAGAGGTTTAGCTCAAGTTCGTAGAGAAAAAATGGAAGATCAACTAGCTGATATTTTAATTAAATCAGCTCCACCGCGTGGAACCATATTTGAGATATCTTATAAAGATGAAAGTGATAATTTTATCTTTACATTAAAGAAGCCTTCAAAAGCAGCAACTACCGCTTAGTTTAATTACTATATGAATGTAATCTAAATCTATAGGAGATTCTATTATGATGGGTATGTCAAGCGGAGCAAAAGCAATTGCAGGACGCGCAGGACAAGTTTCTCGAGCTGTCAGTAACTTTGGTCAAGGAAGAGGTCAAAGATATGGAACGTCTTTAGTCAATAAAGGCATGGGCATGGCTGGTAGACGAGGTCAAGCTGTAGCAATGGCTGGTTCTGCTATAGGTAACGCATCTAGATATGCGGCAAAAAATCCAAATAGAGCAATGGGTATTGCAGCTGGCGTAACTGGAGCCGGAGCTTACGGAGCTAATCGTCGTAGGGGTAGCCAAAACTACCCAATGTACTAAGAATAATAAAACATGAAATTTCCACGTTTATCTGGAATGTCGGCAGGAGCACGCGGTCTTGCTGGAAGAGCTAAAAGTACTGGTGGAAGAGCAACAATGGGTGTACATAAAGGCCTTGCTGGTGGTGGCGCTTTTATGGGTCGGAATGTCATCGACTGCTCATTCGTCATTCACTAGAAGAGCTACTGGAGCAATTGGAACTGGTTTAACAGCAGCTTCTAGGCATCCAAAAACAGTAATGGGTGCAGCCGCAGGTGGAGTCGGTTACGCTGGATACAGAAGTAGAAAAGGTAGTCAAAATAATCCATTGATAGGATTGGAATAATTTAATGTTAGCTGGAGCAAGACGTTTAGCTGGCGGAGCTGGAAGGTTAGTAAGTGGTGCAAGAATGCCCAGCACTAGAAGAGGGAAATTTGCCCTTGGTGCAGGAATTGGATTAGGTGGAATGGCTGCAATGCGCGGAAGATCATCTGGAGCTAATGGTTTACAAGCAAAGTCAAGTGGCGGAATGACAGGAATGTAATATAAAGTGATATAATGTTATATATCTAAATGTAAGGATGTTTATAATGAGTGACTGGAAGAATTTTATTAACATAAATGGTGATTTTGAATTACCAAATTTTTTGTATCGAACAATAAATGATTTGATGAAACAAGCTTTAGATATGGGCACACTTCTTTCAGATGACCCCTATAAACTAAGAGCTTATAAAGAACAAACAAAAAAATTATTTAAAAACAAATGGTACGATTTAGCTCAAGCTTTAGAATTTTTTGAAATAATAGAACAGTGTTCATGTTCATCAGCAAGATTAGAAGCAAACGGCGGAAAAGATGTTTATTGTGACATATGCAAAGGTGCTAGATTTATTATTAGCTCTGCGCTCACTCCTGATGAAATGCGCGAAGTTAGCATGTTTGTTAATGCGGCACAAAATGTCGAAGTAGCAGAAAAGCTACAAAGAAGTTTAATGAAAGTTCTTTCGGAGCACAAATGAAATGTGTTAGATGTAATTATGATTTAAATTTTGTTTACGAAGATATAGTTCAAGCTGAACAGGTTCTTCATATCCAAGAATATTATTGTCCCCGGATGCAAAAGTTGTTTAATACAAACATATGCCCAAGAGGGTATTGTTAAGTCTGAATGGATTGATTTTAATGGAAGGTAATATAGAAAGATTTGAAGATAAAAATTCTTTCATGGATAAGTTTGAATCACTTCGTCCTGATTTATTTTTTCCAGACGAATGGACAGATGAACAAAAAGAAAAAGCTGTTGATTTAGTTCGTCCACAAAAAACAAGAACATCAATGTTTTCTTCAATTCCAATGAGATGTGAAGCATCGCGCTGCATATTTGCAGAAACCTGCCCACTACATCAACAAAATTTAGCACCAAAGGGAAAACCATGTCCAATAGAAATGGGAATGGTTTCTCAATTTACAGGTGAATATATGGAACAATTAGATGTAAGTCCAAATAATTTAGTTGAAGTTTCTATGGTAAGAGATTTAGTTGATCAAGAAGTTCAATATTTACGTAAAACTAAACTATTAGCTAAAGAACATTTTATTCAAGAAAATATTATTGGTATAGATAAAGATGGTGAGCCAATTCTTAAAAAAGAATTACACTTAGCAGTAGAACTTGAAGACCGATTGCACAAAAGAAGAAAAGATTTACGCAATCAATTACTAGCAACTAGAGAAGCTAGGGCAAAGACTGGTCAAACTCAACTTGATACAGCTCAAGCTATTTCTGATATTATTCAGAAAGTTCAAAAAATTGAAATAGAGAATAATAAACTTATTCGCAAAAAACTTGGTACATATGAAGTAGATGATTATATAGAAGCTCAAACCAAAGAACTAGAGTAGAGATATGAGAAAACATAGATTGAGTAATAGTCAACTGGAAAATCTAGGTAATCAAATAGAAGTTGGAGAGCAATTCTTATCTCCTCAAAGATCTGCCGTAACAAGTCAAAGAATTGAAGCAATGCTGCGGAGATGAAATTGTTAGAGGAAAAACATTTACTGTTGGATCCGCAAGAGGATATTTAGAAAGAGCAAAAGCTGTTACAGATTCATATTTAGATTACATGATGAAGCCTGAACACAGAAGTGCATCGGGGCTTGCTAGATTTAGAGATTTAACAGACCAAGGATTAAGAGATAACTTAGAGTTTTTAGTTCAATCAGAAAATTTAGATTTATCTTTATTGAATAAAGCAGCTGCAGATGATGTCTATATGCAATATAGAGAAAAAGTACTTTCTTTAGATCGAACATTTACTGAGTTAGGCATGCCGGGAAATTCGCTTCCATCAGAAAGTCCATATAGACACTTTTTAAGATATATAGTTGATCCATTTGGTAGTGGTGATCCAAAAGATGGAATTCATCCACATACGCTCAACTTAATGAGAACGTCATTTAACCCAACTCATGACGCAACAAGCTTAGAAGATTTTTCAACGGGTAGAAATAGAATGAGATCTCCATTTTCTCTTGCAAGACTACATGAACGAAGTAAAAAATTTTTTCCAGAAGGACTACCTAGTTCTAATAAAGATACAAGTAAACCAATGAATCATTTAGCTTTTGAAAAAGGAAGAAAATATACAGTTATAACATGGGACACTGAAACAACCGGACTAACTCCAGAATCTCAAATAAGAGAAATAGCATTAGTTAAAAGAGAAGTTACTTACCATCTTGATGGAACAATGAGTAGCACTGCACCAGAAATATTAACTAGCAAAAGCTTTGCTTCTGATCTAATGGATATAGCTGGATACGTTGATAAAAATGGACACACGGTTCCTTTATCTGAAGCTGCATTTTTATCTGAAAGAGGAGGTTATGTACCTGACGATGAAATGATAAAGTTTAGAAAAGCATACAAAGACGGTGGTTCAGAAGTTGTTTCAGATCTTAAAGAGATTCTAAAAATTTTTACAAATGATGGTAAAAGTGTTGAAAACTTTAGAATAGAAGGTCACAACGCCGAAGCATTCGACTTAGATAAACTTATAGGAACCCTGCAAAGGCTTCCAGCATTTCAAGAAGATGAAGAAGCAAAAAGTTTATTAAAAACATTTTTACAGTTAAGATCATCTAATCCTAGCTACATGATAGATACACTAGATAGCGCAAAAATTGCTATGGGTATGCAACAAGCTGAACTTGAAAGAATAATGCAAAATGCTGGATCAATTTTGGGAGACGACACGTTTAGTATATCTCCAGAATTGCAGCGTGGATTATTGTCTTCTTTTAGCGTTTCTCCAGAAATGTTTGGCGGAGCAAAAGGTACTGAGTCATTAGAGAATTTATTCTTAAATACTAATTTTTTTGAACTGTTAGAAAATAATGCTGGAGAAGAAGGATTAAAAAATTTAACTCGTTTAATGGAAACTCGTGGTACCCACACCGCAGAAGTCGACACGATGTTAAACGCATACATAAGTAATTTCATTAATAATAATGAACTTAAGATTAGAAGACTTCCAACTCCTGGATTAACACCATCTGGATTAAGCGATGCAGCCGCAGCTGAATATAAAGTCAAAGCCGGTAAGCTTCAAGACTTATTTAAAGCTCATGGCTTCATGAAAGAAGATAGGTCAATGACCGCTTTTGAAAAATTCATGAGAGCAAGAATTAGACAAAGCAGCGCAGTAACTCCAATAACTAATATATCAGACATGTCTAGAGTGTCTAGTAATGTTTTTGATTTTCTTCAAACAGAATCGGGAATGAAAAAGATATCTTTGTCTGTTGACACAGAGTATCTAGCAAGATTACAAAGTAATCCAGAACCAATTAATCTTGGTATCAATCTAGCCGACGAAGCATCGGCAGGATCAATTTATTATGACGCTGAAAAAAATAAATATGTATTTTCTAATTTTGAGTCTAGAGGAGTTACAGGAGCAGGATTTCAAGAACTTGATGACACTGCAACAATACAAAAAGCTTTTAAATTTGCCTTGAATGAAGCTAGAGAAGGAAAAGCTGAAAGAATAAATTTAGGAAACGGTAACTCGATTTTAGCAAATCGAGGAAGTCTGGCTTTATCTAATATTGGAATAACTGAGATAGAAGCAACAGAGCTTGATCAAATGGTGTATGCCAGGAGAGCCCTTAAAAATCTTGGAACACCTAGATCATTATCAACAAATGTGACTGGTCTATCTCAGGCAATGGGTACCACAAGTGAACATTATGGACTAAGAAGTGGCGGATACGCTCCAGCAATTGTTGGATCAAAAACCGCTGAGTATTCACAAGCTTTAATCGATAGAGGTTTACCCTACGCTACTTATGATGTTAGAAGTAGAATACTAGCTTCAGCAGAAGCTAAAGCTACATCAAAAATAGGTGAAAAATTAATAGATAAAGTTTCAAGAGCTGGAACCAATGCCTATAGTCCTTTGGCTGGAAAAGATCTAGGTAAGTTATCCGACATTGGTATACAATTTACAATGGCTCAAGGTAAAGAAAGTATTTTTGATATACAAAGAAGAACAAAAACGGGCACTTTTGCTATAGAAGAAAATTCATATTTTAGAACCCCAGTTACCGGTACTGCCAAAAAATCATCCAGAGTTATTGTCAATGCAGACGACCTTGCTAATCTCACAATAAGACAGTTTGACGATGCAGGAAATGTTATTGGTGATGGTATTAAATTCGGAAGTAAGGAATTTTTAGAAAACGCAGATTTAAATAGATTTATAGATTCAACAGTTCAAGCAGCAGACTCACAATTAGAAGACACTATAAACAGAGCTTTTGTTCCTAAGAATTTAGGTAAAGAAACTACTGATGATTTAGCTGAACAAGTTTTAGCTGGAAATATTAGAGCTTACAATAAACTTAAATCAACGCCAGGTTCTTTTATTAACACTCAAATGCAAGATGAAGCAAGAACTTTGGCTAGAAATATTTTTGGTGAAAAAAACTTAACTTCAGTTAATCTAACAGAAAGAATGCAGCAATTATCTGAAGTTGCAAAACTCACAACGCGAGAAGCTAGAGAAGAAAAGTTAATCGAGTTTGCAGGCAAAGCAGATCCAAATGTTGTTATTGCAAATTATAGGGCTACCGTTGGAACGATAGCAGAAGAAATAAGTCAAACAGGCATCATAGGAATGAAAATAACAGGAAATGCCGCAGTAGAAACTATAAACGAAGCAAGATTAGCTCAAGGTATTTCTGGCGTAAGAGATACCGACATTGCATTAAAGGGTAGGGTTCATAGACTTGTTGATGTATTTAAAACTGAAAAAGACGGTGTAATTGGTTTTGCAACGTCTGGATCAGTAACTGAAGATATGGATACAGCAGCAAGAGCTCTTGTAGGTGAAACGGTAGATCCTGGTATAGCAAGAGCTATGGAAGACGCTGCTGCAAAAACAGCTCTTATTAATTCTGGATCACTTGTAGAGTCTATTAATCCAACACTACCAGGCCTTAGTGAAGGTGAACAGATTGCTACCGATGCAATAGCGTTGGGTAGAAGAGTGTATGAATCCAATAAAGGAAAATTTGCATTAGGCGCCTTAGCCTTAGCTGGAGCTGTCACTGGATATAAAATGGCTAAAAGAGGAAACGAAAATGATCTTTATGACGCTACTATGGGACCAGCACCAGTTGAACAAGGGCAAAGGCCTTATGGTATACAGGAAGCATTAATGGGTAATGGTCAGACTTCAAGAAGAAAAGATCCATTATTCACAGCTGGTGTTGTAGGAAATTTAGATAGACAAAAAATAGGTCATACATCAATGGGTTCTAATAAAAATAATCATTTATTTGGAGATAGATAAATGGCACTTCTATCAAGCATAGGTAAATCTATATACAAAGGCGCTACGACTAAAGTTGGCGCAGGTGCCATCATAGCTGGAGCAGCAACAGCAGGCCTTGTTAAAAACGCTGCACCAGCAGCAAGAGATGCTGCTATGGATGTTGCTTTTGGTGATCCTAATGCGGATGAAACTTTTCTCGGAAGAAAGCTAACGCCTGGTGCAGTTTTTGATGCAGCAATTCCAGGTTCCAGTACAGGTAGGAACACAATGGCCGCTATGGGCTTAGGAGCAACGCTGGGAGGCGTTGTTGGTGGTATGGCTAAAGGTTTTAAGGGTGGAGTTTTGGGAGCAGCATTTGGAGCAACAGCTGGATTAGCAGGAAGTGCTGCAATGGGAGTTGGTTATATAAATAGAAATGAAAGATTTATAAATGAATCACCGTATGTTGGAACTAGAAGATTAAATAGAGACATGACTTATGGTGGAAAATTATATGGACAAAGAAACACTTCATCACAAACTGCACAAGAACTTAACGCAGACGGAAACATAGTACTCGGCTTACATAATCTAAGAAGGGGCGGTTAACCATGAGTGATATGAGTGGAATGACTGACGAAGCTCCTCAGATTCCAGGAGCAATGGGTAAAGTCTTAGGCCGGAATGGAAGCAACTTCAGCAATACAAAATCCATTGCTTCTATTTGGATATGGTGGATACAGAGCTCAAAATACAATTCTTAAAGGTGGATTTTTAGATAATAAAGGAGGACGTGGATTAGCAGCTAGGTCTAGAGCAAAGTTTAGACCTTTCATAGGAAACGCATTAGATCCACTTGGTCCACAAGGCGCAAGTCAATTTGTTGGCGGAACAAGACTCAAGCCAACAATGCAGAGTTTAAAACAAGGACGAATCTTTACACCTACTACAAGAGGACAACGTCTAGCAAGAGGTCGGAAGAGCTGCAGTTAAATCTGGTGTAGATGATTTAAATAAAGTAGGATCTAACTTTAAGAGATTTAGAAGAGGAAACTTAACCGCAAACCCTAGAGCATTCTTTAGGGATCCAAACCTTTCTCGATTTGGCGCTGGATATAATAAAGGATTTATGGCACCAAATGCCGGTGGAGCATTAGCTTCATTAGGTAACATGATAACTAGAACTTCAAAGGAAGCAACACCAGCATTTAGTGGTGGAATCATTGGAAGAATGGGAGCTATAACTAAACTAGAAAGAAGAGCCGCAAGAAATGCAAGCAGTAAGGCTGTTCTACGTGGAGATTTGAATCTAGCAAGAATAGCTAAGATGAATGGAGGACCACTTTCAACACAAGTCTATGCTCCACCAGGAAGTCGTTTACCTGCTGTTAGAAATCCTGCCACAGGTAGGTTCATGCAAAATCCAGGAAACTTTTCAACTCAAGCAACTACATTAGGAGGTGTGGTAAATAAGACAGTCGCAGGAGAAGCCCTTAGTGTTGGTGAACGCAGGTACATGACAACAATGGGTGTCAACGCTACAAAATCACAAAACTTTATGCGCGCATTATTAACACCTGGTGGTGGAGCAGAAATGCGAACTGCAATGGGAACAGCTGGAACAAAAGCTTTTGGTATAACCAATATTGCAATGACGGATACAGCTGAAAAAATGATCAGACCTTTAGCTGGAGCTCTAGGAAAAGATGCAAGACTACTTAATACAGCTTTGAATAGAGGAATTGGAACTGGTGCAGGTTTTGCATCATCATTGGGCGATGATGTTGTTAAGGCTAGAATGGGTACAATAGCTACTGAAATAGTGGACAAGGGAATAATAAAGTCACTTGGAACAAAAGGAGCTTTGTCTGCAGTTAAACACGGTGGAGCTAGAGTTGGTTTAGCTGTAGCTGGAGAAGCAGCATTAGCAGCTGTTCCTGGTCTTAATTTAATCTTTGCAGCTGATATGGCTTACCAACTTGCTAAGCTTGGTGGATTGGCCGTTAAAGCTGGAATTAATTTTGGTAAAGACGGCATGAAGTCAATGCAAGGTAATATGTATACCGGAGTTTTTGGAGCAGGATATAAAGATGATGAAGTTAGAGCAACCTCTAGAGCTAGAGGTGTTGCCGCAATTCAGAACAGCAGGCTAAACGCTAGATCATTACTTGGATCAGAAGGTGCGATGATGGCTTCGCATTTCGGGTAGAATATACTATGGACAAAACAAAGGAATTTCGTAAAAGATTAGAAGGTCTTTCTAGGGATGATCTTTTAGAAATTATCAACGCGCAAGATCCAGAATATTCAAAACAGGTTAATAGAATTGAATGGGTTTTTAAAAATAAACTAAGCCACATAAACTGGGCTGATGGTACGCCAGTTGAAGGTAGACAATTTACAAATAGAGAATTAGCCCTATTAATTGACGAACCTTTTGAGATTGATAATAATTTGTTAGATATGCGGAATATCAGCTGATCAACAAAGACAAATACATATATCTAAAGATCCATGTAGATGGGCAAAACATTTTCTTCAAGCAGAAACAAGAGTTTATCAAACTTTAATTTTGCGCGATCCAGCATTAAGAAAAGTATTAAGAGCAGGTCGTCGTTTAGGAAAAACCTTCAGCATGGCAATTGCTTTACTGCACTATAGCTATACGCATAAAGATGGAAGATGTTTAGTTATTGCTCCAATGAAATCTCATGTTGAATTAATCTATCAAGAAATTCTTAGATTAGCTTCTAAAAATGAAATAGTTATGAATTCAATTACAAGAAAAGTAACTAGTCCTCAGTTTATGATTCAGTTTTCTAATGGATCTACAATTAGATTCTTTACATCTGGTATGCGCTCAGGCGGAAAATCAGACGTAGCCCGTGGTCAAGAAGCACACGTGATTGTGTTGGACGAAATGGACTACATGCACGCAGATGACCTTGACGCGCTCTACGCGATGCTACAGAAGACCGCAGAAGATCAACCGGACAAAATACTTATTGGAGCTTCAACGCCAACTGGTAGAAGGGAAAGATTTTGGGAATGGTGCAGAAGCGCTAGATTCCAAGAGTTCTGGTTTCCATCATATTGCAACCCATATTTTTCTAAAGAGCAAGAAGATGAATTTAGGGAACAATACTCAGAAATGGGTTATCGTCATGAAATTGAAGCAGACTGGGGCGAAGACGCAGAAGGCGTATATCCTAGAAAGTTTATAGACAAAGCTTTTATAGAACCATCTTGGGAGTATACTCCTGAAATACAATCAGCTAGATCATTCTATACAATTGGAGTTGACTGGGATAAATACGGCGCTGGAACAAATATAGTTGTATTAGAAACCTGTAATGAAAACTACGAAGATGAAAGATTCAGAAATAAAGTTAGAGTTGTATATAGAGAAGAAATCCCTAAGTCTGAATACACTCTAACTAATGGGGTTAATAGAATTGTTGAATTAAATGAATCTTTTCATCCAAAGCATATTTATGTTGACCGCGGATATGGAGAAGTTCAAGTAGAACTACTTAGAAAATATGGAACAGAAAATCCAAAATCAAACCTTAGAGACAGAGTCAAGGGAATAGGTTTTGGTGAATCTATAGAAATAAGAGATCCATATACAAAGCTACCAATTAAAAAAGAAATTAAACCATACATGGTAGATAATCTAACTCAATATCTTGAAAGGGAAGCTATCTTATTTCCGGCTTCAGATGAAGAGCTTTATATGCAGTTGATTTCATATGTTGTTGTTAGGACCACTCAAATGGGAAGACCTATATTTGAAGCAGGCGGATCCGCTATGGATCACGCGCACGACGCTTTAATGTTAGCACTTCTTGCTATAACTCAGAACTATGGAGACTTTAGTAAGTTAAAGGTGGCTAAAAATACAGAGAGTTTTTCAAACACGTTCTTCATGCCAAAAGCAAGCAATGCATCTGATGACGTGGATAAGGAAGCACCAGCTTCTGGTATTATGGTAACTACACAAAGAAACGCTCCCCTAATGCCAAGTTTTGGTAAAAGAAAACCAGTCAAACGTGTTTCTAGAAAAATGTTTTAGGTAAATTATGTCATTAATTAATAATATAGATAATCAACTCTCAACAGAACAAAAGGTAACATTAGATTACTCATCTAGCGAATCATCTTCTCTTAGTTCGGTAGAGTCAGCTTTTTCTAGGGGTGGAACAAATTCAGTTTTTCTTCAGAATGGAGTATCATATGGTAACGATCAGCCATACTCAGTCCCTCTGCAATCTCTTAAGCAGGAAGCAAAGAATAGTCTTTCAGATCTACTTAAGTTTCTAAAAGATTTAGAAGATTTATTAAGACAAGTAAAATTAGATCCATTAAACAATTCAAACCTAGAAGAAGCACATGCCTATGTTTGGAATGAGATTAACAAAGTTGATCATCCATATCCTAAAATAGAAATAGAAGGATATGCAGGTAGCTTAAAGTATCCTAGGCCACCATTTATATGTTTTGATCAATATCTTTATGCGGAAGGAGTTCAAACAAGAGGATATAGAAAATTCGTAAAAGAATATGATAATTTGATATCAAATACTACATTTGGTCATATTTACGATTTTAGAGAAATTATTAAGTACTTAGTAAACGAAACTAATTGCATCATAAATTCATTAGGTGCAGATTTTGGAGACAACTATGAAGATGACTCACAACAGCAGGTCGCATCGTACTACTTATACTGGCTCAAAATGGCAATCCACTATAAGGAACTCTTTGCCCAATCAATCAAATCATCGCCAACAGGTTTGCCAGAAACCGAAGTGGATAAAACAACTAAAAAACAAGCCGCTCAATTTCAAGCATTTTTTTCTATCAAAGTAAACTCTTTAACAAATATGATAGATAGTCAGTTAGATACCCTTCATAAAGATCTGGTAACTAATTGCAATGTTTTTTATAATAAATACCTAAGTCCATCATTAAGATTTAAAACAAAAGTGGTTGCCGACTTTGCTTTGGACATAAGAACTACAAACATGAAAGCAGAATTACCTAGTTTGTCAGAAGAGGCAGCAATAGCATTATTGGCTGCAGAAGGTAACTTCAAGTCAGTTTTGACCGACCTTTTAGAGAGAAGGAGTAACACATCTGCAAAGATAGACTCTTTATATCAATCTATAGTTCAAAGAAGAAAGTACACAAGTTTTATATCTCAGCTTTCGATGAAGGCTGTAAATAGAGAAAAAATTGTTACTACAGAAACAGATTCAAATTACGCTTCTTTGCTTTCTAGCTTATCTGTAGATGAGTCTCAAATAAACTCATTAAAGTCTAGTCACTCTTTGTTGGATGACTTAAATGAGGATAGTCATCCTCAGTATCTAATGAAGTCCGGTGGAGTAATAACCGGAGACATAACGGTAGACAACGCTGCAAAGATAGATGGAGTGCAGATAGGTGAGCATTCTCATTCTGGGTCAGACGGATCTAAGAGAATAAGATCTATAGATATAGATTATGAGTCAGTAAGAAATGAAATTAATTTACAACAAATAAATTCAGCTGCAAAAGAAGTCGTTATCAAAATTGATTCTATTACACCTGATATACTAATAGGTGGAGTTCCAGTTGCAGATGTTAATATCAGTATTGATATACCAGATGAATTTAAGGACAAATACGATTTTGAAATACTATACATAGAGTTATGACATGAGCTGGTTTAAATATTTAGACAACACAAGTAATTTAGCAAGTCCTCAACAAAAGGTCTATAACGTTCCGCCTTTAAAAAGACGGAATAATAATAGATCAACTAAAAGACTATATAACCGCTAATGATTGGCTGTTTACAGACATTGGAAATAATGAATTAAATTATGTTTATAATAGTAATCTTCTCAAAGTCGAGCAAGATCATTCATACTTAGTTGTCTACGAAAATGCCAATGTCCTAACAACGCAAGCTGCAACTCCTGTAGTTACTAAAATTGTTGATGGTATAATTTATTTTAAAGCTGCAAAAAATCATGAAGCAGACACTCTTCCAGATGGAACTTACAGTATTTACTATGGATCTGATTATATGAAATATATTCACGCAACTCCAGTTACCACAAATTCAGTAACCTCTTATGAATATATTGAGTATCCAAACACTGTTATTAATTCGCTTGAGGCAAGTCCTGGTTATAGTGTTTATTATAGCGCAACTCCACCAAGCATTGATTTGTATGATACTGAAATTAATAAAAATTCTATTGGGTATTATCGATTGGCATACTTTAACGATGGAACAGATTGGGTTAATAATTTGTCAACAAAAGTTGGGTCCAAGATAGTCGGAACTTTTAGTGGACCAAATATCAAGGTAACTGGCGTAGTTGGTCCAGCTTACGGTAAGTGTAAAGTTAGAATAACCACTAAGTATGAATCTTTAGTGGAAACTGAAAATATAGTTTTAGATTGGTATGAAATTGACTGTTATTCAACTCAAGAAAAAGAATCAATAATTTTTCAAAAAAATGATTTAGAATATCTTGATTACACTTTAGAAATTGAAACTTTATCAGACAAAAATATTTTATCGGCTAACAATCAAATATTTATAAGTAAAATAAGTTTTTTAAGAAATTTTTATTTTTCTTTAGATGATCAAGAAATAAATCCAAACTTGACCTTTAAGTCGATAGGGGGATTGAGATAATGGCTACGATTAAGAAAACTATACAAAATTTAAAACCAGGAAAACAATATCTCTTAACGGTTAAACCAAAAGACGTAGAGCTAAACGTTCTTTTAGATCCAGCTTCAGCTATTAGGTTCACCATTCCATCTGATCTCACGCAGCCAGCTGAACTTGGTGATTTGACGATAGTTGGAAACTATAAATCAATAATGATTAGCTTTAATCCCTCTAATGAATCAGACCTAAGAGGATATAACTATGAAGTTTATCTTCCTGAAGACATTGCTCAAAGCGGATCTACATATGTGATCATTAGTGGATCAACTCCATATCTTTCTGGCTTTTCCGCTTCAAACGTTATAACTGTTGATGTTCCACAAAACTCTGAAAGAACAAATCAGGTAGATGCAAATACTGGTGTCACAACTCCTGTCACAACTCCAAAAATTTACTTTGCCAGAGTACAATCTATTGATACATCTGCGAATAAATCTGCATGGACTCCTATAGTTGCATCTACTGCTACAACTTTTATTGAATCGGCGCACATTATAGATCTTACTGCATCTAAGATTACAGCTGGAACAATCGGTGCACACACCATTACTTTGGCTGGCGGAACATCTGTAATCAAGTCTTCTACATTTGATGGAGATGATGTTGGTGGAGGAAGTTATGCAAATGCCACAACCGGATGGTTAATCAATGGTAGTGGTAGAGCATACTTCTACGATGCAACAGTTGCTGGAAGCATTGACATTGGAGGATATGACTCTGGATCTTTTCACGTAAATGCTGATGGAGATTTATGGTCTGGTTCTGGAACTTTAGTGAACGCTCCGTTCAAGGTTCTTAAAGAAGGTGATGTTACCGCTAATACAATAACTACTAAAAACTTAACACTGACTGGCAATACTTCAATGTCAACAAACTCTAAAATTTATCTTGGAGTTGGAGTTTACAATAATACTAATACTCCATTTTATGTTGACAGTAACAGTCAGTTTTCTTTAGGCAACAAGCTTACTTGGGATGGTTCCAGTTTATCGATAGATGGAAATGTTACCATTGGCGGAACTACTGGTAGTAGTTTTATAGTTGGTTCAGAAGTAGATGAAAATGTTACCAATATTTCTGGTAACGTTATTACAACGGGAAGAGTTCAATCTTCGGATGGTTCTTCTTATTTGAATATATCCGATGGAACTTTTGCATTAGGTGGCAAACTTACATGGAATGGATCTGCTCTTGTTGTTGATGGGGAAGTAACCGCTAATAGCGGAAATATTGCAAATATTGCAATAGCAAATGCTACGGTGATAAATAGTTTATATTCTGGATTTGCTGAGTACGGAGGAATAACTAACGCAGGTGCATTCAGTGGTGGTGGAGACGAAGGAGCTTCTTCTGTTGTTGGTGTTTTAATTGGCGATACTGGTAAAGTTGTATTCCAAGAAGTTAATACTCCAAAGGTTGGGGCATATGAAGCTAGTAACATTCAATTTGGCAATATGATTCGCGCCTATTATCCAACTGCAACTAACGGATATACATATGGAATTAGAAACATTAGAATAACCACTAGTGAGGCAGCTGGAGGAGGGTCACCCCCAAATAAGGGTGACATTTGGCTGATACTACAATGACAGGAAATATTTGGGATGGGTCTCAATGGAAAAAAATAAAAACCATAAAAGTTTATAACGGTTCTTCTTGGGAAAATGTTAATAAAGGTAAAGTTTATGATGGTAGTGGAAATTTTAATACTTTTTATACTAGATTAAATAAAGTTACTCCCGATGCTTCCTCGACAGAAACTATAACTTATTCAGAAATAAGATTTTTAGTAACCCAAGGAGACGAAGCGCAATATGCAGAATTCCCAGCGACAGTAGAAGCATTAATAACTAAGCCTGGAACAGTAGAGTATTCACAAATCCGAACTGACAGAATTGCCGAATTTGCAGTCACTGGTTTGTCTCAAAATCAAACAGTTACAATGAAATACCGTTTAAATTATGGAGATAATGAATATTTTCCAGAAGACCAAAGTTACTTATCTACAGATAAAACCACAACTGCTATTACAAAGCTTGCGCCTACAATTACATATATCGACAATGGATATGGAACTTTAACTTATTCTATAAACAAAAGAACGGCTGATTCAGCATATTATGAATTGGTTAGAGTTGCAAACAGCACTGTTGTTAAAACTGGAACTATAACAACCACTGCTAATTTTACTTTAACTGGTTTAAATGCAGGTGAGTCTTATTATTTAAGATCATATGGTAATTACGAAACATATTTTTCTCCAGACGAAACTTCTTCAATAACAACAGATTCTAATAGATTTACTGCCATTAAAACAGCAACAAATCCATCTATTACTGACGTTGGAAGAACAACTGGTTCCGTAACGTTTGGGGTAGATATAGGCTTAGCAGACTACTTTACTTACACTTTAACTCATCCAAGAACTGGGGACAATATATATATTGAAACTAATCCTCAAACATGGACACAAAAAACATTTAACGCCGCTAATACCGGAGATAGCATATACCCGGATGAATCATATAGGTTAACAGTCACCGCATATTGGTCTGATGCTACAGCTGATTATACCATTGGCATAGGAAGTATCAGTACGAACGATTTCACGAGCATGCCTCCATCAACAAGTGTTTCAATATCCTCAAGATCAGTTTCCGAACTTATATTTAATCACACTAGATTATCTGGCAGTGGAACAAATTATTCGCTAGAAACTACTGGCGGAGATGTGTATGCAAGCGGCACGTTAACTGCAACTGAAGATATATCAGTTGGCGGTCTCCCGCATAACACTAGCTTTTTAGCTAGAACTACAGCTTTTCAAACTGGTTATAGATCAGATAGATATAGTGGAGGAACTAGATTCGGCTCGACTAACAGCGCGTCTTCGTCAACACGACTTGCTCAAAATGTTTCAGGCCTTATTGCAACAACACAATATAATACTCCTAACTTCAACGCAGACTTTGTACTAAACGGCACCGGGACTGCTTGTGGCTATAATATTAGAAGACAAGATACGGCAGCTGTAGTTGCCAGCGGTACCGATTCAATCTCTCCTGTGTCAAGAACCGTGACTAGAGGTTTCTCTTATAGAATAGAGACTGAGCAAAGATATGATAGCATTAGAACCGGGACACAGTATGCTTTTGGTTCTAATTCTACATTTGGTATAGCAAGATTAAATTCCGCATACATCTTTGCTCAGTCAGCACAATAGGGTTTATGGTAGAATATACATATGGATGAACAGCAAATATTAGATAAAGTAAATTATTTCTTACAAGCTATTAGTGGAGTAATAACTCCGGCCGATAAATATAGAGCTTCAATTATCCCAATACAAACCGTTGATGTTGATGGAGTTTTAACTGACCAAGCTAAAGAAGGAATTGTTACTATCTTTAGTTTTAATAACGAAGATTTAGAAAGAATAAGTAATTATTTTAATAAAATAACTTCTTATGTATTATCAGGGAATAGTTTGGAAACTTTTATAGACCAAGAACTTGAAAAGTTAGATGGTATGGTATAATAATAGAATGTCTAGAATAAGACCAAATGGCACGGAAGAGCAAATGACATCTCAAATTATTCAAAATGATGATTCTGGTTTAGATGTAAATATTATAATTGCAACTTTCCAAGAAAAACTTAGCAGCTTAATGACGGAATTAGTTATTAAAGAAGCTACAATTAAGCACCAATCAAATATCATAAGAAAACTAAAAGGACAATAACATGAGTGAAATAACTGAAACAGTTGAACCAAAAACAGATTTTGTAGTTGAGATTAAGATCAGCGATAAGAATTTGTCTTATAAGAGCGACTTTACAGAAGCTGAAACAGTTTTCTGGCTTGAGGCTGTAAAGGATCTTATTATTAAGAAGACCTTTGAAGCCGCAGGAATATTAGAAAAACAATAAATTACAGCCTAGACAAATTGAGTCTACTATTAGATATAGGCTTAAATAAGGACGTACTATGGCAATTAGGGATTACCTACCATTTCAAACAGTAGACAAAGATCTTACCTTTTCTGATAAGGCTTTAGCACCAGAACAAGTAAAGGGTCTGTCTAAGGCTATGAAAATAGCATCACTTGCTCTTGGCTTTCAAGGTACCAACTATTACTTCAATAATAGAGCTACCTTCGAAAGACCAGCATATGACTTTGAAAGGTTAATGCAGGCTGTTGATACGGACTCTTATGTCAAGCAAGCTATGTCTAAGTATAAAGATCTTTTTTGGAAAGAGGGTTGGGAAATAGTTTCTGAAAACCCAGAAGCTATTTCTTATCTTCATCAAAGAATAGACTTCATGGAAATAGCTATGAAGAGACCATTCGTCGATTTCTTGATAGAAGTTTCAGATCAACTTTTTAAATTCTCCAACGCTTTTATTGTTAAAGCAAGAGGTGATTTAAGTGAATACTTTCCAGACAAGCTAACACCTATGACTGGAGATCTTCCAGTGATAGGTTATTATCTAATTCCTACTGAACAAGTAAGAATATTTAGAGACAAGCATAATAGACCAAAGTCATATAGGCAGGAAACAGATCCTCTTACTTATATGCCGCTTGAGGGTAATCCAACTTGGACTGCAGAAAAAGTAATTCACTTACATTTTGACAGAAAAACTGGCAGAGCATTTGGTACTCCATTTTTAATCAATGTGCTCGATGATGTTATTGCACTTCGTCAAATTGAAGAAGATATTCAGAATCTTGTTCACAGAGAATTATTTCCACTTTATAAATATAAGATTGGAACCGCAGAGCAACCAGCTGAGCCAGAAGAAATTGAGCAAGCAGCTATAGAAATAGAAAATCTAAGAGCTGAAGGTGGATTGATTCTTCCGTTTAGACACGATGTTGAAGTTATCGGATCACAGGGCTCGGCGCTCGATGCAAGTCAGTACTTAAATCACTTTAAAGAGCGCGTTGCAATCGGACTAGGCGTTGCACCACACCATCTTGGTATGTCGATGAATGGTGGTAACAGATCTGTTACGGAGAGATTAGACGTTGCACTGTATGATAGAATTAAGCAGATGCAGAAGCTGTTTTCAGAGATGGTGAGATTAAATATATTTAATGAATTATTGTTTGAAGGTGACTTTGATCCAATCTCAAATCCAATGGAGTCTGGAGATTCTGATAGATGCTATTTCAAGTTTAAGGAAATAGACGTTGATACGCAAGTTAAAAAAGAGAATCATGTTATACAAAAATATGTTTCTAATTTAATTACATTAGACGAAGCTCGTATAGAGCTAGGATATGATTCTGATATAGACATGAACAAAACTCACGCATCAATACAAAGTGATATTCAAGTCGATGCAACAACCGCCACTGCTAAAGCTCAAGCTAAGGCACAAGCAGCAAATCAGCCACCTGAACCAAAAACATCTGATGGTCAAAAATCTGCTGGTCCAGGACAAAAAAACGCACCAAACAACAGAAGAGGCGTTGGTAATGCTATGAGGCCAATGAATCAAAATGGAAGAAAAACTTCTCCAGACATTAAAAGATATGATAATAATTTTCTATCAGTAATTGAATCTCTATTGGATAGCGAGTATACTGTTATAGAGTCAGACGTTGAAAAGGATAATAATGATGTTTAATGTAAATGATAAGATTACAAGTAGTGACAATACAGAAGCAGACGCTCTTGATGTATTTAGAAAAGCAGTTAGCAATGGTCAAACTCGATTGGCCCTAGAAGCTTTGGTAGATGTTATTGATTCCATAGTTGAGTTTCTTACTTCAGAACCTGAAGAAGAGACCGTGGAAGAAGTGGTGCCAGTGACACCAGCAGTTAACGTTAATGCCGTTGAAATCAAAGAAGAGAAGATTGAATCAACAACTGTAGAAACTAGCGCACCTGCTAAGAAAAGTGTAAAAGAAACAACAAAATCTATTTCAGAGTAGTTTATGGTTGAACTAGTGATTGGTTGTCCAATCTATGAAAGAGATTGGATATTTCCATATTGGATTTCTTCTATAGAAAATCAGAATATTGATCTTTCAAAAACTGCTTTTATATTTGAAGCATCTCCAGATGATGAAAAAACTATAGAGATGTTAGTCAAGTATAGAAACGCAAGACCAGAAATACCAGAATTTATTTTAGATATAAAGCAAGATATTCCTCATTTTTCTCACGAAGAAGGAACAAGAACTTGGAGTATATCTAAATACCAAAATATGGTTAATCTAAGAAATTCTCTTTTATCAAAGGTTAGAGATATTAATCCAGACTACTTCTTTAGCTTGGATTCTGACATTCTCTTAACTAATGAGAATACGATCCAGTTGCTAACTATGCATATAAACTCTGGAGCAGATGCAGTTAGTCCGTTGATGTTTATGACACCAACAGATGTAATGTATCCTAGTGTAATGAATTGGATAAATGAGCCTGGTGGTCAAGCTTATCGTAAAGAAAAATATCCACTTGGTGAATATTTTCAATCAGATGTTATTATGGCAGCAAAAATGATGTCAAGAGATGTATATAAGAATGTTGACTATTCCCTCCACACACAAGGGGAAGACTTAGGGTGGTCTGGAAATGCAGCAAAGATGGGTTATAAGCTTTACTCCGCATCATATATCTACGCCCCTCACATAATGCACAAGCAAATGATGCAGCGTTTTCTCTCAAATGGGGATTCTAGAGGAAATTTTTTTGCAACAGCATAAAAGTATGATATCTTTATATAAGATTGTTTAATCTTATAAAAGTTAATTTACTATAATTAATACATTAAAATAAATGGAGCACCAAAATGGCATTTGATTTCGTTGAAAGTTTCACACTTCAACTTCCTGATCTATCAGGGTTGGAAAATGATTTTTCCGAGTCTTTCAGTAAGAACCATGGCCTAATTATAGAAGTGGCTGCCATACATGAGCGGATTGACCGCTAATTATAATAATTACTCAGCAATAGAATTAGAAAAAGCTCTCCAATCTTGGGTTGAGCCATATCCAAAGCCTATTATATTAAATCACGATTTGAACTCAGAGCCAATTGGTAGAGTTATTGCAGCTAAGATGGATAAAGAAGTAGACGGCGCTCCATACGTGAGATTGCAAGTTGCTATAACTGATCCATTGGCAGCTCAAAAGATTTCAGATAAGAGATACTTGACTGGTTCAGTCGGCGGAAGAGCTGGAAAAGCAGTTTGCTCAATTTCTGGTGAAGACTTAGCAGCTGAATCAGCAGATGGTAGACCAAAGACCGCTAAATATAAGCGTGGTCAAGTTTACAAGGGCAAACTTGCTTTTGTCGACATGCAGGATATTTCATTTAAAGAATACTCATTTGTTAACCAACCAGCAGATCAAAGATCTAGTGTGAGAACCTCTAAATCAATTGATGGATCTACAGTTGTGACTGATTCAGAAAATTGGACAGCAAAAAGCACAGCCTTTATTTTACATATGGATAAAGAGGATATCACTACCGTGGAAGAGAATGAGTCTATTTTAAAGGGTATGAAGAAGAAAGAGTCTAGACCGCTTTATCTTCATGTTAAAGGAGCTTTTCTTACGGCTTTAGCCTTTCAAGAAAGTGAAACTGCAAAGGCTGATAATAGTTCGTTACTATCAGAAAAGAATATTATTGACGAGGAGAATGTTGAAATGGACGAAATCGTTAAAGGTGATGATGTTTTGGCTACTGTCGAAAATCTAAGCCAAGATCTGTCAGCAATTGCGACAGCACCAAAAGAAGAATCAGAAGAAATTTCTTCACAAGAAGAAACTTCTGTAAATATAGAATCAAAAAATGTAGATCTTATATCTGTTTTATCTGATGCTCTTCAAGCAGCACAAGAAGCTGGTGAAGAGTCTATGGTAGATGTTCTTTCTTCAAAGATTGAAGATCTAAAGAAAGCACAAGAACAAGCATCATTAGTTGAGGCACCAACTGCACAAGATGCAGATCAGTCTCCTAGTGAGGAAAAAGAATCTGAAGGAGAAAAAGTGGAAACAGAAGAACAAGGCAAAGAAGAAGTAGTTAATTCTGAAAACGCCGAGTCCTCCCCAGAAAACGAAACACAAGAAGAGTCAAACTCAGAGCTCACAGGCAGTACTCATGCTGATGAGCAAAATGACAATGACGATAAACTTCAAGTGCTTCAACAAGAAAATGCAAAGCTCAGAGAGGCACTACATCGCACTTTAGCTGAAAGAGTGGTTGATACTAAAATTTCATTAGGAGTAGAACCAATTGAAGAAAGAGAAAACTTGATCCAAGATCATGCAACTCGTTCAGCAGGTTCTTTAGCTGATTCCCTTAGGGATTTAGTTAAGCTCCCAGTAGCTAAGAAGAATATTCAAAAGCTCAATGTTGAATCCGTAATAGACGGTTGCATCGTTTCTGAAAAAGAAAACAATGTTATTGTCGAAGACGAAGAAGTGTCAACTGCACCGGAAGAAAAAGTGAATACAGTTGAAGAACTGTTTGTTGATACTCTCATGGGCCGTCGCAAACTTTAAAACAAATATATACAAATAAGGAGATATTAAAATGTCATTAGCAAAATTTCGTAAAGTAGGTACCAAAACGGGTGCTGGTCGTTTCGTTGTTTCGGAAGGTATTGCACCATCCGCATACATCTTGCCATCAGTTGCCCTTCCAACTTGGTACGCAGACTCAGAAGATGATCGTTTTGAAATTGTTATTCCAAAGGGAACAATCCTTTCGGTAGTAACAGATGCAAGCGGTGATTCACGTTTCGTTCCAGCTAACGGTAGCGGATCTTCAATAACTTGGGGAGACACAATTTCAGGTTGGAATCCACTTGCAGCAGCAACACCAGTCGCTGGCGCATCTGGAGACACACAAGCAGTTGCTGCACGTTCAGTGCCAGTTGGCTGCGCACAGTACGATCTCTACAGACCATTTGATAAGGGTACATCGCAAGGTGCAGGCTTTATCGTCAGAGGTTATGTTGAGTATCCAATGGTTACAGGCGTTAACGCAGATCTCGTAGCAGGTAGTTTAGTTGCTCCAGACTTCATGGGTCGTCCAAGACTCTTGTCACAAGCTGATGCAGCTAGTTACCCACACTTGATTGTAGGTAAGGTAATTGAAGTTGAGAAGTTTGCTACAAACTTTGATGACGGACTACTTTCCTACATGCAACTTCCATCGGATCCAGGTGCGCTCAAGACAGTTTATGAGCTCACAAGATCAGGCACATACTCAGGTAAACTTGGTATCCGTGCAAACTTAGATGTTACGAATGTTATTGGTGCTTTCCGCGTCAATTTAACACTCTAATAAAAAAAAGAAAATAAAAAAAAGAAATAATTAAACAGGAGGAAATATCCTAGATGAGTAAGACAATCCAAGAACTCCTCTCGGGTCTCCCAGCTTGGGAAGCCGCATTTGCTGAAGATGGCTACATCGACACAGATAACAGAGTTACAATCAAGGAAGCATTCGGTTCGTCAGACGCAGCCGCTTTGTTCCCTAAAGTAATTTCTCGTACTCTGCGCGAAGCAGCCGAACCACAGCTTTTGGTAACCCCGCTTCTTTCTACAGTACGCCTTGGTAAGGGTCGTTCTTTGGAATTTCCAGCGGTAAACGCAATTCAAGCTGCTGAGATCCCAGAAGGACAAGAATACCCAGAACAAGCTCTCGCATTTGCTAAGCAAATCGAGGGTAAGGTGTCGAAGAAGGGCGTTAAGCTGGCTTTCACAGAGGAAGTTATTGCTGATTCTCTTTGGGACATCGTAGGCCTCCATGTACGTGCCGCAGGCCGTGCAATGGCACGTTTGAAAGAGCAGATTGCTCTCAGTCGTTTCAAGGATGCAGCTACAATTGTATTCGACAACGACAGTGGCAGCTATGATGATACAACAGGTCGTGGGATTGATGGTGCTTACAACAGCACTGTTACCTGGGACGATGTTGTCGACATGGCAGCTGTTCTAATGGCCGAAAACCATATACCAACAGACTTCATTCTTCACCCACTGATGTGGTCGGTCTTCCTTAAGGACTCGATCTTCCACATGGGCGGCGCTGCATCAGCTGTTAATACCAGCTGGGGCTACCGTCCACAGTCGAAGGATGGCGCTCTTAACGCAACAGCCCCAATGGGTCTGAATGTGTTAGTGTCACCATTTGTTAGCTTTACAGCTAAGAGCGGTGCAACATTAGCTAAGTCAGATCTGTTCCTCATTGACCGCAATGAGGTTGGTAGTCTTCTTGTTAAGGATGACATGAGCACAGATCAGTTCGATGATCCGTCACGTGACATTCGTTCGATGAAGATGAAAGAGCGTTATGACATTGTAATGCTTGGTGATGGTGAAGGTATCACTGTTGCTAAGAACGTTAGACTGGCCCGCAACTATGAGGTTCAAGTTACTAACGAAATGGCGTAATAAAATCCTTAAGACTGTTATAGTTACGATACAGTCTTAGAAAGTAGGGGGCAGCGAAAGCTGCCCCTTATTTTTTTGCACCAACCCTGTTACTAATTAAGTATCAGTATTTTCCTGAGGAGATAAATCGTGCCATTAAATTTAATAGATTATGCCTCAGTGGGTGTCGATAAAGTTAAGATTAAATTTGGTAGAACAGTAAAAATTAGTTCTATAACAAATGATAAATTTATTGTTCAAACATCAGCAGCAACACCAACTCTTGTATCTAGTCCATTTAAAACAATTAACTCACTAGCTGACTACAATACAATATCTAGAACTCTCACTCTTTACTGGGATAAAGTTCTTGTTTCTGGCCAGGAATACTATCTAAGAGTAGTTGGTATATTAGATTCTGCAAACGAAGTTGTGGCAGAAGAATATATAAAGTTTACAAAACAAGATGCAGCTACACCTTCTGGTTTTTCAACTTCTGTTGTTCCAGAAATAGAAGAAATCTTAGTAGAAGATAATTCGATCTTAACTGAGGCCTATACTAGCTATCAAATTATAGCTAAAAATCCAGAATTCTATATTGATTCTGTTGAGCCAAAAAATGGATCTTTTTATATAGCAAATGATAATAATGACGGAAGAGTCACCATTACCTTCAATGCTCGTCCAGCTTCTAACTTTTTATCTAATAGATATTTTAAGGCTCAAAGAAAAAAAATTCAAAAGTCACCTTCTCGTTGGGAAAATGTTGAAACTGTAATACAGATGCATTCTTGGAAACCTGAAATATATGTAGATTTCCCTTCTTTAAGTGACGCAACACCATCATATTATACTGAAAATAAAGATTATTTTGAAAAAGGTTATAAGTACAGAATAACAGTTTCAAAAGATGTAGGTATATAATATGGCTAATTTTATATATAAAAAAGCAAAAGAATCAATGTTGAGTGGCGAATTAAACCTAGTAAGTAATAGTTTAAAAGTTGCCTTTTTAGATACTTCTTTATATACACCAAATCAAAACACTGATGAATTTTTGTCAGATGTACCAACAGCAGCAAAAAAATATAGAAGCGCAGCATTAAGCAATGTGTCTAATACTTTAGGAGTCTTAGATGCAGATGATGTAACTATTTTTTATAATGGTACACCATTTAATGCAATCGTTTTTTATCAGTTTGGTACAGCTGATTCCGATTCAAGATTAATAGCTTTTATAGATGACTCTGAAGGATTACCATTTGCTGGTACTGCAGAACCTTCTGCTATGACATTACAGTGGAATAATAGTTTAACTAAAATCATTAGCTTATAGGAAAATATATGGCAACAAATTATCCAAATCAATTAGATGTTTTAATAAATCCAACAGCAACCGATAAGCTTAATTCGGTTACCGTTCCACATCATCAGCAACATAGTAACCTAAACGACGCTGTAGAGGCCTTACAGACCACTCTGGGGCTTAATCCAGCTGGGTCTCATCTTACTGTTAAGGACAGAATTATATCTGTAGAAGAAAACATTACTAGTTTAAATGGCATAGGAGATGTTACTATAAGCAATGTTGGAACTAAGGATGTTTTAATTTATAATGGGTCTCAGTGGGTAAACAAATCTGTCGAATCATTGTCTAATAACAGCGCAGAGCTTAATATTAATGGAGGAAATTTTTAAATGGCTAATATCTTAAGAATTAAAAGAAGGGCTGGAGGCGGTGCCGCTGGTGCGCCAAGCTCACTCAAAAATGCCGAGTTAGCTTTTAACGAAGTTGATAACATCCTTTATTATGGTTATGGAGACGATGGTACCGGTACAGCAAATACTGTACCAGCAATTGCTGGCGTAGGCGCATTTGTTTCATTAAGTACTGATCAAACAATTACTGGAAATAAAACATTTAATGGCGTAACAATTGTCCCAACACCTACTGCAAACGGACATGCAGCAACAAAATTATATGTTGATGGAACCATTTCTAGTGTAAATAATACAATTGCAAACATAGCTACTTCATTTACGGTAGCAGGTGATTCTGGGTCAAGTCAGACGATAACTTCAGGATCTGATACTCTGACAATTGCTGGTGGCACTGGTCTTACATCAGTTGCAAGTTCAACCGATACCATTACCTTAAACTTAGACAATACAGCTGTAACTGCTAACTCGTACGGCGCTGCAAATACAGTAGCTACATTTACCGTTGATGCTCAAGGTAGATTAACAGCTGCTGGCAATACAGCAATCAACATCTTATCAACTCAAGTTTCAGATTTTAACGAAGCCGCACAAGATGCATTTGGTTCACTGGTTTCTTCTGGATCGCAAGCTGGAATAACAGTTACCTATGATGACGCAAATGCAAAAGTTAATTATTCAGTAACAAATCAGGCAGTTAATATCTATGGAGATAGTGGAGTGACTGTACTCGGAGTGACTGCTGCTGGTGGTGGATCTTTCTCCATCTTAGGTGGAACTGGACTTACTGCTGCTGCATCAAGTGCTACTGTTACTGTAGATCTTGATAACACAGCAGTTACCGCTGGCGCTTATGGTGGCGCTGGTACCGTAGGAACATTTACCGTTGATGCTCAAGGTCGTTTGACGGCTGCTGCGAACTCGACAATCTCGATAACAGCAAGCCAAGTTTCAGACTTTAACGAAGCATCACAAGATGCCTATGGAACATTGGTGTCTGGTGGTTCACAATCTGGAATAACGGTTACTTATGACGACGCAAATGCAAAGGTTAACTTTTCAGTAGCAAGTCAATCATTTACTGCAGCTGCAGATTCTGGCTCTAGCCAAACAATTACAGCAGGAGACACATTCACCGTTTCCGGTGGAACAGGTCTTACATCTGTAGCAACTTCAGATACAATTACAGTAAACTTAGATAACACTGCAGTTACTGGTGGTTCTTACGGTGCAGCAAACACAGTTGCAACATTTACCGTTGATGCACAGGGTAGACTAACAGCTGCTGGTAACACTACAATCTCAATTACTGGTTCGCAGGTTAGCGATTTGGGCACCGCTGCAGTTACTTCTATTGCTGGTACAAATAATGAAATTACGGTTTCGGGAACAGGTTCTGGTCCTTATACTGGTGCAATTACAATTGGTCTTCCAGATGACGTTACAATTGGAAATACTCTTACCGTAACTGGAGACTTAATTGTTAATGGAAACACCACGACTCTTAATACATCAACTCTTGTTGTAGAGGATAAGAATATTATTCTTGCTAACTCTGCATCTCCATCCGATGCAGCAGCAGATGGCGCAGGTATAACAATACTTGGTACAACAGACAAGACATTTAACTGGGTTGATGCCACAGATGCTTGGACGTCTTCTGAGAATATGAATCTCGTTGCTGGTAAAGTGTACGAAATTGGTGGAACATCAGTACTTTCAAATACAACCTTAGGTTCAGGTGTTGTAAACTCAAGCTTGACTTCAGTTGGAACAATAGCAACAGGCGTTTGGAATGGAACAACAATTGCAATTGCCAATGGTGGAACAGGTGCAACGGACGCAGCAAATGCTAGAACAAACTTAGGTTTAGCAATAGGCTCGAATGTTCAAGCTTATAGTTCAATATTAGCAAACGTTGCTGCTGGAACATATTCTGGTGATGATGATATCGTTACAGTTGGAACAATTACATCTGGAACATGGAGCGCTACAACAATAGCTTCAAATAAGGGCGGTACCGGATTTACAACTTATGCAACTGGAGATGTAATTTATGCCAGTGCAGCAAACACATTATCTAAATTATCAATAGGTACTAGTGGACAAATTTTACAAGTAATAGCTGGTGTTCCAGCTTGGAGTGACACAATAGACGGTGGAACTTTCTAAATAAAAGAAAGGTTTTATAGTGGCTAATCCAAATATTACCAGTACTCAGATAGCTATTGATCCTGTTTCTGGAGTATTTTTTTTCAAAAATAGCAATGGCGCATTAGTTAGTTCATCTTTAAATTTACTTCAATCTTCGAATACTCAAGTAACAACAGAAGATAGCGTTCAAGTTTCTGGAGACTTAGTAGTTTCTGGAAATCTTACCGTCAATGGTACTACTGTTACAGTAAGTACTGAATCAATAATTGTTGAAGACAAAAATATTGAATTAGCTAATATATCTTCACCATCTAACATAGCAGCTGATGGTGGTGGAATAACCCTAAAGGGAACAACTGATAAAACTTTTAACTGGAGTAACAGTACTGGATCTTGGACTTCTTCTGAGAATATAAATCTTGCTTCAGGCAAAGTGTTTAAAATTAATGGTACAGAAGTATTATCTGCAAACGCCTACATTGGTTCAGCTGCAAAATGGACTAACTCTAGAGTTATAACTTTAGGTGGAGATCTATCTGGAGATGTTTCAATAGATGGTTCTGCAAATGTGACACTTACTGCAACCATAGTTGCAAACTCAGTTGCTCTTGGAACCGATACCACAGGAAGTTATGTTTCTTCTCTTGTTGCTGGTACTGGAATTTCTTTAGCTAATAATTCAGGAGAAAATAGCACTCCAACAATAACACTAAATGCGTCAATTGACGATTTAACAGATGTTATGTTAAGTAACGTAGCTAATGGAGACTTCTTTAGGTACAATGGTTCAACTTGGGTTAATGATGCCATTAACCTATCAACAGATACAATAGGTGACTATGTAGATCACCTTGTTGCTGGAACTGGTATAACGATAACAAATAATTCCGGCGAAGCTACAACCCCAACTATAGCGATTGGTCAATCAGTTGCCACTAATGCAAATGTAAGCTTTAATCAAGTAAATGCAGAAGTAGTTGGAAACGTTACTGGTAACTTGTCTGGAAATGTTACTGGAAATTTATCCGGAAACGTAACCGGAAACGTAAGCGGCAATTTAACTGGAAATAGCAACGGAACACATACTGGCAATGTTATAGGAATAGCAAGTAACGCATTTGTTTGGACTAATCAAAGAAAAATTACTTTAGATGGTGATGTCACTGGTAATGTATGGATTGATGGTAGCGCAAACGTAACTATAACAACAACAATAGCTTCAAACTCAGTTGCGCTCGGTGCCGATACAACAGGTGATTATGTTGGCAATCTTGTTGCTGGCACTGGAATAACTATAACCGATAACTCTGGTGAAGGAATGACACCAGTTATTAAAGTTGCGGATTCCTACACTACAAATATGGTTTCGAATATCTCCAACTCAGCTGCAAGCGTGAGCGCCTACGCTGATACGGTTGGAAATACGGCATATTCAAATGCGGTAACATATATAAACAATAGAACTTTAGATGATCTATCTGGCGTCACTGTGTCAAATGCTGCGACAAACAATGTATTATTGTACAATGGTTCAACTTGGATAAATAGCGCTTTTAATACCTCTAAACTTTCAGATGTTCTGACTAGCAATGTTGAAAATAATCAAGTTCTTATATGGGATAGCGGTTTAGGAAAATGGGTTAATAGTATCCTTCCTGAGCAACCTGAAGGAACAACAATTTCCGTTACTCGAGGCAATGGTGTAGACCAGCATTTTTCAGTTTATCATGGTTTTAATACGGCAGATGTTGTAGTTACAGTAAGAAGTAATCTCACCAATGAAGTCATACAAGCTACGTGGCAAACTGCAGCTTCAGTAAATGGTGCTTACTCGGAAGACTACGTAACTGTAAGCTTTAGTGAACCACCCGCTGAAGACGAAATGCAAATTGTTATATATGGCGCAATTCAAAGCACTACTGTTAATATAACTGGTAGGTTAGATAATTTATCTGGTGACGTAATGATAGGCTCTCCATCAAGTGGGGATGGATTATCATATAACGGAAGCAAGTGGGTTAATAGAAAAGCTAACATTACAACAGATATGGGCGATGTAATAATTAGCGGTAACGCCACTGGTCAATTCTTAAAGTTTGATGGAAATACCTGGATAAATTCATCAATTCCTACAATAAATAATCTAGATGATGTTGGTGATGTCAATGTTTCGTCAAAGTCAACAGATGATTTATTAAAATGGAATGGAAGCGCATGGGTTGCAGTTACTCCAACTAAATCAATAGTTGGATTGAGCAATGTTGATAATACAACAGATTTAAATAAACCAATATCAAACGCCACCCAAACAGCTCTTAATCTAAAAGCTAATTCGAATAGTTCTCCAACTATAACATTGGGTGGCGATTTAACAGGAAATGTTACTCTATCAAATTTAGGAAATGCAACTTTAACAGCCACAATTGCAGCCAACTCTGTTGCTCTAGGGACTGACACAACTGGCGATTTTGTTTCTTCATTGATAGCTGGAACTGGAATTATATTATCTAATAATTCTGGAGAAAATTCAACTCCAACTATTGAAGTGAATACTTCGGTTATTGCGACTAAAGCTTACGTAGATTCTTTTGCTTCTGGTATAAACTGGCATGCTTCAGTAAAGGCAGCAACGGTTGGAAGTCTTACTGGAACCTATAACAATGGCACAGATGGAGTTGGGGCTACTTTAACGAAAGCAACAAATGGCTCCATAGGAACCATCGATAATGCAGCTGTAGTTACTGGAAATAGAATTTTATTAAAAGCTCAAACAGACGCAAAGCAAAATGGTATTTATACTATCGTTGCCGTTGGTAACGGAACAACTCCTTGGCAAATTATTAGAGCTTCAGATTTTGATAATTCTACTAGTTCAGCCACAATTGTAGCTGGTGACGCAGTATTTGTAACAGATGGCGACACCAATGGACTTAAGGGTTTTATACAAGATGCATATGGAACTGGCACAAATGACTCAATTGTAATTGGAACAGACGATATTCAATTTACTCAATTTACTGGAGCTTCTACAGCAGTTGCTGGAAACGGATTAAGTGTAATTGGTAATCAATTTGATGTGGGAACCGCATCTTCTTCCAGAATAGTTGTCAACGCAGATGATATAGATCTTGCAACTGTTTCAGTGTCTACTTCTGTTAATTACGACAACGCGTCTAATAATTTTATTACTAGTATTACCGTTGATGAATACGGTCGTGTAACCGCAAAAGAATCACACGGTTATCAAAAAGCTACTTCAAGCAGTCCTGGAGTTATTCAGTTTGATTCTGCAATATTCGAAGACAGCGATGCAAACTTTTCAATCAAAGCAGGAGCAATAAATAACTCTTTGATTAATACCACAGCAAATATATCTTATTCTAAGTTAAATTTATCTAATTCGGTAAGCAATTCAGACATAGTAACATCAGCAAATATTGCGTATTCTAAATTAAATCTTGCTAATTCAGTGGTAAATTCTGATATTTCATCATCAGCAAATATTGCTTATACAAAGCTTTCATTAAGTAATACAATTGTCAATGCAGATATTAACTCTTCTGCGGCAATTGATTATTCCAAATTATCCTTAAGCAATTCTATCACCGTAACAGACCTACAAGCTGGTGCTCCTAGAGCAGGATTCAACTCCACCTTAAGAACAGTAACATCGAGTAACACTCTGGTTTCTACCGACCTTGCTAAATTAATAATAGCAAATAGCTCTTCTGACATGAATATAACGATTTCAACTTCTGCTACATTTAATGATGGTGACAGAATAGATCTTTTAAGAGCTGGCACTGGAGAAGTAACGGTGTTAGGATCTGGCATCACTATAGTCGGAACTCCTGGATTCCGTTTGCGCGCACAGTGGTCTTCTGCTACACTAATAAGGTTAAATTCAACTACCTGGGTAGCAGTTGGCGACTTAAAGGTTTAATTTTATGACAATTCCAGCAGGCAGTGCGGGTCGGAGCAAGAAAAAATAATAAGCCATCAGTAAATTCACGGCACACAAAAAGACTCAGCGAATACCGCAATCACGAATGCTGGTTTCACGGTAGGCACTATATCAACTACTAGTACTGCTAATCCAGCTTTAGAAAATACCTTGGTAACATCACTTACCGACACATCAACTTCCTTATTGGGCGCTTCAATAGGGTATACAATGTATAGTCCATTTTTCCCACCTTTCTTCCCACCATTCTTTCCGCCACCATTCTGCTCATGCACTCACAACGGTGCAAACTGTTCTGGTAACGGATCTAATTGCGGATGCTCTTATGTTGGATACAGTTGTGAGGGAAATGTATCTTATGAATATTATGACTGCGGTTGTTCTCAAACTTGTCCTGGAACTGGCGGATACAATCAAGCATATAGAAACGGAGTATGTGGGTACGTAGACCCATGTGCTGGATATACGTGCGTTTTAACTGAACCATATGCAGCTGGTAGTTGTTATAAGTATAGTTTTACCGACATTTCTGTTAACTCGTCAATGTGCCCAGATAATACAAGATGCTACCAAGCTTGGGGTGACTGCAACTGTGGTTGCCCAGCTTCAACTGTGTATCCACTCTATTGTGGTGTATGTTAGTAATTCAATTTCTTTTATGGTAAAATAGTTTAGTTCAAAAAAAAGGATAAAAAATGAGCGAAATGATGCCAGCAAGCGAAATACCAGATATGACTGGATTTCCAACGTTTTTATTTGTAATTGATGGAGAGATTGCAGATATACAGGTTATAAGACCACATCAAACATCAGAAAGAAAAATAGCAGTATTATCATCTGATCCAAAGGTTTATGTTTTAGAAGGTGGTTTTCCTGGTGATCAATTTATTCCTATAATTGGTTCTGAATGGCCGCAAGTAACAGTACAAAACCCAGACGTTCCACCACCGTCAGCTTCATAATTTTTGGTTTGATTTTATGACACCATGGCAAGAATATAAGGCTAAGCTTGGTCTTCCAATGGAAGCACTTAAAGCTAAATTAGGTGAGACTCGTCCTTGGGATATGCTAAATCCAAATGCGCCTAGAGCAACAGAAGAAAAAGCAAAAGAGCGAATGGACGAATGCCTAAAATGCGATAGGTTAATTCCTGTAACACATCAGTGCAAAGAGTGTGGATGTTTTATGAATCTAAAGGTAAAATTAGAATTGGCCACTTGCCCATTAGGTAAATGGTAATTTTAGTATAATTAAAAACAAATTCTTGTTACTATACCCATATAGTCTAAAGGATTAAAATGGCCAATTTAATAACCCTTAAAAAATCAGCAACTCCTTCGCAGGCTCCTACGACTCTGGCTGACGGCGAAATTGCCATCAACTACGCCGATGGTAAACTATTTTATAAAAACGCCTCAAACTCCATAATTCGGAGCAGCTTTAATATCTTCAATTAGCGGAACAGCTAGTCAGGTAACAGTAACAGCTAACACTACAACTGGGGCCTATACACTTTCACTTCCTTCCACGGTAAATGTTGGCAATATTCAAACTACCGTATTAACGGTGGACTCTATAGAAATAGATCCAACTGGAGCTTCATTAAATCAAGTTCTTAAGTTTAATGGAACTAAGTTTGTTGCAGCAGCCGATGCAGCAGGCGTCCAAAGTGTTTCATATGAAGAAACAATAGGGAATAATACCAACACATCCTTTGCTATTAATCATAATCTTGGCACTAAAGACTTGAATGTAATTGTTAGGGAAAACATTAGCCCTTATGATGTTGTTGAGGTAAATTGGGAAGCAACAACCATAAACACAGTTACAGTAGACTTTTCTGCCGCACCAACAACAAATTCCAAAAGAGTGGTAATAAAAGGTCCAGGTACAAAAGAATTTTATTCAACTGTAATAGGAGATGGATCAAATTCAACAATAGTTGTAAACCATGGTCTTAATTCTAGAAATATAGTTCCGGTCATAAGAAACGTCGACTCTCCATTTGAAGTTGTTGAGGTATTAAGTTACGCAACAAGTTTAAATTCAGTTACTTTAGATTTTTCAGCAGCGCCAGAAGCAGCATCTTTAATAGCATCTGTTTATTTATTGGATATAAATAATTCTTATTTTTCAACTATTGGTGATGGAACTAATAATGAATTTACAATAACTCACAATCTAGATACTAGAGATATTGGAGCAACTTGCAGGTCAGCAACAAGTCCATATGAATTTGTTTCAGTAAGATGGGAAGCAACAACCGCTAATACCGCTAAGATTATTTTTTCTTCTCCACCAACAGCAAATTCTAGAAAAATAGGTATCTATAAATCTTTAGGCGGAAGTAAATTCTTCAACGATGAAGTAACCCTAGATATGTTAGATGATATTTCTATAACTTCTCCATCAAATGGACAATTTCTTAGCTGGAATGGGACAAACTGGGTTAATTCCAGTGCACCAGGTGGTGCTGGAATTAATAAACTTGATGACATCAGTGATGTATCTGCTGCTACTCCAAATATAGGTGAAGTTCTTCAATGGGATGGAACTGCATGGGTCAATGTCGCTGCTTCTACAGTGGGTTCAACCACTCTTAATGGTTTGAGTGATGTTGTTGTTACTAGCCCAGAAGAGTTCCAAGGTCTCGCATACAACGGCACCAACTGGGTAAACGGATTCCAACCTGTTGCTTCTTATGTCAGAAATGCTGAAGCAACTACCCTGACTACGGGAACTGTTGTTTACCTATTTGGTGCAACAGGAGATCATGCAACAGTAAAAAGAGCGGATCACAATGCTGAGTCCACATCATCAAAAACGGTTGGTCTTGTTGGCGCATCAATCGCAGCATCAGAAAATGGCCCAGTTGTCACTCGTGGTTATGTTGATGGTATTGACTTGTCCGTTGGTTATGCTTCTGGTGATGTCTTGTGGCTTGGCGAAAACGGTGCGTTTACCAAAACCAAACCAACTGCACCAGACCATTTGGTATTTGTTGGTGTTGTTGTCCGTGCAACCAATAACGGAATCATTTATGTAGCCACTCAAAACGGTTATGAATTAGACGAACTACACGATGTTTCTATCGTTGATAAAACTGCAGGTGACTTTTTAAAGTACAACGGTTCGGTTTGGGTTAATGATACAATAGATCTTGGCACAGATACCACTGGAAACTACATGTCTGGCATTTCCGCTGGAACTGGTATTTTGGTTAACTTTACCCCTGGTGAAGGCGCAACTCCAACAGTAGCATTAAATGCCTCATTGGATAACCTAACTGATGTCAGTGCGGCAACACCATCTTTTGGTGAAGTTCTTCAATGGAACGGTTCTGCTTGGGTTCCATCACTAGTTGTTGGACCCCCTGGTGCAGACGGTGCAGACGGTGCAGACGGTGCTGACGGTGAAGCAGGACCCCCTGGTGCAGATGGCTCAGACGGTGCTGACGGTGAAGCAGGACCTCCAGGTGAAACCGGTGCGGCTGGAGCGCCAGGTGCCGATGGTGCGGATGGAGCGGATGGAGCAGATGGTACAGACGGAGTTGGTTATGCAATTGGCACAGCCATATTTGTATCTATTCCTAGTGCTCCATCAACTGAATGGGTTTTTGAAACCGATGATATTGGTGCATTTGTTGTAGGTGACCGTGTACGAGTACAAGAAGACGATAGTAATTACGTTATTGGACCCATTACCGACATTGATACCACTTCTGGTTTTGCAGTTACAGTAGACGTTCAAACAATTGTAGGTAGCCCATCTTTCCCAACTGGTTTTACGTTCCACCTCACCGCAGCTCTTGAAATAGTTCCATTCACTGGCTCTTACTCTTCTTCGGCAAACGCAGTAAACATACCCACCGTGACCGTTGATTCATATGGTAGAGTAACTGGCATATCGACTGAACTACATGCATATGCAAGCGCTTCTGTTGCTGGAGTTGTTCGCCTTGATGAAAACGTCATGTACATGGATGCTGGTGCTCTGACCATAAAGACAAATGGTGTAACATTAGGAACTCATACAACTGGAGACTATGTCGCATCGCTTGTTGCTGGGACAGGTATTACACTTTCAAATAATTCCGGTGAAGGCACAACTCCAACTATAGCAATTGGTCAATCAGTGGCCACATCTGCAACTCCGACCTTTGCAAGTATAACGACAACAGGAAGTAACGGATTAATTGTTAACTACGCATCTGGCGATGAAGGTGGCGAAATATTATTGGCAAAACCAATAACAAATACTTCAATTTCCGGTACTGGCATACTTGTTGATGTATACCAAAATAGGTTACGTTTATTTGAAGCCGGTGGCTCTGCACGAGGTGCTTTTATTGATCTAACCACAACAGGAGCTGGCGTTACTAGCCCTATTGCATTGAGTCAATCAACTGGTAATTCTACAAGTCCAGTATTTACCAACTTAACTGTTAATGGCTCTTTAAAGATCACAACAGCACTAGAAATAGCATCAGTTTCTGCAACTGCAGCAACGGGCACAGTAAACATTGACTTCTTATCAAATCCAGTAGTTTATTACACAGCAAACGCAACAGCAAACTGGACATTGAATATTAGAGGAAACAATACAACTACAATGAATACTGTTATGTCAACAGGTGATGTAGCTACAGTAACATTCATGGCTCAGCAAGGCGCAACTGCATATTATCCAACAGTTTATCAAATTGATGGCACAGCAGTTACTCCAAAATGGCAAGGTGGCACAGCTCCAACTTCTGGAAACGCATCATCAATAGATACTTATGCTGTGACAGTAGTAAAAACTGCAGCAAATACTTACACAGCATTTGCAAGCCAAACTAAATTCGCATAGCTATGCCATTCTTTAATTCATTTTCAAATGGATCATCAAAAAAGTTTGGTTTTACAAAATTAAGTAAACTAAGTTCTGTTGAATATTTAATTGTAGGCGGCGGTGGAGGCGGCGGAACTTGGGCTGGTGGTGGAGGCGGCGGTGCTGGTGGTGTAAAAGCTGGCACGGCGTTAATATCAACTGGCACAACATATACCATCACTATTGGTCCTGGTGGTGGAGCTGGTGGAGCTGGAACAGCATCTTCTGCATTTAGTATCACTAGCAATGGCGGTGGATATGGTGGAGGAGATAACGGAGCACCAGGCAGTGGTGCTTCCGGAGGAGGCGGTGGACGTTCTAATCAAGGTGGAGCTTCTGGAACAGCTGGTCAAGGAAGCAATGGTGGTGCTGCTTCAGGTATGAATGCTGGCGGAGGCGGTGGAGCAGGTGCAACTGGAGGTAATGCAACAGGTGGCGCTGGTAACGGTGGTGCCGGCGGTATAGGTGCTCTTTCTTCTATAACAGGAACATCAACACGCTACGGTGGCGGTGGAGGTGGTGGAGCTCACGAAAGCAGTGCAACTGGTGGCTTAGGTGGAGCTGGCGGAGGAGGCAATGCAAATTCTGGTTGTAATAATGCAAGCTCTGGGTCACCAAATACAGGTGGTGGTGGTGGTGGAGCTAGTGGAATAACAATGGCTTGCGGACAAAGTCCTGGTTCTGGAGGTTCGGGTGTAGTAATTATTGCATATCCAACTTCTTTTCCTGCGGCAACATCAACTACTGGTTCCCCAACGGTTAGCATCATAAGCCGTCCCGGATACCGAGTATATACATTTACTGGTTCTGGAAGTATTACTTTCTAATGGCACATTTTGCACAAATAATTGATGGGGTTGTTACACAGGTAATTGTTGTGAACAATAACGAACTAATGGTTGATGGTGTTGAATCTGAGTCCAAGGGTGTCGAGTTTTGTCACAACCTTTTTGGTGGTGAGTGGGTTCAAACCAGTTACAACAACAATTTTAGAAAACAGTACGCAGGACAAGGTTACACATATGACCGTGAATCCAATGTTTTCATATCGCCACAACCTTATGGCAGTTGGACTTTGGATGAGAACCAAGATTGGCAACCTCCTGTCGCTCGCCCCGAAGAAGGTTTTTATACTTGGAATGAGGATACTCAAACTTGGGATGCGTTTGAAATGCCCAAATAAGACTTGACAACTGATTATATATAAGCTAATATTTTTCTATGCCCGTAGAAGAACAACCAATTAATATTACAATTTCAAAAGAACAGCTTGATAACTGGCACATTTTCTTTGCTCTTCCATGTTACGACTCTCACGTAACTGAACCTTTCATGATGAGCTTCCTGCAAACAGCTCTTTATTTTAAAGAAATTGGTTTAAAGTATTCAGTTTGCACTATATCAGATTCTTTAATTAACCGCGCAAGAAACAATCTTGTTGCCAAGTTTATGGGTAATCCAGAATATACTCATTTGATATTTATTGACGTAGACCTTCAATTCGATAAAGAAGCTGTTCTTAAAATGCTTTGGCATGACAAAGATGTCATAACAGCTTCCTATCCAATTAAGGAAATAAGTTGGGACAAGGTAAAAGAAGGAGCTCAGGCAGATTTGCCAGCAACTGACCTTATGGAGTATGCAACTAGATACGTAGTTCATATGACTAAGCCCGGGGAGAATCAATTAAATATTGAAAACGGCGCAATCGAATGTTATGAGGCCGGAACTGGCTTTATGTTAATTAAGCGTCAAGTATTTGACAAGATGTTTAAAAAGTATAAGAAGCTTAAATACAATGATGATACTGGAGCTTTGTCCGGCGCAGAAAGGGAAAACTCCTATGCATTATTTAATTCTTATGTAGATGATGACGGAAGATTCCTATCTGAAGACTATGGATTTTGCAGATATTGGCAAAAAATGGCTGGAAAAATTTGGGTTGATCCAACCATCAATCTAACTCATTTCGGGCGCATTAAATATACTGGCAAGATGCTTGAGTTTTTAAAGAGAATAACCCAATAATTTCATAGTTTACCTATTACTATATTCCTAGTTGTTTAAAATCTCACACTAGGAGAGATATGGCCCGTCTAAGAATTGAAACCGCCCCTGAAATTACAGTTTATGATGAATCTTTTATAGTTAAAGCAGCAGCTAATGCTACAGCCCCTGCTTTGATTCAATTTCAAAATGCATCAGGAAACATAGGCAGCATATCAGCAAATGGAGTACTAACAGTGGCTTCAGTAGTAGCCTCAAATGCTGGAACAACTTCTACTGATTTGGCAACAAGAGGTTACGTAGATGCACTAGCTGCTGGAACAAACTGGCATGCTGCAGTTGCTTGGGGAACGAATGAAGCACTCCCAGCATGTACGTATAACAATGGAACTAGTGGAGTTGGCGCAACGCTTACAGGAAATGCTTTTGGAGCTCTAGTGGTAGATGGAGCAACCGTAGAACAGGGTGAGTCACTCTTAATTAAGGATCAAGTTGATGCAAAACAAAATGGCATATATACGATAACTAATACTGGTGGCGCTTCAGCGTATTTTGTTTTAACACGCCGTGAAGACGCAGACAATAGCCCTGCTGGAGAAGTAAAACCTGGTGATGCAGTTTACGTTGTAAACGGTGCAGCTACTGTAGGTAACTCTTATGTTGTTACATCAGAAGGAACTGGAACCGGCGGTCAGATAAGTATTGGCGTTGACAATATCACTTATTCCATCTTTGCGGGTACTGCAGCAACACAAGCTGGAGCTGGACTAACTAGAACTGGATATGTCATTAATGTTATTTCGGCAGACGCTGCTAGAATCCAAGTAAACGCAAATTCAATCGATCTTGCTACAGTAAATGTTACCTCAAATGGTGGGTCAAATACAACTACATTTGTAGATAACGTAGCTACAGACTCTTATGGCAGAGTAACTGGAGTTAGAAGCGCATCGGTTGATTTTACCGGCTTTGCTCTTTCTGCTAACTCAGTCTTAACTGGAACACCAACAGCACCAACAGCACCAAATGCAAGTACAAGTACAACTCAAATAGCTACAACTGAATTTGTTCAAGCAAGAGCTTTGATAGCAGAAAGCAATGCAGCTAACTCAGCTGCTAATATATTTATCCAAAAGTCTATTCTCGATGCAAAGGGAGATATCATTGTTGGTTCAGCAGATGATACTTTTAGTAAATTATCAGTTGGCACTAATGGGCATTTCCTAAGAGCAAATTCAAGTGCTGGAGTTGGAATTGAGTGGGCTTCTATTCCAATTATTAACAACCTTGATGATGTTGGCGATGTAACAATTACAACAGCAACACCTGGTCAATTCTTAAAATATAATGGTTCAGCTTGGATTAATGAATTAATTCCAGCCCTTAATAGTATTGACGACATTACTGGAGTTACAATTACAGATTTAGCATCTGGTAATTTCCTTAAATATAATGGCTCAGCTTGGGTTAATGATTTAATCGATTTAGGAACTGACACAGTTGGAAATTATGTTTCCGATGTAACCGCTGGTACCGGTATAACAATTAGCCACACTCAAGGTGAGGGTTCTACTGCAAATGTTTCCATCACAAACACCGCGGTAACTGCAGGTTCTTATACGTATCCTAGTATTACAGTAAATGCACAAGGTCAACTTACAGCAGCTTCAAATGGCACTGCTCCAGTTACTTCTGTAACTGGAGGAACTGGAGTAACGATTTCAGGAACCACCACTCCAACGATATCTATTGGACAGTCAGTTGCAACTAATGCAAGCGTTTCATTTGGAACTATTTCAACTGATGGAAATGTTACTGTTGGTGGAAACTTAATCGTAACAGGAACGACAACAACCGTTAATCAAACAAGTCTTAACATATCTGACCCACTTATTTATTTAAATGGTGGTTCTGAAATCACTGACCCAGATCTTGGTTTTGCTGGTAACTATAACGATGGAACATACCGTCACGCTGGGTTATTTAGCGACGCTTCAGATAGTCATAAGTTTAAATTTTTTAAGGGTTTAACAGTAGAGCCAACAGCTCCAATTAACACAGCACACGGTTCATATGCAGCTGCTGATGTTGTGGCTAATACATTTGAAAGTACTGTTGCAACTGGAACAGCTCCATTTACGGTAGCTTCAACTACTGTTGTTACAAATCTCAACGCCGATCTACTTGACGGACAAAGCAGTGCCTATTACGCTCCTATCGATGGTCCAACTTTTACTGGAACTGTAACACTACCTGCTAATACTGTAACAAGTGCAATGATTGCTGAAGGAACAGTCGTTAATGTTAACATAGCAGCAAATGCGGCTATCGAACAGAATAAGATTGCAGATACAATTTTAAATCAACAAACAGCAAGCTATACTTTGGTGTTAGGCGATAAAAATAAAATGGTCGAAATATCAAATACATCAGCAACTACTCTAACTATTCCAGCAGATAACAGTGTTAACTTTGCTACTGGAGCAACTATTGTAATTTTGCAAACAAACACTGGTCAGATAACCCTAACAGCTGGGGCAGGCGTAACTTTAAATACTACTCCAGGAGCCAAGTTGCGCACTCAATGGTCATCTGCTACACTAGTAAAGAGAGCTGCTAATACTTGGGTAGCCCTAGGAGATTTGAGCGCATAATATGGCTATAAATAATAGCGAAGGTCCAAAGTCTAAAAGAAAAAGAGCTAAACCTACTATAGCTGCACGGAACCGCTAAAGCTGACGCTAATACAGCTATAACTAGTGTTGGATTTACAGTTGGAAACGTAACCGCAGTACCTGGTGCTGCTAATACAGTAAATACTGGAACTACATTAGATACAGTAGCAACAGCGCTTACTGACACAACTGTTGTACCACTTGGTACAGCTATAGACTACGTTATTAATAGTCCTTACTTTCCTCCATTCTTTCCACCTTTCTTCCCGCCTTATTTCCCACCGTTTTTTCCACCATTCTTCCCGCCTTATTTTCCACCGTTTTTCCCACCATTCTTCCCGCCTTATTTCCCACCGTTTTTCCCACCATTCTTCCCGCCTTATTTCCCACCGTTTTTCCCACCATTCTTCCCACCATACTTCCCACCATATTTCCCACCTTACTTCCCACCAGCATTCAAGTAATAGATAAATAGAAAAACCCACCCCGTAAAAAGGGTGGGTTATCTAATTGGAAATAAATTTATTTATATTAATTCAGTAATAGTGTAAAAAGATGGTGTGGTAAATCTTTCTCCAGATGTTACCATTTTGACGCCATGAAGATAATTAATATCACCAGGATGAGCAACCGCAAGACCAGGTTCTGGTTTAACAACAATATCATGTTGTGGATAATAAAGCTCTCCGCCTTCAAATTCATCATTGTAATAAATTAGTGAATTTAAATCATACGTGGGGAATGGATTAGGTAAACCATTGTTCAGCTGCTTGTCTGCATGAGGCTGCTGTTCTAGACCCGGAAACCATCTAATGATAACCGGTGGCCTAACGGAGAGCTTAACATTAAAGCTATCCTCTAAAAAGTATTTCATTTTCAATATATACTTGTCCACTAAATTGCAAATATCTAAATTAATCCTAGATAGGATATCATAACTACATTGGCGATTTGACCAATAAGAAGCATCATAAGTACATGTACCATCCTCGGAATAGGTGTTTTCTCCTGCATCCATCCATTCATTAATTGTAGGTAGAAAAGACTGTATTTTTTTTAGATCTTCTAATTCAACAAAATTTTTAATAATTTTTATATTGTCAGATGAAGAACCAAAATGTCCTGGTAGAATTAATGACTTGTCATTTGTATTAAACATAATAACCCCTAGACTTGAAGTTGTGGTATAATAATCATATCATAAATTAAAAATGAATGGAGATAATATGGAATACTTTCATGTAGGAGCTTGCAAAAATCCAGAAGACAACGCTAAACTTGGAATATATCTTTATAGGGGCGCACTTGCAGACGATGTAAACATTCCAGAAAGACTAGAAAAAACTATTGGCAATAGCACCCATGAATTTTTTAAATGGTCAGAAGCATTGGTCGGTTACAATGAAAAAATGCCAGAATATAGAGACTGCGTAGATCTAAAAATGAGCCCAATGCATTGGCCAATGTTAACTCCAGAATTTGAAGAAATAAAAAATTGTTATGAAGATACAGAAAAAGCAATCAAACAATGCTTAACTCATTATGAATCTTTATATAATTTCAAAATGGAATATATGGAGGCTATTAACTTTGTTCGATACGGTGCAGATCAGCATTTTGCTGTTCATACAGATCATGGATTCTCTTACACCTGCACAGTCTCATCAATTGCCTATCTCAATGATGACTATGAAGGCGGAGAGCTTTGGTTCCCTTATTTAAATATTGCATTCAAGCCACAAAAAGGTGACATTTTAATATTTCCATCAACCTATATCTATGCCCACGCTTCACTAAAGGTTACTAGTGGCATTAAATATAGTGCAGTAACAATGTTTGACTACAACGATAACAACCATAGAGGTCCAATAGGCTATGCTTCAGATGGTTCAAAAGTTTCTGAAAATGTTGGAATATCAAAGGGTGGCACACAGCCAATAATGTATGCACCACCAAGGTAATTAGATGACCAAGTTAACGTTAGTAAAGACAACTCAAAATCCACCAGAGATAAAGCAATCTCGATTTAATAGAGATTGGATGGATGCTACATACAATAAGCATGCATATCAATGCCTGCCTTTAACGGTTGCTAATGTTACTGGTTGGGAACTAATTCTTCAACAAGATGTTCTAGTTCAATGGGATGGTGGAAACACAGTTCCCAAAGTATTGGAGGGCGAAAAACTTGATGATAGGCCAATTGCAATCCCAAGCATCATTGGAATGATGTCATTTACTACAGGTTGGGCTTTTAATACGGAAGACGGATATAGCACTTGGATATCTGGTTCACCTAATTATTTTATTGATGGTGCAGTTCCACTGACTGCATCAATACCAAGTTATTGGTGGCCAGACGAATTTAATATGAATTGGCAAATAACAAAAGTTGGAGAACCAGTCCTTTTTCCAAAAGGAATGCCTATAATGCATTTTGTTATTTATCCGAATACCTTACTTGAATCAACAGAAATTGTTGTAGAGAATCTTTGGGATAAGCCAGATCTAATGGATGCGCGCTCTTCATACGGAAATGCAAAAATGAAAAACAATACAGAGAATCCTTGGACTTGGACAAAAGGAATTAAGACTGGTTTAGATGAAAATGGAGAAAGAATTGGTCCAGCTTTTGAAGGCTTACCAAAGTTAGCTCATCCTTAATATGAATTTTACACAGGAACAAAAAAGCAAAATAAGAAGTAGGGCTATTAGCTCATTGTCTAATTCTGTTGAAAAACTTTCTTATCTTCTTAACGAACAAGAAACACAAGAATCGATTATCTCTAAACAAGCTTTTAAGGCAAAACAAATTCAAGAAAATATATTGAGAAGTTTAATCAAAAATGAACAACAAGCCAGTTAGCGAAGAGCCAATACATGAGTTTACTGAAGCTCTAGACGACTCAGTCCCCACTTACTCAGAAGAAGACGGTAACATAATAATGCCCAATGGAGGCACTACTCGTGAATATGTTCTTACTAAAGAATTTGCAGATAAAAATAAATATATAATACTCCCGCTTTCTCCAACTATAGAAGATTTAATATAAATGTATAACGCACAAAAAGACTTAGATTATATAAACGAACAATTAGCTTTCTATGTTTGTTTTGTTGGATTAAACATTGATGAGTATGATTCATATTCGATAGATGAGTTAATAGACTCAGCTAGAGGAGTAACAGATATTCCAATAAAAGAAATCGAATCTAATGAATTAGATGGTCGAAAAAATGAAGTCTTTTTGTTTTTAAAAAATCAAAGAATTTCATTAATAGGAAATATTAGACGACTTTGGTTTATGCGTCAACTGGCTTTAGGAGCAATTAGTCGTGAACTATGAAATGAATTATTTTGAAAATTTAATTAAGTTAATTAAATATGTAGATATAGAATCAGTTGAAGATTCAATATCTAAGAGTAAAAAAATAAATAATTATCTTAAAACTTTATCATTAGATAAAAGAAAAATAGCTGTTGGAATGGATTTTCTAATATGGTATTTTGATGTATTTAGTGAGGATACTCATTTTTGGAACGTAAACCCAGCATATTATTATGCGGCCAATACTCATGAGTTTGGTTTTCTTACAGCAAAACCAGAAACAACTCTAATGACTCTTCCAGCATTTAACACTGGCTTGGCGAACTTAATGCATAAAAGGTCTAAGTTAACAATGTTGAATAACTATCAGTTAGATTTATTTGAGCAATTTATAAAAACAGATGGATGGAATTACGACACCGTAACAATGCAGGAGATTGAAGCAAATCAAGGTCCAACTTATGATTTCATATGTATGAGTCTCCATGATGTAATTCACAATCCTAATATTGCTGTTAATTTTTTTAATAGATTAAACAAAAACGGAACTCTCATGATGCTTTACACAGGGATGGATTCGCTGTATCAAGATGAATCTATATTTACTGAAATTTATCAGGTTCATCAAGTCCTAAAAAATATTGACAATTCAGCCGTTTACCATAACCCAACAGGAGCAGCTGTTACATACGCAGTAAAATTGTAGTACTATATACTTATGATTATATTAGATGATTTTATTAAAGATAAAGCTCTTTTAAGAGAAATTGAAGAAACAAAAGATTTTTTTCCACCGTCTATGGGAAATGAAGATAGAATAGCAATCGAGTTAAATAGTTACCATGACGAAAAATCAGACTGCTTTGCACCGTACATGTTTTGGGATGGTTGGTGGAAATCACCAGTAGATACCCCAAGGAAAAAAGTAGTAAAACAAATATGGGAAAATAATTTACCTTTTTCAACGGAAGAGGTTTGCGGTTTTGAGTACTGGACAAGGACATTCAATCCTGGACAATATTTAGGAACACACGTAGATGAAGATACTTTCCTTTACGCAGATAAAAAAATATTTAGAGGACCAGCGATAGGGTGCGTGTATTACCCTCATACAAATGATGTTGTAGGTGGATTCTTAGAACTGCATCCAACTGCAGTTTCTGAAAATACAGAAGAAGCTTTAGAAATGGAAAATATAGATCCATTAATAGTTCCAATTGAGTTAAGAGAAAGAATAGCCTGTAATCCCAATAGGTTAATAATATTCGATGCAGGTCACATAATACATAATACAACCGCTCCTGTAACTGGAGTTAGAAGGGTTATGGTTGTAAATGTTTGGCATAAAGATAGTCCTCCAACAGCTTTAGAAACTGGTCAATTTTTTTATGAATAGTCAAGTAAATTTTATGGTATAATTAAATGATGAAAAGTAAATGGAAAGCCACTGTTTTTAATCCACTGGGTCAAGAATCATATGATATGACCATAGAAACTATTGATGATGTATTGCAGGCACAGGTTGTGAATCAAAAAGGTAGCGTAAACTTTACTCGAACAGGTCCGAAAGAACGATTAATTTTTTCTACCTTAGTAGACACTCCGATGAGAGCTAAGGTTAACTTGGAGTTTCTTACAGAAGACTACTCCAAAGAAAAAAAGTTTAATGCTGTTCTAACCATTGGAGAATTTTCAACTATGTCAGTAGAGTGTGTCAAATATGAATAATCTGGCTTATGACATCCCACTTTTTTCAATCGACAGTAAGTACGATGTTATGTCCTCATTAAAGGGTAAAGTTTCTTTGATTGCCAATATCTCATCAAAGCTTGGCTACACCCCCCAATGTAGCGTTACGTGGTCGTACGCTAGAACATGTAAATATTTGTGGGAACTTCAACAAGTTCACGACATGTTTAAAGATAGAGGTTTTTCCGTAGTCGGAATACCTTGTAATCAATTTGGAAAAATGGAACCAAAAGAAAATCTTGAAATTCAACAATTTATAAAAGAAGCTTATCCTTTTGTAACTTTTCCAATTACTGAAAAAATAGAAGTTAATGGCAAGAATGAACATGAGCTATATGATTTCCTTAAGGGAACTCAAAAAAGAGCATACTCAGATACTACAGCAGATGGAACTGATGCCGCAACTGCAGGGCAAAACCTTGCAGGACAAGCTATAGCTAGAATACCTCACAACTACGAAAAGTTTTTATTAAGCAGAGAAGGTATTATGGTAAGTAGATTCAACTGGCAGGATGGTCCATTAGATGAGGAACCTAGAATTATGGGCGCAGGATGGACAATAACTGAAGCTATAGATGAATTATTAGGATAGGAGTCTTATGTCATATTTAGATGAAATTAATAATCAATCACAAAACTTAAGCACTGAACCATTTCCCGTATCTCCAGTTATTGACAAGCAAATAATTGATGAGATTGGTGCAATAGAATCAGAAGAATTAGGTGCTGGTATTGTTGTTTTCAGAAACGCATTTAATATGGATCAATCGTTAGTTCTTGATTATATAGATCAAAATGCGGCAGAAGCACACAAGACTAGATGGAATTATATAACAGGAGAAGATGGTATAGAATATGGAATTAATGAAGATGGATTTAGGTATAAACTAGAAGAGATACCAGGAACTCCAGTCAGACTGCTTCAACCAGTAAATCCTAGCACTCCAGAAGAAGTTAAAGAATTTTTCATTTACCTTGAAGAGCAAATATATAAAAGTCTTTTAAAATATATCGACTATTACCCATTAATGCTTGGAAGTATATGGTGGAAAACTAGGGGTCACATACTTAGATATGGCGATAATGGAATTCTCGGAACGCATGCCGATAACGATACAAATTATAAAGTAACCAATGGAATCAGATACATGCCAAGAGGTATGGTTGCATCGCGTCAAACATGTGGTGCTTTGATATATCTAAATGACTGCGTAGAAACAGAAGAAGAGTTAAACGGAAGAAACTTTACTGGCGGAGCACTCCAATTTGTGCACTTGGGTATAAAGTACAAACCAAAAAGGGGCGATATAATATTCTTTCCTACAAATTATGTAGCCTCTCACAATGTGGAAAGAATGGGTAAGGGGGTAAGATATAGCTATCTTACATTCTTTGGACAAGGCGCAGACGATGTTCCGGCAAATATTAGAATAGCTGAACCAGAAGCAAGCTTTGAGTGGTGTCCACCTGTTTGGTTAAATAATATATATGACGATTATGAGATGTATTGCAAGTCTCCACATTCTAGATATGACGATGCTAATTCGACAAAACTTGGTGTAGAGCCAGGTTGGAATCCAATTTATCAGGGTAGAAACGTTGCTCAGTATAATCAGAGTCACGAGGCAGTAGAACTAGACTCTTCTCAAGATAGGTTAGTTGAATCAAATCAAGAAGAAGTATCAGCAAATGAAGATTTACCAGAAGGACCATGTGGAACTACTCCACAAAAGGTGTAGATATCATATGATAAATAACAATGTTAAAGCGAAACACCTTGGTGGCGGAGTTGTTCTTTTTGAATCAGCCATAGATCTAGATTGGGATTATGTTAGAGAATTTAGTAGAGATGCAATTAATAAAGAAAAAGAAGATATGTACACGCCAACAGTCGATCCGGAAACTGGTGATGAAATCTATCTAAATAAAAGTGGATATTTTTTTCAAAAGGAAAGCGTCGACAGCATGCCAGGCAGGGGTTCTGCCATACATAGGTATGGTGATGAAAAAATAAAAAAGATATTTGATTTTGTTGAAGAATCAAAAGATCAATACTTGTTTAAGTATTTTGAACTTTTCCCTCTCGCTTATAAATGTGTTTGGTGGAAGGTTAAGGGTCATATAGTCCAGTATAAAAAAGGCGTTTATTTAGGTAGTCATTCTGATGTAAGTGCTGATTACATTTATGATATTTGGACTCCAAAAGATCAGCTGGCAACTAGAAATGTTATTAGTAATGTTTTCTATCTTACGTCATCTGTCGATGCAGAAGAAGAATTAGATGGAACAAATTTTACTGGCGGTCATCATTATTTCAATTATCTAGATATAGATGTGAAACCTAAAAAAGGTGATTTATTATTTTTTCCATCAAATTTTATGGCAGCTCATGAAGTTAAACCAGTTGGAGAAGGGGAGAGATACTCTTATCTTGGTTGGTATAGTCACGGAACCCCAAATAAAGAAGTTAATGAATCTGTTGTTGATCCAAATAAAGAAATAGAATTAGCAAAAACGGCAACTAACCTATATATGCCCACCCTAACTTCGGACTATAGAAAATATCTTTTAGATAACGGCTATAACCAATCTTCTGATCAATTTAATATAACAAGATCAAATTACTAATATGATTATAAAAGATTTTAAAGCAAAAGACATAGGAGCTGGCCTGTGTATAATAGAAGACGCTTTTGATATTGATCAGGAATTTTTACATAATTACATAGCTTGGCTCAAACAACAAGAGGAAGATACTTTTACTTATATAGAAGAAGGTGGAAAGCGCTACGCTTTAAATAAAACTGGTTTTAAGTTTGATGTAGATTCGATATCTATGGCTCCAGAAAGATTCGTAGATCCATTATGTAAACTTTCAGACAGAAAACCAACAGAAGAACAACAGCAGCTAATTCATGATTTAGAAGATTTAGCATACAAGTCATTAGTTGAATACTGTAAAATATACACAGAAGCATCTACAGTCTGCTGGTGGAGATCTGCAGGTCATATAGCTACATATGCAAATGGCCAAGGCATAGGTCAACATTGCGATGATCAAATACCGTATGAATATGGTAAACCTCCAAATAACGAATATCCAAAACATGGTAATGTAAGTATAAATATATATCTTAACGATGGCGTTGAATCAGAAGAAGAGCTAGATGGAACAAATTTCATTGGCGGTAATATATTCTTTAAACACGCAAAATATACACACGTACCCAAAGCTGGAACTATAGCCATATATCCTACAAATTATGTAGGAACTCATGAAGTGTACCCAGTTACAAAGGGTAAGAGAATTGCATATCTATCTGCAATTTCTTATGGTACTCCAGAAAATGGAAGCCCAATTCCAGTGGATGGAGACTCTAGGATCTGGATGCCAAACCTAAGAAAAGACGCTGGTTTACAATTCTAATAATAATTTAACTTTATACTGTTACTATATGGTTAAAATAACTTAAAAGGATTCTCATGTTGTATAACGATACCATTAACTATAATCAATCTGGTATTGACTATAATGGAACTATTATACTGATAATAGATGGTATATCTAATCCTGTTATTTTGAATAATATTAAGATTAACTTTGGTGGAAATGAAGACTATTCAGTAGCTACCGCAATAGGTGTTATAAGCATAGATTTAGATCCAACTGGAATAATTACAATAGAAACTCTAGGAAGAGAAGGCGCTGCGCTTATTCAGGCAAAGGGAATAACTATACACTCTGGAACGCTTGTCAGTGTTGAGCATCAGGGTGAATAAGCTCACCAAGAGAATTTAAAGTACTACTATATAAGTATCTACTCTTTAAAGAAGGAAAAATGGCAAATATACTAGTCAATGATACTGTACGTCTAAAGGTTAAATTTATTGACGTAGATATTAGCGGTAATCAAGTAGAGGTTGATCCTGTATCGGTTTCCATGAGTATAACAGACTCAGGAAATGCGATAATAATATCAGCTACGCCAACTTCTTTGAGTGGTTCAGAATATTACTATGATTATACACCTGCATTAGCCGGTACATACAAAGTTTCATTTATCGGAATTTTAGAAAATGATACTACGATTAGCGTTAATCAGCAAATATACGTAAGTACGCCAACCGAAGATTATAGACCAACTGTATTTCTGAGAGAAGATGAAATAATAGCCTTTGCAGCCGATATAGAGCCATTATATCTTGATCCGGAGCAGCTACTGCCTTATTTCCCTGATGCTTCCCTTCTGGAAATAGGTGAGTTCATACATAATTATTCTATAGAGATAAAAAATATATTTAAATTATTAGAGACTGAAGATGGAACAAATATCCCTTTCACGGCATTTGAATACATAAGAGCAGCTACTTGTTGTGAGTTGACAAGAGTTTATGGAAATGGAGGAGATGATGAGCTTTCTGTAAGACTTGGCGATCTTTCCATAACTAATAAAAACCTACCTAGAAATACTCTAAGTAGAGCAAATGCCACCACCTGGTGTCAGATTGCGGCTATGCTCAGAAAAGAAATGCTAACATCAAAAGTTGGAATGAAGGCAGTTCAACCAAAGGGTTTGCCAACACTTCCAACAATTGGAGCTGGAAGAACGATGGATCCATATACTGGATTGTCAGTTTATTATACTCCAAGAGATCTGTATGGACCAACGCATATTCAATCCCCAGATGAAAATCCAATTCCAGAAAGAGGAATAAGGAAGTATGATTGATCCAAAACGCACACTGAGTAACATACTGCGTAGTTGGGGTCACAATGTATTGGTTCAAAAAGTGCTAGATCAGAAGACTATGATTTATAGCCAAAAGATGCAAAGGTATACTGTAAGAGCTGTGTATCCTGGGGCTCAACGGATTTGCTAATATACTAGAAGAAAACACACAAGGATTAACAGTTAGTTCTGAGGTAATATATTATTTTCAAGATACAGCAAATATTAAATCTGGTGATAGAATATATGAAGACTATCCAAGTGGTCAGCAAATTTTTTTAGTAGATTTTTCTGCTCCGGTAAGAGGTAGGGGTGGAAAGATAGTTTACTGGGTTGCAGGTGCGACTAGAGAAAGTAAAAATTAAATGTTAAGAGTACACAACGGTCAGTTAGTAAAGTTTAGATTTGCATTCTTAGTGAATGGTGAATTTTACGATCCTTTAGACCAGACTATTCCAGTAGATATATATGCAACTGTATCAAGAGGTAATGGTGGCACTGGAGAAATAATTCATTCATCTACTTCATTGATCAATACAAGTTATCGAATCATATCGATAACACCACCAACTTCAATAGTGAGTGGTCACATTTCGGCAACATTTACATTTGATGTAGACCATCAGTTAGTTGCCGGAGATACTGTAATAATCTATGGTGTTGGCGGTGGCTATAACACGGAATATATAATTACATCTGCACCAACTACAAAATCAGTAATAGCAAGAACGGCTGCTACTACTTTACCAAGTTTATCAAGCTATAACGCTGCAAAAGTATATGCAAGATTAGCTCTTAAAACAAATTCTTATTACAATAGACCATCAGACTCTGAGTACGGTTTTTATTATAAAATTCCAGATACACTTTTTGGTGGAACTTATACTGTCTCGATTCAATGCGCATACAATGATAGAACTCAAGTAATTGAACATAACTTTGAAGTCTCTAGAAGTCAAATTGGTAGAGTCGGAAATATAGTATATAAAAAAATAGAGAATGGAGTGATAACTCTATCAACTGACATTGATCACAATCTTTCATCTGGTGATCAAATTTCAATATCAGAAATAAGTGCAGCCTTTAACGGAAATCATTTTATCTCTTCAGTACCAGCAAATAATAAATTTTCTATTAAAACAAATATTACTTTATCTAATGCAGAACAACTTACAATAGGAAAATATTCCGTTATCAATACAACTGGAATTTCTAAAGATTTAACTGGACCAACAACTGGTGCGAGTATTTCAAAGAGGCCAATTTTTGATTCACTGGAAGAATACTATAATACCAATTCAATATTATTCATAGGTCATAGCGATGGAATTGAACTAAATCAAATTATAAAAATTAATTCAATTCAAGAAGCTACTAATCTATTGGGTGCGAATACTTCTTCTCCCCTTCTAAGAGGAATCCACGATGCGTTTAGCTGCGGAGCAAAGTCTATATTTATGATGGCTTCTGCGCCAATGTCAGAATACATCGAAGATATTTCTCAGAGACTTACCGACATGCCAATATTCTTTTCTGCGGAAACAAATTCTAATGTAAACTTTTATGAAAAATATTATGAAAGACTAGCAGTAAGTTACGATATAGCAAAAGGGCTTGACTTCATTGACATAATAGTGCCACTCGAAACTTCGATGATAAATACTGGGTCTGTTGACTTCATAGCTCAACTAGCTCTTCATTGCTACTCATTTAACGAAGCTACTGGATATGTTCAAATGGGAATCATTGGTTCTAAAAATAATGGAACAAAAGATAGCGATGTTCAACTTCTAGAAGAAAATATTAGACTTGTAAATAAATTTACCACTTACTCAATAAGTGGAGAAGTAGAAACTGATATAGGTCGATATGTTATTCCTGTATATGGAGAACTAACTTTCAATCATATAGGTTTTGCAAAATCATATACAAGTTCAGCAGCTGCAGCATTTGCTGGAATGATGTCATCAACTCCAGTTTATAATGGAATGATTAGAAAAAGAATACCAGGAGCTTATTCTGTTTATGGTTCTAGTTTGTCTGCAGATTCATTAGCAAGGTTGGATAACCTTGGTATAAACACTGTATATAGAACGCGCAAAGCACTAAGAGGTAATCCATACGAAGTAAACATATCTAACGATTATACGTTAGCCAATAAAAACAGCTCCTTTACAAAAGCTCCACAAATGAGATTGGTAGCTATGGTTATAACTGAAATAAAAGCTATAGCAAATGATGGTATAGGCAAGAACGCTGAAGATAAAGTAATCTCCCAAGTTAAATCAATGCTCGATATGTTAGTTTCAACAAGGGCTATCAAAGATTATAAACTCCAATCATATGGATCTAAAACAGAAAGAGGAACTTTAATTTTTGAAATAAATTTAGTTTCTTCTCTTGGTTTAAAAAATATTAATTTTTCTATAATGACAGGACCAGGAGCATAACATGCAGTCTTCATTTCCATTTCCAGGCAGATTTGACGCTGACCAAGCACCAGGCAATAAGTGGGAGCAATATACAGAAAGTAGAGATAGGCTTCGAGAGCAAGATCCCAAGTATTATAATGATACTGATTCAAGGAGATTAAAAGCCGAAGGAAATTTAACTTATCTTGGATTCATCGAAGTTGTCAAAATGCTTTGGGAAAACTCATATCCAGATATTCCAATTGTTGCAACATTTGGAGGTAAGTTTGCATCCTACCCTTGTGTAGCCTATGGTCTTGAATTGAAGAGAGCTCATAATCAAGAACCCAAAATGCGATACAGGGATAAGGCTTTGGGCGAAGATGGTAAATATTATTTTATAGAAGGTCAGCGTTTTCAGAATGTTGTTTCTTTTACTGTTATGGTAGAAGCTAACGCTGGTCAGCTTTCAGGTGATCAACTGCGATATGCCGGTGCGGAAGTTGCCGATAGAATTATGGAAATATTTGAAGATTTTATGTTGGAATATACTCCAGTTTTTAAAAGATTGGGAGCTTCAGAACTTGTATATGCTAGAAGGGTTTCAGATACCGAAACAAATATGGACCAAACTGACGTAGTTAAAAGAACGGTCACATATTTATTAACAACTGAAAAAATACATGTATCAGCAGTTGATAAGATTGAATCAATTGTGGCCGACATACGTCAATGGGTTTCTTATGAAAAAGACCTAATAGAGCAAGCTGCTACTCCAGCATCGATTTATAACCCAGACATGAGTCTAGGTATCGTAGACTTATTTCAAAGCGCTACTCCAAACTTATAATATCTACTCTAATATGTAAATCTAGTTAGTTTTGACGGGTACCCCATTACTATATCTTTCGAGTTAATCCAATAAATCCGTGACTCGGAGGTTAAAAATAACATGGCTCTACCAGGTGTAAAAACAATAATTAAAGACCGCTTCTACAGCATCTCCCGTCAGGATAGTCCAGTCGGACCTAGGGTTGTAGTAATAGCAAAAAGAACAACAGCAGACGGAGCAGGCAACGTTGCAGACCTTGACGTAGTCCTGTGCACAAATGAACAAGATGTGATAACTGCTTTTGGTAACGGCTCAGGCTGTCACAGAGCTTTTTTTGAGCTTGTTTCTGCAGGCGCAGAAAGAATCTACATGGTCCCACTGCCAAGTGATACCACTTGGAATCATAGCTCAGCTACTGTGACAAGTAGCAATTTTGGTGGCAGCGTTTTAGATGCAATGTTCATTGCAGCAGAAGCCGCTCAACCAGATATCATTCTTCCTTGGGGAAGTGGTGCAAGAGCAGGACTCTGGGACGCAACTCCTTCTGAGTCTTTCTCCGCATCGGCTGATACAATTTATGGTTTCCATGCAGACAACTCAGTAACAATTGGAAACAACTGGGCAGTAAAAATTGCTGATAAAGTTAAGGAAATCAACGAGAACAGTCACCCATGTTTTGCTATTTTGGGAACAAAGCCATACGTTGGTGCTAACGACGTAATGACTCCTGGACAAGTATCAACACACCTTGCCTTGGCAACTCTTTCAGATAGAGATTCAGCAACAACATTCAATGGAGTTGCTGCTAAAGAGCTTGGAAGACACGTTGCTGTAATTGGTTCAGAGTTAAAGCCTGCAAACTATCCAGCTTCATGGGGTTACTCAAATGGTTCAGCAGTATTAGCTGCTGCAGTCAGCAGAATGGCTTCATATACTTCAACTATAAACAAGACAGTTTATAACGTTGCTGCACTAAGATATAATCCTAGCAAAACAACCTTGTTAGCAATGACTAATAAGGGTGTAAACTCGATTATGTTGAACTTCAATAGAGCACCAATCTTTACAGATGGTGTAACTTTTGCTGGTTCCAGTTCAGACTACACAAGATTAACAACACTCAGAATTGTTAACGAGGCAATGTTGGTTGTCCGTCAAAGCTGTCAGAAGTTTATCGGTCAGCCTTCGACTATTCAAGTTAGAAACTCAATGGAAACCTCAATTACTTCATCCCTCAGAGGAATGCAGCAGTTGGGCGCCATCTTAGATAGCGATTTCAACATCAGATACATCGCTGAAGAAAACAAAGCACTTATTGACTTGGTTATAACACCTGCATTTGAACTTAGAAATATCGAAGTCCAAATGTCAGTTGAGCTCGGTTAATATTATATAAAAACACTGCAAATTTATATACCGATTAGGAGGGTAATATGGCAGGCGAATACTACGACAGTCCAGTAAACAAGTATCTCAATACTTATACAACATTTTCTGGTGCTGATATTGTTGCCACTTTTGGTGGCGTTGAAATCGGAGCTCTTTCGGGAATCACTTTCTCAGTGACAAGAGAAAAGGCGCCAATTTACACAATGGGTTCACCAAACCCACGTTCATTTTCAAGAGGTAAAAGAGGTATTGCTGGTTCGTTGATATTTACAGTATTTGACCGCCCAGCTCTGTACCAGATGCTTGAAACACATCACAACTCTTCTTCGGAAATGAAGTTTTTCACAAGAGCTCATAATACACTTCCTGGCGATCCAAGCCACAAGAGAGGTATTGCTGAAGTAACAAATCAAACAAGAGACGTAGTTAGCAAGACACCATACTACGCAGACCAAATCCCACCATTCGATATTACAATCACATTTGTTAACGAATATGGTCAAGCTGCAGTTAGATCAATCTATGGTGTTGAACTGTTAAACGAAGGTTCAGGAGCTTCGATGGATGACATTGTTATCGAAGAAACAATGACATACGTTGCTCGTGAAATTGGTCCAATGTATAAGATTACAACGGATAATCTTAACAGATTCAACTCAGAAGACTTAGGTTCTTTGATTAGCAAAGAAGCAGTATCTTCAAGTGGATTAAACAGCGAGATAATTAGACCATAATTATTATCAAATAAGTATAGTAGTTACTAAATAGTGGAGGACTTGGTGTAGGACCAATCCTCCACTATTTTATTTTTAAGGAATAACATGGCATTTAACCAAAAAGATGTATCAGATATAGCAAATCTTACGACTATATCATCAAGAAAAAATAGACTCTCCACCTACGAAGAGGGTGTAAAAGAATTTAGAAAAAATAATAATCTTCCAGATCCATTTTCTGATATGTCATTTTCTGGTGCAGACATAACAGCCACAATCATTATTCCTAAAATTGGAGAAAATGGATTTATTTCCAATGAAGGCGACGTGCTGGAAATGGCGGAACTTCAAACAATATCTTATTCAATGCACAGAGAAAACTCTCCGGTAAGAACACTCGGTCATGTTAATCCAAGAGGGTTTGTTAAAGGCGCTAGAACCATAGCTGGAAGCATGATATTTACTCAGTTTAATGAGTACGCATTCTATAGAATAGAAAGTTATAGAAAAATTCTTTCTGACAGCAAAGGCTATTTTGCTCCTTTGGCGGACATGCTGCCACCATTTGACATTGTATTTACATTCTTTAACGAATATGGTTTAGCAGCAAAAATGAAAATATTTGGTGTTACCCTTGTAGACGAGGGTGGTACTATGTCAATAGACGACTTAATCACCGAACAAACCTATACTTATATGGCTAGAGGCCTGCAGCCTCTGGTACAATTGGATGCGGCTCGTGATGACCTTAGATACCCTGACGGATATCAAGCTCAGCAGAATGAAAGATTAAGAATATCAACAAATGCTTTTGGAGATAGAGTCGAAGATTATAAGAATTTTATTGAAAGAATATATTCACCGCCTACAATTGTTTAAGGTTTAAGTATGACAAGTCCATATAGAGCTGTTCCATATAGACCATTTAGTGGTTATATTCCATATCAAGATACCGTATCAACTAATCCTGGTTTGGGAAACAAGAATGGAACATTCGATCCACTTAGTGCAGAATTAGATTTATATTGGGCTGGTGGTAAAACTTCTGGGGATCCTCGTTTTAGTAATTATTATGATTACTTTTTCTCCGGCGAAGACGTAAAAGTTTATATTGATGGTTTATTTGATCCAAAGGATGAACTAGATATAGCTGGATTTGGTTTTTTAATTAAACAAGAAAAACAAGCAGTCTATGGATTCTGGTCATATAACTTTGATGCCATGATGAATGGGTCCAGAATAATAACTGGTCAGTTTTCTTTATACTCAAGATACCCAAGAAGAATGACACATCTTTTAGAAGAGGCAGCAAGAGTTAGAAGCTTTTCTGCATCAGGCAAATCTGATAACTCTGGAGTCGTATCTGTTTTAAGGTCACAAAATGAATCAAGAACAGATGAAGAAAACATACAGAAATATTGGGCCAATAGTCAGTTAGATAGAATAACTACTGATCCAGCAATAAGCACATCTTCTGCAGATGGTCAACATAATATTTTCAGCGCTCATCCTCCATTTAACTTTGTCATAGTCTATGGTGTAGAGGAATCAAGTTTAAGCCCCGTAGGAGTCACTGAGAACGCTTCTACGGCCTCAATGGAGCAGAGAGACAATCTAGACAGGATAATATCAACTGACATAAATGAGAGAAAAGTTAAAATGTCAGACACTAAAACTCCAATGAAGATTGTTTTACAAAACGTACACTTAATGCAAATGAGTACGGAATATCAAAGCGGAGGATCTCCTTTAATAGAGACCTATAGCTTTGTGGCGAGAGACTTTTATCTTACAGAGGCAGAATCCGGTTTTAATCCATATACTGGTAAAACCTTTGTTTCAACAGAGCCACAGGCTTCTAACGCTACAAAATCAGTAGTTGAGAGTCCATTGGTTAACAGAACTGATAGTACTCTGCCAAGATAATAAATTTAATACATATATGATATAATGTAATTTGAAACGATATAAGGAGAAACAATGTCTGAGAAGAGAAAAGTTGTAGTTAGACAAGATAAAGAAATGGCAGAAGAAATATCTGCTGAATCAGTCGAAATTTTTTTAGAAACCGATGAACCACAAGATGGTGACATCATTGTATCTGATTATTCAGATGAACAAATCCCTGTTGAACAGGCCACAACGGTTGAAGAATTAGCAGATGATCAGGTTATCTTCGATAATGGTCCTACAGCTGGACAAATCAAAGCATGGAAGAAACAGTATGGTGAAGTGTATGTAACTTCTATTTCTTTTGATAAGCATATTATATGGCGCGTTCTTTCCAGAATTGAATACAAGCAGCTTGTTAAGAAGATGGAAACCCTAATGCAAGCTGGTCAACTATCTAATGCAGAAGCAAATATGTGGAACGAAGAAGCAATTTCAGAACTCTGCATTCTATTCCCATCATACGACAAGCAGGCTCTTACTGGCGACATGGCTGGTCTTCCTTCTCTTATCTCACAAGAAGTTCTAGAGGCTTCTGGATTCGTTGCCCTAGAGGTTAGACAACTCTAAGATGTTAGATGCAGGAATTCTTTTTGAGCTAAAGAAAAAACACGGTTCAATATTTCAGACCGAAATAAAACGGATCTGAAATAGTATTTAAAGAATTAACTTTCTCCGAGTTTGATAAAGTTGCAGCGTACAAGAGTACTGAAGGTATATCTTCTGCTGACGCAGAAGATGAGATTATTAGAGCATCCGTAGTTTATCCTGAGGATTTTGATTTAAACAAATTTCCACCTGGAGCCATTAGCTCTCTAGCTGAGCAAATAGTTGAATTTTCCGGCTTTGCATCAGCACGCACAGCTAAGCGAATTTTAGAGGAAAAAAGAGTAATAGCTAATCACGTTAGAGGCTTAATGAAAGCCTTTGTTCTGGCTACTATACATACAGATACTCCAGAGTTCTTAGACTCATTGACATATTCAAAGCTAGCAGAAAGAGTTGCATTAGCAGAAAAGATAATAGAAGTTCAGCAGGCAATTGCTGGAATCGAATCTACGAATGTAACTCTATCTTTAATCGATCCTCAGGAGGAAAGAGAAAAAGAAGCTCAATCAGCTGCTAGACACAATGCTTCTAAGGTAGAGGGATCAGCAACATATAGTGACCCAATTGCTCAAAAACTTTGGGGTATGAGTAGATAAAAAAGGGGGTGACTAATGCAGAGAGATAGAGGACCAATCCATAATATTGGATTTGGCGTAACTTCTAGAGAATTCTCCACAGGAGATGATACTCAAAATGGTCCATCTCCAGATTCTGGCTACGTTAGTAGAGCCCTAGAGGGTAGACCACTAGTAAAGATGGCTTCAGCCATGATTGCAACTGGTGTTGCAGCCACAGTTGCTGGAAAATTTGTAAGAGGTGGTGGCCTAAAAATACGGAAAAGCTTTTACCGAAAGAGCAGCAGCATCTGCTGAAGGCAGCTTTATATCTAGAGCTAATTATGGTTTATTAAAAGCAAGAAGCATACTTGACGAACTTGAGGGAGTGACTCGTTTAGAAGAGGGAAAAACAAAATTAGTTTTTGATTCCGCTGGAAAACTTCAAACAGGTTACGAAGGACACAAGAGCATTGTTAATGCCGGGTACGCATTTGGGGCAGAGCGCAAAGGTGCCTCATCAACCGCCACATGGCACTATAGAGATGAGCTTCAGCAGAGACTAGTTCGTCAAGCTAGAAGACTACCGTACGAAGTACCTGCTTTTTATGCAGCAGATAAATATATAACTAAGCCATTATTTGGTAACGGTGAAGAAGATCTTGGACCAAAAAAGAAATGGTATGATCCATCTAGAGGTGTAGATATAGCTAAGGATCTAGCTAAGACAACTCTATTCCAAATGGGTGGATTTATGTTGCCAACAGCTGCGGCTGGTGCAGCAAAAGAAAGCTCATTAAATTTTTATAGAACAGCACAAGAAAGACTAATGGCAACAAACGCCACTGGTTATTCTACAATAAAAAATACAACAAAACATGCTATATATGAAAAATCTTTAAACCTAAAAGGAATACTTGAAGGTGTTGGTCACGACTTATTTAGCGTATTGGATAAGTCAATTAAGTTTTCGGAAAGATCATCTGGAGCTTTGTCAAGCGCATTTATTGCAATGACAGATATTCACAAGAACCCAGTTGCAGCTCTTTATTCACAGAGGCATGGTTCTACTGCAGCACCTGGTGGAGCAAAAGCTCCTAGAAGACAGGTAGTGCAAGATTTAGCTAAAGATATATATAGAGGCAATAAAACAAAACTAAATCAAGTAGATGTAAATAAACCACTACAAGGAACGCAAATAGATTCAATGCTGGATCTGATTCCTGGTTATAAGGCAGTTAGGCAAGGTGCAAAATCAGCACATGAGCAATATCAAAAACTTTCTTTTGCTCAATCATTCTTAGATAAACCTGGAACAAACTGGACTGAAATACAAAAGGGTTTTGGAAAAATTCTTGGAGTTGATAGAGCGACTCCATCTGGTGCTCGAGCAATAGATTCTTCACTTGGTGAATCAATATTAAATATTCAAAGAAAAAGATCATCAGATGTATTTAGTCTTTTAAATGAATTCAACACTAAAACAGGTGGAGAGGGACCAACAAGCACTTTCTTAAAAATGTTGAGACAAGGTGCTTACAAAGACAGATTGCAGCAGCAGTTAATAGAAGGTGGGCTAGATGAATCTGTTGCCAAAAATTTTACTGCAAACCTTACTGTCAGTGATGATATCTATAGAGTAGTTTCATCCAAGAAGACTGGTGGAAGTGTTAAAGAATCCATTAGCCCAACCGAACGATTGAGAATGGGTAAAGAAGAAATCGTTGGAGAAGATTTTTTTGGTCAATTAATTAATAGATTTAATTCTGGAAAATATGGAAAAAATAATCCAATACCAGATGTGTTTGACGCAGATAAACTAAGAAAAGCTGTAAAAGCAACAGATAACATTTTATTTGACGAAGCTGCATTTAGTCGCAAAGGCTTAAACGTTGGCATAAACACAGCAAACGCACACGAGTCAGCTAGAACAGTTTTTGAAAAAGAAGTATTCTCTTCTGTATTAAAGCCGCAAAAATTAAACAGAGGAAATTATTTAGATGCAGCTGGAGATTCAGTTCAAGCAAGTCAGCTTAGAGCTGAGATGGCTAGAAGAGCTGGAAAAGTATTTGGTTTAGACGAGTCAATCTTAGGTGATGCAAATAAGCTGCAACAAGCATTAGGTGCTCGTGGAATAGATGTAAGAAATGCCTCTCAACTTAGAGGCTACTTAATGAATAATAAGGAAATGGTTGCTGGTCCAACATCTGGATTAGCTGGACTCTTTGGATTAAAAGGTCTTACCGTAGACGATTTTCTAGATAGAGAAAAACTAGCTTACCAAACAATTACAGGCCAAATAACAGATCCATCACTTCAAAATTCTTTAACCAAAAATATACTAAGCGGAGATAATAGTGTTGAGCTAGGTATATTAAATAGAATTAAAACATCTTCTACTCAAACTACGTTAAGTAATGTTAAAGGATATTACACGTCGGGCGATCAGGTAGTAAACTTTAATCCAATTAGATCTGGAATTAGAAAAGTAACAGAAGCTTTAGCTACTGAAACTAAAGTTCCAGTCATTGGGATTAACCCAATGCAAATGCTGGGTTATAAAGATTTTGCTGGAATGGCAAAAGCTGGAAAATATCAAGTAACCTCAGGAGCAGCAAGTCAACCATTTGTTAAAGGTTCTAAGGCAGATTTCTATACATGGCATAGTACTGGTGGCTTTCTTGGCACAAAGGGAAGACTATATGGTCACACAGGTGCTACCGCTACAGCTTTAGAGGGAACATATAGGCCAATTCCAACAGCGGTTTCATCAATGTTTACCAGCACCGCAGAACTAGCTGCAGGGCAAAGGACTCAGCAGAGTCGCACTGCAACAGGTGTGATGGGAAAAATCAGAGAGCGTTTAGATTACGCAGATGAACAACCAAACTCTTTATTTAGATTTTTTGGAAGACTAGTAAATAGACAAGCAGACGTAGAAAACGATGCTGTAATGGCCAAATTAATGTCTGGAAAAGTAGATGAGACATTTTCAATTGGCGGATTTGGAAAAAGGAAGAATTTACAATTACGTACAGAGTTAGATGATGCCGGAGAAATAGCTAGATATAATTTACTTGATGTTGATTCGGGAGCACAAGTAGCATCACATTCTCAGTTAATGGAATCATTTACTAGATTTGCAAATAGGCAATTAAGTTATGGAACAAACAAATCAGTTCAAAGAGAAGTGCTTGGTTCCTTTACGCCAGAAGATCTTGCTGGTCTTAGTGTCGATGATTTTGTTGGAATATCAACTCCAGCTCAAGCAAATAGAGTCTTTAGCGCATTAAATGATGTTTTAGAATCTCAAAGAAAATCACTGGCTACAGGAAATGAAACTGCTTTAAAGAGATATCAAGATGTAAGTAAGGCATTTGCTAGAATTAAATCTTTTGCAGATATAGATGATTTCTCGCAGCAATCAAAGATGTTTGAAAAATCATCTAGCATTGTAACTAAAGGCGATGAAATGTCGTCAGAAGTATTTAGATTTCTTCTAGAAAGAAAAGCAATACTAACTGGCGATCCACTAACGGTAATGCAGAATGTTACTTCTGCTGTAGATGATTTAGCTGCAAGAGGAATTATATCTTCTGCACAAAAAGCAGAAGCACAAGCTTCAACTTTGTCTACAATATTCAACCTAACAGCATTCGAAACGTATAGATTTAGTCCTGGAGCTGGAACTCCGTTAGCAAAAGAAAACCTAGAAGGAACACTGCAAAATCCCTTAAGAAGATTTCAAGAAACTAGAGACTTATTAAGTAAGGGTACTTTAAAGAGTTTATTAGATCCACACATTCAAGGTGATATAGTTACCACTGGTCAGTCTTCATTAGTATCTCAAATTGGTATAAATAAACCATTTGCTTTCTTTAAGAAAAATTTGGGAATGGGCAGGTATGCCGAGAAACCTACTGCTAGTCCTTTATCTGGACAATCTGGTCCAGAAACATTTGCCTTTGTCCCAACGTTTGGAACAGCTCTTAAAAGGAATCCAAAAGCTGCACTGCTAAGTGCAACGGGAATAAAAACATATGGAAATGAAGAAGGCTTCTCTTTAGCATCTGTTCCAATATCTCATGGTTTTAATAGATTAAATAGATACTTTGGAAGCGTTGGTTCTAGTCTAGACGCAGATAACTTCCATGGTCCTCTGGACATGTATTTCAGGGGAATGAATGCGGAAAGGGTTTTACCTGCAGTTGCAATAGGAACTACTGCATTAGCTATAGATAGAACAGCAGGCGGATATACGCAGCGTAAAGATGAAAGAGGAGAAAGGGTATATTCTCCGCTAGTACTTGGTGCAGCAGCTAGAGTTGGAGTAGAGGCGCAAGCTGCAATCTCTGGTGTTATTCCAGGTGGAATGGGCTACGGGCAAAAAAGACAGCAACTGTTGTCTGGCGAAGTGGCGATAAGAAAAGGAAGATTCTGGCCTTTAGGTAATACAAAATTTAGTGGTGGAAAAATAGAATACTACAGACCATCTTGGTACAGAAGACTGCAAGGTGGAGCGATGTTTACATCAGACACCTATGGCAGTCCAATGGAAAAGATGTTATATTACAATGACTTTTCTCCATTAAGACCATTAGATCCTTATAGATTTGAAAAAAAGCATTATGAAGATAGACCTTATCCTGTAACTGGAGAATATTTTTCTGGTCCATTTGGCGCAGCTGTACCAATCTTAAATGCAACTGTAGGAAGAATCTTAAAACCACAAAAGGTAATGCACAAGCAGGAATTAGATAGAGCATTATCTAGTTATGTCCCAGTTGGCGCCAGCGGCGCCTACATGCCTCAGGAGACTCCTGGTAACGTTGGCTACGTAGAACAAAGGGATCCAGCTGTTAGCTATCCAGCAGCTCGTCCAGCACCGTATGGTGGAAAACCACTTAGGTTTATATCTCCACTTTCAGACTACGCTGAAGCAGCCGCTTCGTCTCCAATTGGGAGTACCGCTGGATCTTATAATATTTCTCGCTCAAACCAAGTATTAGCTAACAGTAGCGGATCACTTAACACCGCAAGACGATTAGTTCGTGGTCAATCAGGGGCACAAAACGATGCATTAGCTGCTGCCGCATATCAAAGAGTTCCCGTTTCTACACAAGTGCAACCAGTTCAATTTGGTCCACCAGCAGGACCTGGTATTATGCCAGCAAAAATTGTTGCAGCAGGAATGCCAATAAGATCTGGAAGTAATGAATTCCTATCTGGAGAACTTGGTTACAGACTGCAGGAAACATTTGGTATATATGGTTTTGCTGGTGGAAATATAAGATCTGCTTTTGGTTTTGGTTCATATGACTTTGAACCAGATAAATCAGTTTTACAATCAGCATCAAAAGCATATGGTACCACTAGAGCTTTTTGGGATTTAAACTTAGGTGGATTAGGAGACGTACCTCTTCAATCTGATGGTGCTCTTGGAAATGTTGAAGCTTCTGAAATAATAAGAAGATTTATTCCAAAAGAAAGAACTAATGTTAATTTCATTAACCCGATTAAAAACACGATGGGCGAACAGTATCCGTTCCTTCCCAATAGCAGTAACTTTATCGACTTTACTACAGGTGATCCATTCACAAAAGTAAAAGAAGGTGAACTAAGACTACCTGGTGTGGGTTACGAAAGATTTAATAGAATTTATTCAGACTCCAGTGGAAGATATGGCGCAGTAAATCAATTAGATATCCTTGCTGACGTAGCTCCATATTCAAAAGAATTCAGAGCTTTGAATTCAAGAATAGATAAAATGGGATTAGGTGAAGACGAAAGAATTAAAGTTGGACAAATAAGAGCTCAGCAAAATGCAATAGAGAACAGTAAAACTGATTTTACTCCTTACACAGAATATTCCACTCTTGAAAAGATAGCTAATCCAATACGAACAATAAAAGAATCTGTACTACATACAGACAACTTTATTAACAACAAATTTACTGGTGAAAAAACAGCAACTGAAGATTGGGAAAGAAGAAACGTTTATGGTTCCACATTTCCCGAATGGCAAAAACCAGTTGAAAGTTTTATTAAACCAATTTATTATAAAGGAACTCAAAGAAATCCTCTTTTAGCTGCTGGAATAGGCGCATTTGCGCTTGGTTCATTTGGTAAAACCAAGAGAATGCAAACAGCGCTTGCAACTGTTGGTGCAATAACAACAGGTGGTTATTCAGCTCTTCAGAAAATGAAAGAAACTAGATACATTCCGATAAATAGAAAAAAAGAATTAGCTCTTGAAGAGTATACTGATATTCTAACTTATGTAAAAAATAGAACAGCTGCAGCTAGAGCGGAAAAAGTTGGAGACATAGAATCAGCTAAACAGTTTATGCTGGCCAGCAAAAAAACAATGTATGGCGCAGACCTTGACACAAAGTCAATAGATCAATTAGCAGCAGCAATACCAAAAAGAAAAAGAGAACACTTTAGAGCAATGCTTGAAGCTCCAAAAAGTGAGAGAGGTCGAATACTATCTACTGCTGGAAGATTAGAAAGAAGAATATACGAGGCTGCATGGGGTATGCCAGTAGAAAGAAAGCCGGATCTAGTAAACTATTTTACTAGACACGAACTTCCTGGACCGGGTTCTGAAGTATGGCATCCAAATACAAATATGGAACACGTAAAAATAAAAATGGGCCAGTCAATGGGACTTGAAATGTCTCAAATGGGTTACTTCCCACAGCAAATAAAAGAAGCAAACTTAGTCAATCCTAGTTATCCAATGTTTGGGCAAAGTAATTCTTCTCCAGAAGATGTTAGATCTAAGTTGCAAAGATTAATGTTTGATATGGGAATAAGTGGAAATGTATCTCCAGTAATGAATAATTCAAATCCAGGTTCAGTAAATATTATGGCTGGGATAAGAGGCTAATCAAATGGTAGACGTAAATAAATCAACATTTGCCAGAAGTCTTGGTAGACCAATAAGCGAATTACCAAGTTCCCTTGTAACAAGTCAAGATATCTATGCAAGAGGTTTAGTAAGATTTGATAAAACTACTAACGAGTTGGTTAACACCATAACTGGAAAGCCTTATAAAACCTTAGAAGAGGCAATAGAAGCAACTAGTATATATGGTATTTCTGAAGTAAACGTATTTACTGGAGCAAGAGGAATTTTATCTCCCGATCCATCTGGTTATGGTCCTCTTTCTAATCTGACATCTAATATTAACGAATATCTAAGATTGGATAACCCAGAAGCAAAAGCATTTAGATCTAGGAATAAAATACTTAGTGATCTTGAAGGAAAAAATATTGAATTAGTAAGAGTTGGATATTCTAAAACTTCAGAAGAAACACTCGGTGCTATGTCATTACTCTATCACGATAATTTAAGTTATCCAGAATTAGCAGGAGATCGCTTTACTGCAGCTGCTAGGTTAGCATCAGGGGAACTTGCTGCTCCTGGATATTTAGCTTCTAGAGATGGATCTGCAATATTACTTAGGTTGAGATATCAAACTGATGAAGGGTACAAATTCTTAACCGGAGAAGAAACTCAATTATTAATGAATACGGTAGACTCTCAATTTTTTAACGTAGATAGATTAGCAAAACTTATAAACCCATTAAGTCCTGATGGATCTATGAATTTTGGAAAAGATGTAGAACAAATATTAGGTGGTCAACTTGGGAAATCCCAGAAAAGACAATGGCAAAGCTTAGTGCCAAGAAATATGGTTATCGATGAAACGGGAATTGATAAAATGGTTGACCATTTATCAACTAAGGTAGCTAGTAGGTTTAAGGACATAGCTCCGAAAACTCTTGAAGATTCATATTTATTTTATGATCCAGCATTAGAAACAACTTTAAAAGCTTTTGGCTTAGAAGAAACTTATACTAATACTTTATTAGGCAATACATCTCTCACCAGAGAGGGCAGGTTAGGGGTAATAAGAGAGAGGCTTGGAACACGAATTGCAATGGAGGGAGAAACAGCTCAATCAGCTCAGCAATATTTTCGTTCAGCGCTAGAACTTTCAGGATTAGATGGAGATGAAGAGTTTAATGAATTTGCAAATATAATACAATCTCAATTTAGAGAAACTATTGCAGATAAAAAAAATCAAAAAATATCACTTGATGATATTATATCAAGAATAGAAAAAGTATCTGGTAAAGAGGGTGTCCCCGCAGAACTTAAGGGTAAATATCAAACATATGTAAATGCTCTAAGTGAAATGAAAAAGATAGATGATGGTTCTGGTTTTATTACAGGTATACCAATGAGACAGCACGCTATAGAATTAAAGTCTTCGATAGAAGAAGCCAGAGCAATATTAAATGCAAAAACATATTCTGAAGGAAGTGATGAAGTCGCAATACTTACTGGAAAAATTAATGATTTTAGAGCGGAACTAAATAGAGTTGCAACTAATGCCGATGAATTTTTAGGCGGAGGAAAATTACTTTTAAGAGAATTTGAGCATGACACAGCTAGAATGTTCATAGGAAGAGGTCAGGGTAAATCTGTATTTGACTTAATACAAGGAAAAGTAGAACAACGTTTAGGTAGATTGGGTTACGTAGGTGCTGGCTCAACTGAACTCCTTAAAAAAGAAATTAGTTTTGGTAGATTAGCAGCTCCTGGAAGTGAGGAATTAGGTCGAAACGTTGGTCAACAAATTACAATGAACATAAGCACTGGGCATGGCAGGGACATGGTTTATAGCGAACCACAAGCTATGATATTTCATAGAGAGCAATATGGTCAGGATTTTCAAAGACAAGTTGGTGAATCAGCTGAAGCTCTTAAGGTAGAAATAAAAAATATTTCTGATGGAATAGTTAGTGAAAGAATGAGAAGGTCTATTATTTCAGACGCAGCTCTAGATGTAGAGGGCATGGATTTAGATACGCTCGTTGAGAGATTTGGAAGTAAACAAAAAGCACTTGATATCAGAACTACTGCAAGAAATTTGCAACAACATTTATCTTCTGGTACCGTAAGGGTTAATGAAATACCAGAGCTTGCTAACGAGCTGTTAAAACAAGCTCAAAGAGAAGCATTTAGAACGGGTAAAACATATAGAGCATTTAGACCAGGTCAAAACAATGTGGATGTTGAAATATTTAACTTCGCAATGCCTTACGCGCAAAGGCAAGCTATAGATACTGAAGGAGCAGTATCGAGACGTGGTAAGAAAAAAATTCTTGGCGTTACCGATGATACAACATTTGGTAGGTTCACATCTGATTCTGGAGATGAATTATCTTTGTTTAAATTTAGACATGTGGGACACAAAATGCTGATTCCAGATGTTGCAGCTTCGAGTCTAGGTTTATACGAAGCTGGTGGTGGATTCGACTTAGACGACAAGTGGATAACTAATTTACAATCAGTCAAAAATTCTCAAGGTGTAAGACAACTTGTAGCATTTGCTTGGCGTCAACCAACTGGTCCTCAGGAGTTTGCATTACTAGCGCCACATCTAGATGAAGATACCATAATGAGAATGTTTGGAGATGAAACTCAGATGGGCCAAAGGTTTAGAAATGTCTCCAACGCAGTATCTGAAATGATAAATGATAGAACTGGATTTATTCTTGGTCTTTCAGGTGATTTAAGTAATCAAGCTTCAGCTGAAGCGATGGAAAGTTTAAATAAAGAAGATAAAATATTTAAATACCTTAATTCGTTAGCCCATGGACAAAAACCTATAGCGCAACAATTTAAAAAATCAGCTGGAGATATAACTCAAGAAGATTTGCAAAGAGCCATATTTAAATTAGTTGACTTAAATGGAGAGGGAGAAACAGGAAAAATAGTTAACTTATTTGACGGAGAAGTAGGCGTTAACGTAGATGACTTTGCAAGAGAATACATGGGTGCTGGTGAAGGTGGAGTTAGTGCAGTAAAACATAAGTTCTTAAACATTGGAGGAACATCACAGTCTATACTTAAAAAAGTAGCTTCAACTAAAGCTGGAACAATGTTAAAGTTAAATCCAGATGAAATACTAAAATCTGGAGACAACGGACTCATAGCAAGCTATAGACAAAGTAACTTAACTCAGATTATGAAATCTTCAGCTACTCCTACAAGTGATCCAATTTTTGTAAGTAAAATTCAAACTATGTTTGATGACTTCGCAGGCGCTGGTTCTTATCAAGCAGCTAGGCAAGCAGCTGGTAGCGCAGTAACAGATATGGATTTTGCCATTAGATCATCAGGCGGTTTATTTAGATCAGCTAGTGAAAGAAACGTGGAAGAAGTAGTAATACGGAGTTAAAACCGCCTTAGACGCAATGTTCCAAAGAGCTAACGTTGCTTCAATGTCAGCTCCTACTGGTGAATTAGGTAAGTATGTCAATAGGCTTGGTTGGGCAGTTTCTTCAGAAGAGCAAAGACTTGCAGCCATTGGAAGAATATTAGAATATGCAAAAGGACCAAATGGAAGTGTAGAGTTAGAACAATTAGCTACAAGAATTCAAGCAGCTACATCCCTTGTCTTTAACCCAGAAGGCGCAATTGACGCAGGCGTAGGCGCAAAAATGAAAGTAAATTTATCTGCATCAAATAGTGATTTATTAATGGCATTCAATCTTACTAGAGGAGTTGGTTTTTCTGAAGAGATAGCTCAAAGAAGTTTGGGCAACGCATTATTTTCTTTGTTGTCAGCAGATGATAAAGAAAATAAACTTTCCGGCTTAGCAAAGAGAGCCGGATTAGTCGATGACTCTGGAAAACTTATTGGCTCAGCTGAAGAAGTAATGAGCAAAATACTTGCTAGGAATGATGAACTTAGTAAAGAACTAATAGGTATAGTAAACCTAGCGTCGGACAATGTTGGTAATGCCCTAGTTAAAAACACCGCACAACAGATGGGCATGATAAGAGCACTACAAGAGTTGTATCCTGATATAAAGTTTGACGGAATAGGAATGGTTGGTTTTGATCAATTTTCTTCAGACTTAAAATTATCTACAATTATAGATGACGCAGGGAATGGAGATATCAATACGGTTATAAATTCAATTGCTGAAGGCGCCGAAAGAGTAACAAAAATACTTAAAGTTTCTTTACCAGAAAATAGTGTGATATCTAAAATAAATAATATTGCGAGAGCTGGAGAAAACATTGCTGGTAGAACAGTTTCAGGAGAAGAAGCTAAATTTAATCTTTTAGAAATTTTTCAACTAGATGAAGAGGGAATGAGAAATTACGGAATAAAAGATCCAGTTACAATTATGGAAAATGTTAATGAAGACATACTCAAGTTCCAAAATAGAATGAAACAAAAATCATTTAACCCGTATGCTCCAATAAAAGGACTTGATCTTGCATTCGTTACACCAGAGTTAGATGCAGTAATGAAGCAATTAACTGGTGAAATTACAGCAAGTTTGAAAGATGGAAATTTGTATGGAAATTCGTATGGAAAATCAATAGAAGATTTGATAATACAAAATAATATTTTAGAACAAGTTGAAAGAACTAAAAACTTTAATAGAACAACACTTAATCCAAGAACATCTTTAGCAAAATCTTTAATGAGTCAAGGTATTGTAGACAGAGGTGAATTAGATGAATTAAAAAATATTCCCTCAAAACAAGCATATAGAAGTCTTAAGGAAAGAGTTACGGCAAGCCTTACATTGTCAAGGGACTCAGCTCAATTACAAACTAGAAGAGCTGTTCAAAAATTTTTCACAGACTACACTCAAGAGTTTCAAAATGTTGGTCCAGGAAGTAAAATGGAAAACGTAGAAGATGTTATGGATAGACTTCTATTCGAAATAGAACAAATGAAAAATGCAAGTCGTGTCCGCAATCCTACTATAATTCAAGAAGTTCAAACCACTATGGGCACAATGCTTGAAGCAGTTCTTAAATCAGATGAAGCAATCGAAATCGCTATACCCGGAATGGAAAAATTTTCTGTTCAAAATTTAGCTTCTTATGTTAGAACTAATAATGAATTAAGATTAACTAAAGGATTTGCGGCACAACAAACAAATGATATGGTCGCTTTAATACAAGCACTTTCAAGTAAACGCGCTATTGAACGGTATGAGCGCTGATCCAAATCTATTAGTTCCAAAAAATTTAATGGATAAAGATTTTTTATCTAATCTATTTAAAACAGATGTAGGTTCAGCAACAAATGCTGAAACAAGAATTTTAGGATCAATACCAAAATTAGTTAACGCAGAAGAGGTACAACGAGTCTTAGATGATATGAGCGGATCGTCAATAAAGATGGATCTCCTAGAAGACTTTCTTGCCTTTAACGAAGATCCTATAAGAACAGAAAATATAATCGCTGAAAGAATCAGAAACGCTGCTGCTGCAGAAGGTATAAATGATGAGAAAGTAATCGCAGCAAGAATCTCAAATAGACAAAGAACAATTGGTTTAATCAGACAAAGATATACTGCACTAGAAAGTCAAAAAGAAGAGGTGTATCAGCAATTTAAAAGATTTGCTGAAGATGGCGGTGCAGTAACAGCAGAGGGAGTAATAACTCCTCGTCTAACAAAAGAAGCCACTGAAGATTCAATGGGAACAATAAGCGAATCAATAGAAAGTATGATGAAAAAATTCATTCGCGAAAGTGAAGATGAGGAAGCCAGAGCTGCTAGGGCAGCGTCTCAATCGTTTGCTGAAATTGGTCCATTGGCTTCTGGAAAGTATACAAGAATACAGGACTTCATTAAGTCACCACAAATGAGAGAAATGTATCAAGGGGCTTTAAGAAATAAGGGAAAGATAGCTGGCGTAGCTGCAATCGCTACTGGACTAGCAATCTTTGGTTCAATCAATAAAAAAGAACACACACAAGAAGCAATGTCTGGACCTCCTTTGCTACCTGGTGGAAATCCTTATGAAAGAATTCCAACTCAACAAATGCAAATACCTGATGCTCCAATAGCTTCTGGGAATCAAGGAATGTCTTATAACATATCGGTTAACGGCGATCAAGGACAGATGGAAGAATTTATGAATAGAGCGCGGATTAGTAACAAATGGACAAGTTAGAGGTACTATGCATGATAGCCTACCTTCTCTAGGACGCGATCCCTACAACGATATAGCGGGTTCTTTTTAATTTTATATTAAAGGATAAATTAATTTATGTCAGATGTGAATCCAAATATGCTAGAAGTAGCTAAAAAATTAATTCCAGATATAGAAGAGAACATGCCAGCCTCTGTAAGAGAAGCTTTTGAAGCTGGAAAAGTTAAAAGTATATTTAGAACTGGGATGGGAGATATAAATCCCGAAACGGGTATGAGAAATTCCACTCGCGGTTCAACTTCGCTTCCATCATCTCACTACTTCCTATTAGATGACGGAAGAGCTGCTAGGTATGGAGTCGATGACGGAACAGGTCATCTGTCATCAGATACTCCTCGGTTTAGGATGGCTAGGAAATCGAGCTAGCGTTCCTGACAATATAGCAACTCAAGATGATCCATTTGTTTTTGATAGGATCTTTTTTGGCGATAAAGATGAACTTGGTTTAGGACTTGGAAAGAATATTGACGAAGCATTAAAATCAGGATCGGGAATAACTAGTGATCCAGTTTTAGGAAAAAATATTTATGAAACACTTTCAGAAGATGGAATAATTACCACAAGTCATGGTGGAAATAGGGTAAAAGATGTCTACAGAAGCGATGGCACAGCAACTTTTTTTGAAGACGCTGCTAATCCTATTTATGGTGTAAAAGCTAATCCACCAATCACAGCCGCAATAGAAGATTTAGATTTTGTTGAAAAACAGGGTAAAGTTCTTCCTGTTAGATTACCTAAAATGAAACCAGGTGCTCTCCCTCTTACTCCTGCGACTTCTCCTTCAGCAGCTCCCTCGTCATCAACTGGGCGACTTAGACGGAACCAGCCTCTCTGCTGAAACACCAGAGGAAATCTTTCAAGCTGAATCTCAAGCCAGAGCTAACGCTATGTTTGATTCTGATTATGCAGCACATCAAGCAGGGAAAAAAGCAGATAGATTAAAATCCTTAGCAGAAAATCCAGATGATCTTTATGCAAAGTATTTAGACCATGTTGGTAGAATAAAATCAGAAGGTGGAATTTTATCTCCGGACAGTATTTCTCTGCGGAGGTGGTTTCCCCGATGCCTACATAAATGATCCAATTTCAATCGGAAGAAAAGCATTAACCGATCTTTCGCATGAGGTTGAAATACCTAATGCAATTAATGAACTAGAAAGTATACTAAACACTAATACTAATTACGCACATCAAGCAATATTAAATGAAGCTAAAGATAATCGCAATGTGGTGGTTAATGGTGAGACTTTTCAAGATTTAAAAGCCAATCCTAAATATAGCCCATCTGGTTCTGCAACTATTGAAGAAATTGAAACGGTTCTTAAAAAAGAACAAGTACAGATGATGAGATCAAGAGCTTCAGGTCTACCAACCGGGTCTGCCGCAGTAGCAGATTCTAATGCCAGAGCAGCAGCAGCAGCAACTAAAAAGCCATTGATTCAACCAGACAAAGCTGATTTCCTGCCACAACAAATGGTTAATGGAAGATCTGTAAATAAGGTTCCTTCAGCAATGTCAGTTGAAGAACTGGTTGATAGAAGAGCTAAAGTATATGATAAATTACTAGATCCAGAATATTCTAATGTCCACCCAAGTTCTACCGGTACTGGCGCAATGCACAATGTGGATAGGGGCACGATAGGGCACATAGATACAGAACTCGCTAAACGCGGAGAAGATATTTCAATGCTTCCTGATGCTCCAGCATATGATCCAGATTATGTTTCTGGATCAGGTAAAAGAGCTCCATATTTAAGATCAAAAATAGATGAAGCCGCAGCTCAATCAGAAGTGATTATAGCAGGAGCCTCAGATACTGCTGCCGCTGCATCTACAGCAGCTACCATGGAAGCAGATAACTTAGCTTCTACTGTAACTGCAGCAGCTTCAACGCGTTCAACTGCTCCCGCCGGTGCTGCAGCTGAAGCTGTAGTTGCTGGCGGCAGTGCAACAGCGGTAACTGCAGCTGCTACAAAAGCATCTAATGGTATTTTAAATATAGGTAAAAAAATAATTTCTAAACCCAAGAATATGGCAGCCATAGGAGTTGCAGTTGCCGCAGGAGCAATTGCATTTCGGAGCAACTAAAAAAAGTAGTGGATCAAATCAAGCAAACATGCACGGATATTCCCCAGAATCGCAAGCACCATCTGATCCAATGAGAGGTTCATATGAAGGTTATATGAATTCATCTCCAGCTTATGTACAAGCTAATGGAGCTGGCTACGATAATCCAGCTAATCAACAAGCTAGATATAGACAAAAGACATCATCGATATTAGGAGACGCCCCAGCATTTACTCCTATTTCAAATAATATGAACAACTCTGCTATAATAGATAACTATTCAAGTTCTTTAAAACAAAACTCTTCTGGAGATAGATTAAATAAAATGAACCATATTGAAAGAATGTTTTAGGTAGCATCTATGACCATAAATCAACAAGCATTCGATTATATAAAAGAACAGTTTACCACCAAGCAGCAAGCAGACGATTACGTTCTTGAGATTCAACAGATAACATTAAATGTAAATTCAAATACAATTGAAACAGCAGCATTAGCTAAATTACAAACAGTTCTACCTGGCTTTCCTGGTACGATAGGCGTGTGGGCCGGTGTCGCACAGCTACCACAGGGTATTAAAATTGCTCCACCTGATTTTAACGACGTTGCTTGGCGAAATGCAGCAATTAGGGCACTTAAACGACAGGATACAAGAACTGGCGAAAATCCAGTAGATTATATAGTCAACAGCATTCTGAAGAAGTTTGATGAAAAAATACCAACTAAAAATATTGACCTAACAGATGTAGCTTATGCAAAAGCATTTGAAGCATGGTATGCAGGTGTTGGCAAGAGCGGCTCATGCTGGAGTGCAATAGAGTCAGCCACGATAATGGCTAGTTTTATTGGACAAAGAGTAAAAGATTTTAATATAGGTAGTGATAATCCAGCAGACACACCACAAACACCAGAAGATGTTCAAGAGCCTCCAGCCGTTGAAGAGGATTTACTTGGTCCATCAATAGAAAGAGCAGCGGTTTTAGAAGAATTTATATCTCGTGGAGCAGCTATAATTGGTTTTGATCATTCCGATAGTTCTTATTCTTCAATTTCTTCATATTATGAAAGCCTAGTAAGAAAAAACAATGCAAGTTTTGTCTTTGATAAAGCTTTTCAGGATAATTATGTTAATCAATTTATAGCAGTTGCATCTCCAACTATGGATATAATTAAATTGAATGACACTTATCAAAAATCTTTATTTGATAAAATTGAAGCGTCAGGTCTTTTTGACCTACTAAGTTATATTGACGCAATGCAAGCATATGGTAGATCTAGATTGTCTACTCTTGAAAGAGTTAAGGGTAGCGCCGGTGCAGCAAACGTACTAGATGGAGTAAGAGATACTGGTTGGCTTCAACAGCTTACTGTTGTCCTACAAAGACTCTCTAGAGACCCCGTAACATTAGCTACCATCTATAGATACTTTCCAGAACTAGTTAACTTTTTCTTTGCTGCGCTAGCAGCAACTGCTGACTATTCAAATGATGGAAAAGGTGGCGGATCAGAAGATCCACTTAACGATGGTCAAGCAGTATTAAATGATTTGATGGCTTCTCTTGGTCAGGTTAATGGTGAAAACATTTTTACCGGTGCATGGGATCTCATTAATACTGGTCAAAGAATAGAAAAAGCTATTGCAGAATTTCCATTTAGGCAAAATATTCCACCATCTTCTCCAGATATATTTCATCTTAGATTAGGCGCATCTAATTTTTATGTTCCACCAATTGGCATAGATGTTCAGACGCAGTTCAAAACAAGCAGTTTAGGAGAAGGCGCGCTAAGACAAAAAAACAGTCCAAAGTTTAACTCCGGATACAAGCATACAACTATTAGTATGCAACTATTCTTTCCTAATTATGAAGAGATATGGGGTATCTCAATTGAGGACGCTTCAAAGATTAGCCTTAAAGATAACTTCACAATAGATTTTAGTGGTAATGGTGACAATGAAGAAAAGATAGATAAGTTCCTTTCCTCATTAAGAGGTCTAGTTGCTGCATTTAAGTATGCGCCATTTCTTCCGATTAGAAATCATTATTTAAATTCTGTATACGGAATAACAGGTGTCGCACTACATGGTATGTCAATTTCTACAATACCAAGTTATCCTTTCGCGCTAGTAGTCACATTAAATTTATATAACTTTAACCATAAGCCATTCTTACCAATGCTTAATGACTTTAATCAAGCAATACATTGGGGTAAGTTTAGGCAGTATATGGGTAAGGCAGCTGGAGCTCTTCATAATTATATAAATGAAGAATTCTTAATGTTTGGCAAAGAGGGTCTCCTTAATGCAACAAAAGACGCAATGGTTTCAGTTGCCGAAGCAATGCTTGACACCGATAGAAATGGAGATGTCACTCAGGACGACCTGAGAGGCATGCAGGCGGCCTCTGATAGGCTCTCGGCTCAAGCTGGGATATCTCCTTCTAAGATCGTTAACGACGCTCTCTTGGGCTATAAGAACGAAGTGTTTACGACTAACGTAATTAGAGAATGGACGAATGGTAGCAACTTATCATTCTATATGCCAGCTGAAACTCAAACTAAAATATTTACTCCAGATATATCTGGATTTAGATCTGATGAAGAAAAAGGTTTGACTGATACAGGTAGAAGTTTCTGGAATCAAATGTTGGCTAATTTTGGTATTGATATTAATGAATCAGCTGGATACCATAGAACATTAGATTCAGTTATAACAACCTCTACTGGAAATATTGTTGAGTTTACTGTTAACCAAAAAATATTACAAAGTATTGACATATTAACTGCAGGAAGAAATACAACAGATTTTCAAAAAAAGGCTTATGATTTTATTATAACAAGTTTTATATTTCAAAATCCACAACTTGATTCAGGTAGAAAGTCTTATTTAAGAGATTTTAGTAGAACAGAAAACGCATATGAGGATGTTGAAAGATATGTTTTTGGGGCAATAGTATTTAAAGATGAAACACTATCTGAAATAAAATCTTTCTTTAAGAATAAGGCTCTGAGCACAAGTTCTTATCTTGACTTTATGGTTGACGAGTATTTACAGAAGAGAGCAGTAAATGCAGGAAAGACTACCGACACCGAATGGAAAGAAAAAGAAAGATCAATAATTAAAGATCAGTTTGCCGCAGGGTATAGCGCTATGGTCTATGAAAGATTCTTTAAGGCTGGACCAATCAGAGATTTGATGGAAGCAGCTAGAGAAAGAAATGGAAGTTTCCACATAAGAGAGTGGGAAGTTCCAATGATAAGAGTTGACATAGATCCAGCCAACGCAATTGTTACTGACGTCTCCATCTCAATGAGTAACAACATAATTCCACTACAAGTTCAAATGCAAGACGAGCCAACCTATCAACACGTTGGTGGTGGAGATAGTTATATAAATATTTCCATGAAAGTTTTTGGCGAAAAAGAATTAATAAAATTAAGAAAAATATTTGATCACATTAATGGATTAGCCAGACTTGAGCACGCAGCTGGAGTTATGGGTTTCTTGGGAATTAAGAATATAATAACAGCTTTAGCTGGAGTTAAATATGTTCTTCCTCTCTCGTTTAATGTTTCAACTATACCAAACTTCCCACACGTTTATGATGTTTCTTTAAGATTGGTAGACTTTGATATCTTCCAGCAAAAGCGTGAACAATTATCTTCCGAGCAACAGAGGAAGATGATTGAAGAATTTGGGACAAAGAAAAATCCATTCTTAAGAATGAAGCAACTGTGGGGATCGTTTAACTCATACCCAGACTTTCCTTTAGAAATCAGAAATAAGGATAGCGAAGTTGTAGGATGTCTTGATCCAGATTTTTACTTTAGAAGTTTTGAGATGTTTGACAGAGACGTTATACATAGCATAACCGATAATAAGGGCAAGCTTTCTAGACTCAATGTATTTAACGTTGATCCCTCTCAAGAAGTAACCGTAGTAACTCAATATGGATCAACCTCATATAAAGGCTCTGCGGTTATTGCTAAGTTTAGAGAGTATATATTAAACGATCAATTAGATGAATTAAAAGCTTACTCTAGAGGAACTTTAGGATTAAAGGCTTCAGAAACTGCTTCTTATATATTGCAGGTTTTAAAAGATGTTGATCAACCTTATGATAAATTCTTATTAAACTATGTAGACTCTTTAGATGAGGGTGAATTTGATAGTAAAGATTTAGCTGATTCTAGTTGGAGAATATCTTCAGGTCAGTTAAGAGGTGGAGATTTATCAAGTTCTAATGAAGAAGCAAGAGCAAAATTACAAGCCGCGTTATCCGGAAATCAAGAAAAAGATGGTTTTGCAGAAGACGCTTATGTAAGCTTTAATCCAGATGAGCTAGACGCGCATGCTATTATAAATACTTTTCCAGCAGCATCTGGACCTAATGATACAAAAATTCCATCAATGATGCACACCGCAGACGGGTATCAGTTTGGATATATAGATAAAAAGAATGGAAGATTTTACCTAACTGTAGATGACGTTGCTGTTAAAAAAGATAGCTCAATTGAATACGTGGGTATAACCGATACTCAAACACCAGATATCGGAACAACAAAATCTTTAACAGGAGTTCCTGGGGCAAAAGCATTATCTGAATATCAGTATTCATATTCGTCTGGAGACGAGGGTAGACCAGAGACAATGAAGTCAAATGGTAACTCAAAGAGTGTTACTGATCACTGGGAAAAAATGATGATAGATACTCAGTACAGAGATATATCCGGAAGAATGATTAGAGCATTTCCCACCTATATGCTTTGGTTAATAGATGAGAAAAATTTTGCTGGTACAAAACTATTTGATAACTTCTACGGATTGCAATCTATAATAGATTTTTCTATAGTATCTTCTGAAGATATCCTAGGTGACACACTGGTGTTTAGAGCTTCTAACATGTACGCAAAGCTTTCGACAAAAGAAGCTACAACAATATTTAGCGGAAGAGGCGAGACAGAAGATAATCCTGGTGTAGATAAGCTATCATTAACTTCTGGCCTTGAACAAGTAATAGATAGAACTTTAAATTTTGCAAGAAATCAATTAGGCCATATGGAAAGTCAATATATTGTTGACATAGAAAATATGAGACTTAAGCCAGGAGTAAGAGTTCATTTAAGAGTTGGCTATGGTGCAAATCCAAACTCACTTCACACACTATTTAATGGCATAGTAACTGAAGTTGAATTGGGAGAAATAGTTACCGTTACATGTCAGTCTGATGCCATTGAACTTAGTCCAGTAGTGAACTCTGTTGACAAAAAGGGTGATAGTGGACATATAGACGGAGGGTTAAACACCGGACTCTACCTATCTGAACCAAGAGACTTGATGGTTAGACTTTTGTCAATGGGCACCTCTAGAACAAGAGAAGCTTTTGCGCATGCAACAAGAGGAGCTGTATTTTCTGAAAATAAATTTGGAATTAAACATTTTGGAACAATACTCTATGAGCCATTAAATGACATAGAAAGAAATAGAATCTCTGGCATAAGAAACGCATCTTCAGACGCTTTATTGGCAGTTGGTCAAGGCAGTGGCATAACTGGTGGGGCTGGTACAGTAGCTGGTGTATTGAATCCATTTGGCGATAATTCAAATGGAACTGGAATAGGTGGATCGCCATTTGGTATTGACGTAAGATTACCAATGGTTGGAATAATGAGAACGATGTGGTCAAACTTCGCATCACAGCCAGATCTAGAATTATTTAAAAGAAATATTTATCCAGGAAATGGAACTGGTGTAGCTCAATTCCTTGGCGGAGATCTAGGAGACGGTTGGTCAAACGCAGCATCACTAACTCCAGAAGACATGCCGAATCCAAGATTAGAATACTTAAACAGACTCACAGATTCTTCTTGGAATAATCTACTCCAAAGATATGATTCAGGATCCGAAAACGCCTCAGCTGCAATAGACAACCTAACACAGGGAATGGAAGCAAGAGCTAGCGGTGGAACTGCGGCTAACATACTTGGTGGTGGATTACTAGCAGCAGGAGCCGCGTTAGCCATTGGTACAGGCGGCATTGCCCTTCCATTTATAGGTGGAGCTATGGCAGTTGGCGGAGGGGCATCTTTGCTTGGAAGCTTAACTGGTAGAGGCGGTGTAAATATTTGGAAAACATTTGGACTAATCAGCGATCTTGATGACGACATGCCAGGCTTTGATGAAGTTTCATTTAGAGCACAAACATATATGAAATCTGTTTGGGATCTTTTCCAAATGTGCGCAAGACTACTTCCTAACTATATTGTTGCAGTAAGACCGTTCGAAGATAGATCAACAGTATTCTATGGCAAACCACACTGGTTATACACGTCAGCAGTAGTTCCAATCACTACTGGTTTTCCTTCTGAAAAAAGAGCCGTAGAACTAGGACTAAAGACCCCAAGTTATAGAAGTCCAGATTCTGAATTAATGGATCTTTTAACAAAGGTTAATAAGCAGTCAAACTCTACTGCTGATTATGAAGCAATGAGGCAAGCACAAAATCCAGCAATATCTATTTCTGAAATAGTTAAACAGCAATCATCATATTCAGATATATATGCACCAGCCGGAATACTAAGAGGTAAGGTAATTAACTTCCTAGACCCTTCAAGAACCACATATTATGGAAGTAAGAATAGCACTACGTTATCAGTTAATGCAGATAGTATGGATAGGCAACTGGCAGGAAAAAAGAATGATATTTTGTCAGAAATACCCAAGAGTAAAGGTTACGTAACAGTTGGTTTTCACTTGCCAATAGATTCCAGTGGAAAAGCATCTGAGTTAGATATTGAAAAAATGAAAAATATACACAAAGAAATACCGCAAATGCCGCTTAGGTTTTCTTTTCCATTTTTTACAGACAGAGTTGCTGGAGCAGCTTTATTGGATTACGCATTCTATGCATTAAGTAGCAATAGGTCAGGAGAGGGTGATGACAGACTCAAGACTGGAACCATACATGATGGTGATAAAGATTTTGAAAAATTAGGCAATGATACTCTATATACAAGTTTAATAGATACGGAAGCAGGCTTAATTGCTGGTTCACTAACAGATAATCGTGAAGGTGGCTCCGCAGATGAGTTTGTTATAAATCTTGCAGCAGTTTCATTTACTGCAGCACTTAATCCAATTAATACGTTTGGTAACGATAAATTTATATTTGACTTAAGTACAGATGGAGCCATGGGAAGTAAGTCGCTAATAAGAATGCCACTACCCTCTTTGCGAGAGCAAAGTAGAGGATTAAATCCCCTTGAGGGATCTTGGGAGTACGAGTATATTAATCAAAATGCAATTACTTCTGGAAGCCCATTTAGCTATAGAGATTGGGGATCTCCAACTAATGCACTTGATGAACAATTCTATATAGCTATGAGATGGCCATATGAAATAACTGAAGATAAAGATGATGAAATATTTAAAAAGTTTAAAGATAAATACTTTTCAGATAGAGATGTAAATCAGTTTTATGGAAAACCAAAAGATTATAAGAATAGAAAAGTCTTAGTCTATAGTCCAACAACTAGAACAGCTGTTGTATGTAAACCAGCTTACTTCTTATGGGGTACCGACAAAGCAGATCTCATAACTGGTAACAACGCTTCTGGAGATTTTGCCAAGGGAAGAGATGAAGATCATTTCATAAACTTTAAAAATGATACATTTACCGAAGTGGATTTAGCTGCCGTAGTTTCTCCAGACGCAGCATATTTTCTTGGGATAATGCATTTAACGGAAAATGAAAAAGAATTTTTTAATAGCGATGACGCAGCTTCAGAACGAACTAGAGTACTAACTCAAGCTGGGTTAGCACCAGTGCCAATGCCAAGAGATTGTTATTTTACTTTTGTTGACGATAGCATTCCACTTGGTGTTGTAACGACAATATATAACCCAGCTAATGAATTTAGATATAAGGGTGAGTCAGATATCGATAATTCATACTTCGTTGGCTTTGGAACATTTTCAGCAGAAGGTGATGGAAAACTTTTAGTAGAAGAAGCAACTAAAGCAGGCATGCAGAAGTTAGGGCTATCTGGCTCAGCTGACTCAATTGAAAGACAATTAGAGTTATTAAATGAAAGGCCAACAGCTTTTACGAATACTCAGTGGCAAGAATATATTCCGATAAGTGGAATAACATTACTTGATCAAGGGCACTTTGCTGAAGCAGCTGCTAGAGGTGGAAATATATTGGCTGGAGCAGGTGAAGAGAATAGTTATTTTGACTACATACTAAAAGCAGAATATAGCCCTCTTGAGCGAGAAGCACTATATAAGATATTAGATGATGAACTTCCTACAACTGGAGACACTAAAACTGGCTCAGGAAGAGAACGTTTTGCTCCCGTATATGATCCAGCATCACCAGAGTCTATAAGAGCTAGAGAGTTCTTTGATGAGGGTTTCAGTCAAGCTACTCATGTTATAGCTGGAAATGGTAGAAATCTTAATCAAGCAAATGATGTATGGGATCAATTTAGGTTCGGGTATCATAATGAGATAGCAGTAAAGAAGATATTTTTCGATGCTTTTGGAATGGATCCAGATGATAAAACTCCACTTCCAGATTTTTTAATAGACATATTAAGAAATCCAAAAGCAAATCCAGACATATTCAAACTGTTTAGCGCTAATGGTCCAGACGCTACTGCGGTAGATGAATTCAGCCTATTGCTTGGAAGTGACTTTATAGCAAATCCAAATCAAAGAACTGGAAAACCATATGGTACAGCAGATTCGATGGAGAGACAAATTGAATCTGGAGCTGGACTATCAGTTAGTTCCGATACGGTTAAGCAAGCTATAGAATTTGCTAGAAAAAATTTAGTTGACGCACCACTTGACGAAGGTGGATTAGTTAGATATTTTGATGCTCTAACAAAAACAAAATATAAAAAATTAGGATTATTCTTACAGTCACAATCTAATTTGTCTTTAATACTTGGTGCTGATGTTGGTGGTGGGCAGCCAAAAGCAGATGACATAATTAAAGATAACTTTACACCAAAGCAAGTGTTTTTATTAATAGTTGGAATGTTTAGACAAGCAATGTGGCAAGATGCATATGCGCGAGCTTGGTTAGTATTAAAACCAAATAGACAATATTCAAGTGATGATATGTGGGATTTTAGTCCTGTCCATAAAATATTTGCTGCATTCATTGATCCAAATCAAGATTACGCATCAGATAAAAGAAAGTTCCTGAAGCTTTTAGCTGATAATAAAGGTGAGGGTAATAGCGCAGGAAACGTAGTTGGTGTATTAACTCATAACATTGATAGTTTCTGGGACCAAAATATTGGACCATTGTTCACAGCGTTAAGCGATGGTCTCTCAGGGCTAATGAATATGTTTAGAATGTCGATGCTTCAAATGGGGTATGGTCTATCTAATATAGATAACTTCTCTAAGCAAGCGAACATCATGAACAAGGTATTAAACGATTCCATTTACTATTCACTAGGAAGACCTGGATCGCTCCTAAGAGCTATCGATAACCCATTTACGAGAGAATATGGCGAACCAGTGGTTGAAGTGCGTGAACCATTCCAGAAAATACATTACCTAAGTTCATTCTCAACCATTATAGCTAATAACATACAAGAGACTACAACTAACGTAGCTACTCAAGTAACTGCTGTTTCTGAAGGAAAATATCCAGTAACCGTAGCTTTGGATAAGAGTATTCCAGCAGAAAGACAAGTCGAAAAAACTGTAGAAACTGGTTTGTATTTCGATAATATAGCTGGTGAAGGTTTATTCGGAATCGCTCAACCACTATTCCATCCAATAGAATTTGCAAGAGGAGCAATAAAACTATCTCAAGGTGCGCCAGATGAATTAATGGCAAGAAGAGTTGCCTTAGCTCACCTTAAAGAATCGCTAAAAGATATTTATTCTGGAGAGTTAATTGTAATAGGAAGTCCAGACATAAGACCTCATGATTTAGTTTATCTAGCTGACGTCTATGAAAGAATGTATGGAATTTTTGAAGTTGAACAAGTAGTTCATCACTTTACTCCAAATATGGGATTCATTACTTCCATTACGCCTAACGCTCTTGTAACGGTAAATGATCCAGCTAGATGGTTTATGTCCAGTTGGATTCACTCTTGGATGTCAATTCAAAATATTAGAAATGACACAAGAAGTTTAATTAATTCAGTGCAAGCTGGAAGCACTGGAATATTATCGGGTGGAAACATTTCTGTTGATGGTATGTCAGAAGCGCTAAGATCGCAGATGATGGGTGGCGTACAATTTACTCACGGATCAAGTGCACTCATGTCTGACATAATGGCAAACTTTGCAGCCGAGGGACTGACAGATGCTCAATCGCAAATAGAGAATCAAATGAAACAAAATTCCGAAAATGGAATGAGCTTAAAAGGAATTGCAGCAACTTACTTGACTACGGTTGGTCTAACCGCAACAGCTGGAGCGCTTCTTGGTGGTCCAATTGGTGCTGGAATTGGTGCTGGAGTAGCATCTGATTTGTTCTGGAAGGGCTGGAAGTGGGTAAGGGATAATGTTTTGGACCAACACGGTTGTTATATATCCTACTTAAATAAAAATGGTCAACCAATGGACGCAAGTCTTTCAATAAATCAAGGAATGGTTGTTGGTAGATATCACACCAAGAGACTTCTTCCTGGTATTTTAGGGGTAAAGAGTAAAGTTAGAACTGTTGACGGCAATGCATTTATCAGAAATGATGACCTACTTAAGAGTTTGGGCTGGAAGGAAAAAGAAATAACAGACCTAGTGAGATATGTAAGTTATGAAAACGCATTAGTTAATGCTGAGGTGTTAAAGTATTCTGGAACTGGTCCAGATAAAACAGGATTAAATCAATACTTTAAAGTCATATGCAAATTAAATAATGTTATAGATGGTGACGAAATAGAAGTAATAGATTTAATGAATCCAACTGGTCAACCATTTAAGGTTAGATTAGAAGGAATAATAGCTTCAAGTCTTGGAACATTCCAAGCATATACAAATACTTCTATTCAAGCTGGATATAAACCAGATGATCCGACAACTGCAATAAATGTTAATTCTCCAGGTGGAAGATCAGCAATTTTTGTAAGTGAAAGACTTAGAGATAAACCTTTTGTTATTAGAATTTCTCCAAATGATCAATCATCAGTTTCCATTTACACAGAAGATGATTTATCACCTGGTTCAAGAATTAATAATACAAATAGTTATTTTAAGGGTGTTAATTACGGAGATCAGGAAAGAGAAAAATCTTTAGGAACAGTATTCTATAGAATACTTGATGAAGATAAGGAAGCCAATATTGCGTTAATAAGATCTTTCTTTGTGCGATATATCGGCTTAAGCATTATAGAAAAAAAGAAAAAATTTAAAGAAACTCTTTATGATGAATCAGTATTTGGTAAAAAGTTTGATGAAATATATAACTCAATATACACTTCAGATATGGAAAACCATTTTGAAATTACAGGAGAAACAGATCCACTCCTAACTATAACTAATGATGAAAGAAAACTTTTTAATGATTTAGTTAATTTTAAGATATTAGAAGTTCTTTATTCAAAAGCATCAGAATGGCCATATATTTCTTGGGATGAGTACTATAATGATGGAGTACCAGCGACTCTTAATTGGGAGCTAGTAACCAATAATTTAGCTCAAGTGTATACCGTTGATCTATTAAGAGAGAGAGCCTCTACTGGCGGCTTAGATAGATATATACCAATGCCAAACTACGTTGAGCAAAAGGGTGGATTGTAAAAACTATGTCTGATTTTAATTTTAACTTAAATGATTTTGATGATTCTGCTACTTTTATATCAAAGTTATCAGAAGGTTATAATCCTGGCGGAAGTGCCAGTTTAGTTACTTCTGCATCAAAAGAAAAGTATGCAAATCAAACATTAACATCTAGAAATTTAACAGACATAATGGCTGGACGGAGCATTAACTAGAAATCCTGCAGCATTAGCAGACGCATCGTCTAGGTTTGTTAGGTCATCCCTTCATTCTATTCTTGCAACGGGGATTCAGTCTGGTGATGCATTCCAGATAGCTAATCCAGATTATCAAGGACCGGGAGATGTTGATGTATTAAAAGGCGACCAAGCCTACTTAAAAGTAGTTTCTCAGTCTTTAGTTGGAACTGGTTTTGCACCAACGTCAGTTTTAAACCCTTTACTGGAATCAACAAATGGAAAATGGCCAGGAAATGATAAGTCTAAAGTTGGAGATTCTACTGGAGCATTATTTACACATAATAACACCGCCTATACAATAGACGGCAATGCTCCAGGTTTAGGAGAAAGAGCTGTTGCAACAGAAGAAGATTTGAGTGAAGAAGAAAAGCAAATCTACATAGATAGAGGAACACTACTTAAGCAATCTATAAATGAACCGGCTTTAACACTTGGATTTCAATTTGACATACCAGATGTTCTGTCTTCTTATTCTTTTGTTCAAACAAATTCTTATTACAGTGATGAATATAAAACAGCTGACAATTCTGTTGATTCAGCATTAATAAGTGCTCCAAAGAAAAAAGCATATATCAGTGCTTCTTTAATAGAATGTTTGTTAATGATAACAGATGTTAATAAGGGTGTTAAACTAAATGGAACGTTTGCTCTTAATAGAGCTGTATTATCAGAAAGTGATAAGACAAGTAGGCATTCGAATCCAGAAAGTGGAATTGATAAGAATAGTAAAAATTCTATTTCTGACCATGTTTTTGGAAGGGCATTCGACATTAGATCAGTTGGTGACTATGGCGTTATAAGAGGTAAAGAAAGATATGCAGCTGCACTTGACATGGTTCTGCAAAAGCTTAATACAATACCTCAGCCATTAATGCCGGATCTTATAGTTATTGATCCAGATGTTGCGAAGGATAAGGGAGTTGGAGAGGGCTATGGGGAAGTTGATACTGCAATCAAAACACAGTATCCAAATTTAAAATATGTTAACTTTGAATTTGGTCCAGAGCATACAGATAATATCCATATTAGCTTTAGTCCACAAAGAGGTGGCAAGTACATTGGTTCTGGTGGTTGGAAGACCGCCGATGCAGCTAGCCAACTATTAGATGAAAATGGAAACCCAATAGATAATTCGGCAAGTGCAACATCGGCAAAAGAAAAAGCCTATAAAAACTATAAAAATGGTGGTCCACCAATAACCCCTTACGAGTTATTTATAATGCTTTCTCAGGAAGGTCCATTCTCTGACGAGGCAGCAGCAATTTTTTGCGCCATAACAGGAAGAGAAAGTGGAGCTAGCCCAGCTGCGTATAACGGAAAATGCAGTGATGGTAAAACAAGTTGGGGTGGTGACGTTTCAATTGGAATGTTTCAATATAATTTAATTTCTTTAATTACGAGGTCAACTAACACATCAAGCAACGTGCCAATTTATTACGATGGTTCTGCTGCAACAAAACAGTTGGTGCAAGCACACAGGCTTGCATACGCTGCCCCAGAAGCTTCTTCCTGGGATCCCAACGCTGTAGCAAAGAAATTAGTAGAGGTTTATAGTACAACCACCAATAAAGAGGCATCAAAGTCTACTACTGATGAAAGATTATGGTTCCCAATTAATCAAATCTGGATGCTCATGGATAAATGGAGTAGAAAAGATTTTAAAAATTTAAATAAAATAGATACGTCTAGCGGCTTTTTTCATTGGGGAGATTACAATAATTCAGACGGTACGCCAAGATCTGATTGTGGATTTATATTTGGAATAAAATTTCAAAACGCTGTTAACGTATATCTAACAACAGGAAAGCCAATAACAACACTAGAGGATTGGGTTAGAACAAACTTTAAAAAGCATAATAAAAAAACAGTAAACTATATAGAAGCGTGGATGGATGGAACCGTTTTCTATAGTAGCCCTAAGGATGGTTCATTGATAAACGAAGAAGCTAGCGGAATCATTACATATGAGGTAGATGTTGTTAGTTCTCAAGGTGCTGGAGGAGATGGCTCGCCCGCATCGTTCACTAAGGATCAAATTGAGCAAGCCGCAGACTGGATTAGTACAAATAAAATTCCTCAGTGGCTTGCTAAGTATCGTCCAGATCTTGAAGGAAACTTTGGTTGCGATAGATTTGCAAGAGTTCTTTCAGCTGCTCTGGGATTATTCGGTTCAGCGCAAACTGCGCTATTTACAGATGAGTGGACAACTGCAGGTAATGAAGGTGAGTATACTGTGCCTACGCCTACTCTTAGTTCATTCCCAACAGCAGGAGAACACTTGTCTAATCTTATATCTAGCTCCTCATTTTATGGACCAGACACCGAATTTGGAAAGAACCCACCAGCTGGTTATTTGGTGTTTTGGCAAGGTGGGGCTGATGGCTATGGCCACGTAGGAGTTTCGGTAGGAAACGGTCAATATGTTGACCAGCATGATGAGAGTGAAGACTCACAAAGACCAAGACCAAGAAATATAAATTCAACAACCTTCCCAGGAAGTAAGTACTCTTACGCCGGATCTTCATCTGCGTGGAGCGCATAAGGAGATAGCAAATGAAACAATATCCAAAGTTTGACGAAAAATTAAATTCACACATTACCAATAATCAGCTTCAACAATCTAAGACAAGATCTGGAACTATTATGTCATATAATAAGATGAATAATACGGCTGTAATTATCTTAGATGATAGAATGACAAATCAAATTGGAGACATGGTAAGAAATGTTCCATGTCCGTCTACCCTTGGTATACAGAGCGTTGCACCAACAGCTGGGACACGATGCATAGTAGGCTTTGCCGATGTCAATGAAAGATATCCGCATATAGTATCATATATAGACGATACAAATAGCGTAGGAAAATACATGCCCAATTACAGTGTAGATACTGGCGTACCAAAGTTTATGGTTTAAAATGTCAGAAAAAATTAACGCACAGAAATCATTTGAATCAGTAGCTGGTAAGACCGCTTCCGAAATAGATGAATTAAATAGAAGAAAAAACTTTTCTCAAAGAGAAGTAGGACTAACCCATCCAGATAACCCATCTTTCATAAGGTTAACGGATTCTGGTGATATAGAAATATTTTCAGCACCCGGAGTAGGTATAGTTATAAATGGTTCAACAAAAACCATTTCTCTTTTTGCGGACAATATTAAGTTTTACACAAAAGAAGATGGCCTAAAGTGGAACTCTATGGAATTTAACCATTCTGCAACTTTGTTTTCGGAACCAGCATTTGTGAGCGCAAATGATAAATCTTATAATCCAGCATTTTTAAATATGGATCATTATATAAAAAATCTAGATTTAATAGACCAAGAAGATTCACAGCAAGCAGTTACTATTAACGGTAACTACGCCTATAGAGAGACTACGAATACTGATGTTGTTCCAGTAAATGTATTAGAAAATTCTTTATTAGATGATTATTTTACAAAATCACAAATATCACTAATGCAATCTACATGGGATAGTCTTGTAGATCAGTACAAGAAGCTTACTAGTTCAGCTGAACCAGTTCGTGATTTTGCTGATAAAATTAAAAATTATATGGAAGAAGGCTATTCAGTGGAGCAGGCTTTAGCTAAAGTAAGAGAAAGTATAGGAGATAATAATGTCTGATTTTTATATCAGCCTTAGCGGTGATTTAGTAGTAAATGGATCTGGGGATTTAGGCTTGGTCCAAACCGCATCAGAAAAGGATATACAACATGTATATATGCGACTCATGACAGAGCCAGGCGATTTCTTTATTTACCCTCAGTTAGGGACACAGCTATCGATGTTATACGGAATGCCTCAGAATCCTCAAACTGGCGACTTCGGCAAAAGATTAATTCGTGCAGCCCTAGAAAGAGAAGGGGTTTTTAAAAACAGACAAATTACTATTGAAGCAGTACCGGTTTCCGCAGACTCCATTAGGTTTGATGTTTATTTAATGGGTGACTTAAATGAACCTACGATATTGTCCATAACGCAAGACTTAGGAGCCTAAAGTGGTAGCAGTTAATATGAAGAGTAAAGAGCAGATGCTGGTAGCTACCCTCAACGCCCTACAGAAAAATGCGGGGATTAGCGCTATTTCTCCTGGGTCGATAGCTAGAGCTTTTGCAGAAGCAATTCATTCTGAAATTAGTGATCTTTATAATTCACTAAAGGTAAGCATAGAACAGTCAAATCTTTCAACAGCTTCGGGGATAAATCTGGACATGATTGGCACCCTTTATAACGTTCAGCGTAGAACAATATCATCTGAATTAGTTCCAGAAAGAGTTACTGGAAATATAGAATTTTATTTAAATACAACCCATAGCTCAACAGTGACCATTCCAAAGGGAACGCTTGTATATAACGATACGACAGCATTTTCTTCAACTCAATATCAGTATGAGTTAAATTCAGATGTAGTTATATCAACAGGTAACACAAGAGCATATGGTTCAGTTAAGGCAAAATTTCCTGACAACAATGTAACCGCAGCTAGAAATACCTTAGTAAAACATAATTTCATATCACCTCCGGGTATCGTAGTGTACTGTAATAATCCAAAGGAAGTTTACAGTAGCCTTAACTCAGAATCTGACGATAACTATAGAAGAAGAATAGTCTCAGGAATAAGGGGCTCGGCATCTGGTACGGCGGAGTCTGTTAGATTTGCAGCCCTGTCAGTTAAGGGTGTGAGAGATGTAAAAATAAGAGAAGCTTCTCTTGGTGTTGGCACTTGCGATATAGTGGTTATACCAGAAACGCAAGCTGGAATAACCATAATGAGCCAGTTGGTTTATGAAAAAATTAAATCTGTTAAACCAGTTGGTATCAATATGAATTTAAGAATAGCTACTAAAAAATTAGTAGATGTTTCAGCTACCCTGACCCTAAGAGAGGGAACCTCAGGGGCAATTGCTAGAAGTGTGGAAAATCAGTCAAAGATTTTCTTAAATAGATATTTAAACAGTTTGACAATTGGTGACTCAGTTTCAATATCGGAAATAGAAAGACAGATGAAGCTTTCTTCAGAGCTAATTATGTCTGTCACTGTTGGTAATATTAAAGTAGACAATAAAAATATACCTAATAAAGATTATAGACTATCTGATGATAAAAGTTACATGGCTGCTGGTACGCTTAGCCTATTCTCTGTTATAATGGGAGCGTAAACTAGTAGAAAAGGTGTAAATCAATGTCTGAACAAACTTACTCTGTTATTAGAAAGCAGATAGTAAAAGCAAAAAACATGACCCATGCAAGGATGGTATCAGAAGGGTATGATAATTTTCCTGGCGAAGTACTACATGATGATTGTGAAATTATTGAAACTGAAATAACAGAAGTGTGGGACGAAGAAGAGCAGGATGCTCAAATTTTCCTAGACAGCCATGAAGCCACAGCCGCCGATCAATCTATCTTTTTAAGATCTGAAAATAGGCGTTTGGCTAGAGCAGCTGAAAAGAATAAGAACGTAAAAGATGAAGCTGTGTATGCAGTTTATCAAGCTGCATTTGATGCCTTCTCATCTGTGGAAACAGCTCCAATTAAAGCTCCGACGCTTAAGATGTTACCAGGGGTTGCTGAAACAGCAGTAGCGGTATTTGCAGACTGGCAATTGGGTAAGATAACTCCTGATTATAATTCTGAAGTTTTGGCAGAAAGAATAGAAGTCTATACTCAGAAATTGTTGGAGATAACGGAAATACAAAGAAAGCATCATCCTGTTAAAAATCTTCACGTATGGTTGTTGGGCGATATCGTAGAGGGTGAAGAAATATTCCCAGGACAAGCTCACTTGATAGATTCTGGACTCTACAGACAAGTGGGTGTTAATGGTCCAGCAATTCTAAGCAAGTTCTTTGACACCGTATTGCAGCACTTTGAACACGTACATGTCACTGGTGTAATAGGAAATCATGGTGCAGTAGGTGGACGCGCAAGGAAGCAACATGATCCAGAAACCAATATGGATAGACTGCTTTATAAGTCAATGGAATTCTTCTACAAAGAAGGAAGGCAAGAGCCAAGAATAACCTTCAATATTCCAGATGGCAAGGGCGAAAGACATTGGTATGCCGTAGACACCATAGGTAACTATAGTTCTCTATTAATTCATGGTGACCAAATGCCTGCACCAGGGCAATATCACGGCTACTATAAGAGGGCAATGGGGTGGAAAGATGGCGCAATCCCAGAGCACTTCGAAGATATATTTATGGGCCACTATCATCAGCAATTTAAAATGACCATAGGTAGCTCAATGCTCAGGGTCTCAGGTTCACCAGAAAGCTATAACACTTATGCTCAAGAGTATTTTTCCTCAATGAGCAGACCGTGTCAGCATTTGATGTTCGTTCACCCTGATAATGGAGTTACTTGCGAATACAGTATTTGGCTAGATGCGGTTTAGGAGTTTAATAGATGAAAACCTATTTGTTAAGCTTTAACACTGGAGACTTCACGAAGAGTGGTAATTTGTGGACCTCCAGTGTAATTGACCTTTATTCAAATAGGTTTTATAAAAACTTTTCATATACCAGGTCAGCAAATGGTTTAAATTCATTAGGTGATTACATCTACACTGGAACTAATGAAATACAAGGTGCAACGCCAACCATAGAAGGCGCTTATGCGGTTACTGATACTGGTGAACTTTATCTTGATCCTGGTGTAAGTCCACACCTATATTTTAATTCTGATTCAGTTAGTGGTGACAGTTTTGTATTTAGTCCAGACGCTGATTCAACACCAATATTTACTGCAGATGAAACAGAAGACTACCTATATAGGTTCATAGATACAACATCTCGTATTGATATAAGAACTTTTAAAGGAGCTTTTTCAAGCTCTTTAAATAGTGTTGAATCAATTACATTTGATCTAAATATATACGAATCTGATAGTCAAAATCGGACCATGGCTTTTAGCAGTAACTACTACCTCTAATGCTCTGGGTTCTATACTTTTATCAAAAGATGTAAAGCGTTATGCGAAATTTGAAGTAGTAGTAAATACAGAATTAGAAGTATTAACTTCTTTAAGTTTTCTTCTTATACTAGAAGTAGCCATATCAGAACCTTCTAATCCGGTACTTTCGCGTTCGGTAAAAAATGTTTTAGGAAGATTTCCTTCTTGGATGCATTTGTACGAAGACTCAATGGATCAGGCTACGCCTAGTCTATATATACCAAAATCAACAGCTGGAAAATTTTTAAATGCAGTTATTGGCGAAGACTTAGATAATTTTGATAGAGAAATAGATTTATTTAGAATCAACTCTTTTATAGAAAGAGCTGATGTTAATCAGCTAACTTGGTTATATTCTTCTACAAATGTAACTAATGTATTTAATAAAGTGTTGGGTAATGAGTTTTTAGAATTAGCTAGGGTAGATAATCTTGTTGATTTTTATAAATCAAAACCAACTGATGATGTTTTTTATCACAATCCTTTGAATAGAGAAATTTTAACTCTAAAAGAGTATGTAGGTCTTTCAATAAAGAGTGAGAATACTGGAATCTCAACTCCATTAACTCAAACCCCAATATTAAAATACAATTGGTTTGATGAGATGGGTGCAAGAGTTGGCCTATTTAGAATGCATCTTGAGTCAAATGCTTCCTATAAGGAAAGAATTCTAGATGTATTCAAAAATCCAAATGGCGCTGATATAGAATCATTTAAAAAAGTTCTTAGAAGAGAGTTAAATCTTTGGAAGACTTTTGGCGTAGAGCCCTCATCATCATACGTTGGCGCTACTCCAGAGATATTAGAAATATCAGACATTGAGTATTCTACTCCTTACTTTACTGCAGATGGTAATCCAACTGATTTGTTTAAAAAATTAGTAGAAGACTTAAACGTTAGATATCCTACCAACTGGGGATACTTTAGATTTGGAGACAGCATCTGGGACTATGCTGGAGAGAATAACGAAGGTGTTAATAGAATTCGTTCAAGATATTATGATGATGAAGTTGCCATTCCATATTATCAGCCAGGAGTTGGAGATCTAGATGATGCTGGATTATTGGTCACTAACTATGATGCGACTCCTCAGTTCTTTGAAACTTCAATAGTAGCTAAGGGTAAAAAAAATATTAGCACTTCCCTAAAGTACGAGCCAGTAAAGCTTCAGTATGAATATTACGGTTCATATGAGATTACTGAATACGATAATCCAGCAGCTACTGTGAATTTAACTCTTGAATTTAGTGCTACCCCACATGGGTCATATGCAACACCAACAACGTTTTTTGCACCTCTTACGTTCTATCCAAAAAATAATTTTACCCCAACCCACTCAGCTTACCCAGAATATAATGCTGTGGAAATATTTGATACAGAGGGATATGTTTCATCAAAATATTCATTAAAAGAAAAACAAACATTATCTGGATATAAGGATACAAAAAGCTCAATCAATACATCTAGATTAGAAGTATCTGAGATACAAAACATTGTTATTAAAAATGGATTATGGAATGGCTCAACTTACGCAACTCCAAACTCTGATAACTTTGAAGCAAAGTTTTCTCACAGGACTGCAAATCTAACAAGTAGTACAATAATGCTATCGGCAACACCAAACTTTTCTCAGAGTACACAACTTCAAATTCTTTCAAAATTGTACAATCCAGTTCAGGTAACCAAGTATACAACCCCACAAGAGTCTGAAATTATTATCAACAACGTTGCTACACCGCCAAATAACTATCCAATCGATCACGACAGAATAGTATCTAATATTATAATGCCAGTTGGTGCAACTCCAAGGCAAGTATTTATAAAAAATTTAAAACCAGTAAATGCAGACTTGGATTACTTTGATGACAATTCAGTTTTCTCTGGCTATGGTGGTGTTTCATATTATCTAGAAACCGATAGAGAAGTATTCATTCCTTCTTCTCCTAATATCAAGATAAATTTTAATAGCTCAAATCTTGCGACTCCTAGCTCAAATGCTAAAATTGGCACAACTACAGTAAATGGATCTGCCGCAACTGCATCATATTACTTTACTCAACTTAATTACCCATATACTAGTACTCCAAATTCGCTTACTGTATCAACTCAAGATAGTTCAATCTATCCATTTGAGATAGTTGACTGGGATCCTTTTGAGCTAACACATGCTTCTCCTGTCTCTGGATACGTTGACGAATATGGAGTAATTAGTTATAACGCCATAAATGGTGAATATGTCCCAGGAAAAAATACTAATTATATTTCATTACCAGAATTAACAAGAGAAGGTTTTGGATTATCTGGTTCTGAAAAGTTTAAATATTTCTTTGAAACAATTGAAGTTCTGGATCCAGAGTCTGTAAATGTATCAGTTTGGTCAGAACAAAAAATAGTTAATCCTTTTTTGAATAGAACGTATGTATTAAATACTGATAGTATTTCCAGTATTTATGAAGACATTGAATACACCACAAAGAGTTTAAGATATCCAGATAATTCAATTTCTGAATCATACGATTTAGAAAGAAACACTACGGTATTTAATAACTTTATAGTTAGAGGAAAACTGTACGACGCAAGACTGGATGCCAGAATCAATACTGGCTGGATTCACCTAGACAATAATGAATACTATGTCTATGCTAAACCAGTAACAGAAGTCAAAACTGGAGTGTTAAAAGAATTAACACTTAATAATATACCTAGGCAAGGTGCTCCAGTAATGGTGAGTGTGTCCCTGCTTGGTTCAGCAACTCCTGAAATCTACACCGAGGTAGGATTTGCAGATGAGTCTTCTCCAAGACATTTTGGATTTTATAATACAGAAGTTTTACAACCTAGATTTGATAATAGTTTCTATCTTGGCTATAAAAATGTTTATGATCTTTCAATAACAGACGGTTACACTGGCGAAGTTTTGTTAAGCAATCTTTCAACAGATGATTCATTTATTAGATTGAATAAATCTACATATGAATTTAAGAAAAATAGAGACTATTATATAAAATATAAAGTCGTTAATTCATATTACATAGATAATATTCTTAGTGACTCTTCATATTACTCGAAGATAGTATTCGATGCCACACCTAATGCTACAATGAATTATGAAATAATATATGAATCTTCAATATATGAAAACTCAACACCACTTGATTTAAATTTTGGACAGACAAGTTCACTCTTAGAAAAGGGTTACGTAATTGCATCAAGTGCAACTTATGATTTTGATAGAATAAAAACATATATCTCACCGGGTTACATTCTAGACGACGGAAATGATTATATAACCATAAGCATAATCTCCTTAGATACTGAAGGAAATCCAAAACCGTATCAAAGCTTTAGTCTTTCTTCTCAATTACATCAGTTAGCTTTTGATAGCAATATAATAACTACAGACGATGAAGGCTTTGCATCCGTAAATGCAGTCTATCAAAGTGGAAGTATTATCGAGAGTACTTTAGCTATAATTAGGATTGACGGAATTGTGCACGCGAGTAATCCATTAGCGCATCCAGATAGTGAAACTAGTGGGTTCTTTATCCTTGAGTGGATTTCAGTGTATTCATCAAAAGTCGAAGATGCAGCACTATTAGCCTCAGCCAACCCAAACATCATTAATGCCGACGGAGTATCATCTACAACTGTATCCGGAATATTAACAGCCAACAACGCACCAAGTAAAAATAGTGTAGTTTACTGGAGGAAATCTAGATATCTATATTCGACTCTGAATGATATATCTTATAGTACTTCTACTTTAAAGCCAGATAAGAATAGTATTTCAGGCATAGTATATACTGACGATAATGGAAAATTTGAAATAGGCCCAATTCCTTCTCAGGAAAGAGCAACTCCTGGGTATTGGTTTATGGCTGTTGATTCTGAATTAAGTTCAACTCCATCTTTAACTCCAAATACATCAGTTGGCGATGTTTTGTTTTGGTACGAATCTTATGATAACGTAGATATAAATTATGTACCAGGCCTAAAAATACCTGATATAATTAATTATGATATTAATAAATCATTGAATATATATTCTACTCCAACGTTTAGAATTAGTTACTATAATGAAAATATAGTAGATAATACTGGATCAACACCTAGATGGACACCACCACAGTGGCTACCAATTCCAAGATACGATCAGTACCAAGCTGGATATTTTGGTGCAACCCCATATGTTATTTCAGATTATTCTAACTTAATAAAGGATTACGAGGATTAATTGTGGATAAATTTAACTTAAACATTGACAACAGTAGTCAAAAAAAGATAAGAAAAGTAAATAATCTACCACTAGATGATTCTTCAACCGCTTTAGCTTGGTTTGATTCAAAACCAGTAACTCCAGGAAACAATATTTCAGTAACGGATCTTTCTAATTTTATACCAGAAAATTCATACTCTTCAAATATAAATGCTTCAAATAGATCTGCAAAAAATAAAGTAGTTTTTGCTAATGAACTAGGAATACTAGAGGACTCAGATGGTTATACGGTATTTGATTCAGATGACATTAGCGTAAGTGATGTGTTCTTAAATGCGCAGGCATTAGATAAAAAATATTATATTGGAGATATTCAAAAGAATGGATTTGTTCATTCGTTTTATGTTTCTAGATACTACACGCTCATCCCAAGAAGCTCTTATGGATATGATGGATTGGATGATTTCTTGTTAGAGTCCAGTGTTCCAAAATCAATTAAAGTTATTGATAAAAATGGTTTTGAATATGTAGATCAATCTACTGGTTTAAAAAAATATAGAATATTAATTGAAGAATTAGATCTACCTGTCTATTCAAATAGATTAAATATTCCTTCTAAAATAATAGTTTTATTTGATAGTCCATCTCCCGTAGACTTATCATTAGTCTATGACAAGGTTGTGTTATCCTCAACTGAATCAATATCTTCAACAGTTCCTCAATATAAAGAAAATATTAATACAGTTAGTATCTTTAATAGAGTTGGAGAAGAATCAATTGTTGTAGACAACTCTTCAAGGTCAAAGAAAATATATAGCAAAAAATCAATTACTGCAAAAAATAATTTAATTAATAGCACAAATGCCAGAGCAGAAGGTTTTGAAATTTTTGTTCCTAAAAAAGCTTTATCAGATAATAGAACTTACGAATCTTTTAACTGGAGGTTAATAACTAAAGTTAAAAGATCCGTTGACGTTTCCTCTATAAATAATGGTGAAGAAATAGGTAAAGAAAGTTCTATAAAACAAAAGGTAATTAACTGTGCGGTATTATCAACAACAGCACAGATGTCTGGCATGGAGCAATCTAATGATTTCGGCGCAGCAAATCCTTACGCCTTTTTAAGACTAGAGCAATCTCCGTTTAACGTATCTAAATATACATACGCAAACCCATTATCGGAATTTAGTAATCAATACGGAAAAAATCAAGCAATGTATTGGCTATTGAATGTAGACAAAGTTACTGATGATCAACTTTCTTTGTACGACATAGTAACCTGGACTCCTAGTTCTCCAATAACTACAGAACAAGGTTTAAAGCTCAAGAAGTATCTAGAGCAGACTCAGGGAACATTGGTATTAGATCTATCAAAACTTTCTGTTGTTACAACACAGGCGCTCGATTATACTGGCGCACAATCAATAGATCCATCCTTGTCAGTTAGCACTCAGGAGTATCCGCTAGACACATGGACTTATAATCAGGAAAATATTTTTCTTGATGAAGATAAAACCAATGCTTGGCCAATTAATCCAGGCATTTTTGAAACACTGACTGTAGACAGCACTAGTTATAATGTGTACTCAATATTTGGAAGAAGTAATCTTTCGGATCTTACAACTAAAAAAACAGTAAGAGAATTTACCGGAACTATTGCAGCCAATAATGTTGTGTTAAGCAATTCTAGAAGCAAGCCAGTATTCGTTAGTTTAGAGTTTATCCCATCTACTGATTCACTATCTAAAGGCGCACTACTTGCCACAACTACACCCATGCTTAAGTATTGCAATGACATATATCAACCATCTTCTATTTTTGATATAGCGACGAGCAACAATGGTCCAACTAATATAGTCCAAGCTACTTTTACTGCTGTGGCAGCAATAGAAGGGCCAATGAAACTGCTGTACAATGCGTGTTCGGTGGCATTATTGAATAGAGTATTTTCGACTAAGGTTAAAGATCTAAGATCGTCAATGTATTATCAGGTGTCAAATTGGCAATCTTCATATGTGTTAAATGGAAATGTTTTATTAGAAGATGAGAAAAAAGAAATATATTCCCTAATTAAGGTAAATAATCAAGATGCAGTTGGAATCTCAAAGTATGCAAGAAATTTAATTCCAAGTAATTCTTCAATATTAGAATTTTATAAAAAATCTATTTATGACTTTTTAGCTGATCAGCATAGTATTTCTTTGCAAGAAATTGATTCTAGTAATCTAGAATTTTATATAGAAGTAACAAACGATGACGTAGAAATTGCAAACGCTACTCCGATAAAAGGTGGAAATCGTGTTTATATAGACGTTGTACGAAGTGGTACAGAGATACCAACTTCTTATAGTTTATTTAAGGTAAATAACGATAATATTACTGGACCTGTATACGCTTACACTGATTCACCATCAGCTCAGTTCACTGTGCCTGGCGGCTTTGGTCCTTACGTTATAAGGGAAAGACTATATAGATCATCAACTAAAGAAATAAATGATGGACTTTCTAGTTCGATATCTTCATCTAATACATATAAAAATTATACGTTTAATTTTTCTATTTTTAATTCATATAATCAATCAAGTGAGTCTGCGTTAAGTTTTAATGCAAATTGGTCAGCGGTAATGACTGCGGAATATACTGCAACACTATCGAGACAGGCAAGATATGAAGACGTTTTTCCACCTGGTTCTAGGCGATTAGATGATGACATTCCGTTAACTGCTATATTTGAAACTGATGCAGCATTTTCTGGAGCAGATAGAATTGATGCTTATAGGCAGGGGATAAATAATAACGATCCAGTTAATAACTTTTTATATACGGGAGATATACAAGCCGGAAATATAATTGGAGCATATGGGGTGGGTAAACCAGGTATGCTTGCTGAATATATTAAGTATATACAAATAAGCATGAGAGAAGCTGGAATATTAGTTGCCGGAAAACTTCCAGAATTAAGTGGGAAGTTTGAAGCAAATACGAGAAGTGCTGTTTTAGCTTTTCAAACATCAGTCGATACTAGGTTCGTAAACGGAACAGTTGATAGCGAAACTAAAGCATCAATCGCAATTCACGTTTGGAAATCCATAAAAAATTCTGATCCAACCCGTTATAGTTCAATAGTATCTAGATTGCAAGCAAATAATCCAACAGTTGTCAAGTATGTTACGGCAGCTGCAGATGCAATAGAGTTACCTGATCTTCCTAATAGAGATTGGAATTATAGAAAGATAACTTTTACTGGACAGTCTGGTCCTAAGAGATTAATAGATTCAATATTTCTTGCGGTTCCATTTGATCAAATTCCATTTAATGGAATAACACAACAGGATTTAAAGAATCAAGTACTTAAGTCCGTAACAATCAAACCTGGAACATTTGCTGGAGCACCAGATTATAAGGGAATAGCCCTTAAGCAAGCATTAGTCTATTCTGGGGTAGACTTAGCTGGTGCACGAGTGGTCAAAGGTGCCGCTGGGTATACAACAAAGGAATTTACAATAGAGGTAAATAGGCCTATGTCAGAGTGCATGTTCTTTGCTTTCCAATTTAACGGAGGCACATTGGGTGGAAAGTTTGGAACATTTGCCGAAGGTTATTCTTTAGCTCAAGTAACATTTGAAATTGGCTGGACAATAGATAACTTCAATGCTGAAACAATAATTGAAAGCGGATATAGATTAGATACGATCACTGCTCCAGTAGAAATAAAGTTTAATGTAGCTGGATCAGTTACTGGTATATCTCCAAACAAAGCTGAGATTATAGATCTAAATGGTGTTAAGTCCACTAAGTACGCAACAACTCCAGTATCTATAACATATCCTACATGGTCTGGAGAGAAGACACTAGACTTATCGAACACTACAATTAATTTTAGTAGCACTTCATATAGTCCACCATTTACTCCTTATTCCGATTCTAACTTAGAGCCTCAATATAAAGATGAATCTATATCAATAAACTTAACGCAAACTAAAACAGTTTCAATAGACTCAAACACTTTTGCTGCGGCTAATGTTGTTTCTATAACTGGAAACCCAGTAAGTAGTTCAGATTTAAATCTAAGTATTTCTTCTAATAGATTAGTTTTTGAAACCTCATCTCTTATATATGAAAACTCAAACGTAATCAAAAGTGCTGAAAAACTTTTAGATAATTACTGGTTAATGAAAACAGATGGTTCAATAATAAAGTCTGCAAAAAACGCAATTTCTGTTCTAGATGGTTTAGTTCTTTTAACTCAACCAAGTTTAGACCCAGATAAAGTTGGCAAACCATATGGTATAGAACTACAATCTTTTGTGAATACTCTTTCTACTGATCGAGAGTTTAATACAGATTATGGATCTTTTATATTAACAAATAATGCTAGAGATGACGGTGGTTTTCTTTATGGGTTCTATGACAATAAGAAAAAAGAATTTTTAGGAACGAATCTTTATTATGTAGACTACATTTCAAGAGGTCCAGAAAATGTATACATAGCTGCATTGGCGGTCGATGCTGATGGAAATCTTGGAAGTGGATTAGACTTTTTTGGTCCAAAGACTTCTGGAAAGATAATACCTTCTTCTATACCAGTGAAGATGGCGTGTCCTATATACAATATAGAATATGTTCCATCATCAAGAATAGGAATATCATCTATTCCGCCAAACCTTTCAAAGCTTCAACAGTGGCCATTGTATATAACATCTGGATCCTTTACAAAGGACATATACATAGATCCAGCTTACGGTTGGACTTCTTGGGCTGAAAAGTATACAGGAAAAGTATTAAGAGCTACATATTCTACTTTAAATATGGGCAACGTAGTTTGGTCTCAGATTGCTGGTAGGCCATATATTACCGTAATTGATGAAACGCCAATAGTTTTATCATCTAAAAGATATCAATTAACGCAAGTTCCTATAGCCACTTTTGTCGAGCCTTCACAAATGGAATGTGGATCAGTTGTTAATTGGGTTGACTTTCAGACAAGACAATCAGTTGACTCACCATGGACAACAGTAGATTCAAGCCTTATAAGAAATATAAATAGTCAGACTGGAATAGTTGATTTTGTTACATCCATAACAAGTGATCCAGAGCTAATAAGAGTTAGTTACACAGCTAAGTCAAATGGTATTCCACTTAAGCAGATTAATGGTAGGGTTATTCCCCTGAACCCATTCCTTAATAAAAATATAGTAGAACCAGAAAAGCCTTTACATATATACATAAAGCCTACTAGGATAGAAGTTAGAAGCTCTAGTCAGGATGGGTACGTTTGGGATTATGTTAGTGATTATGTATATGATTCTCCTATAGATTTTACTTATAATACTTCTATTTTTGATCCATACAATAGCGTCAACTACGATCCATTTTCTCTGCAAATAGGTTTGGTCCACGTATTAAACTCTGTAGACGTTAAAGATTTGGCTATTGAAGATTTAAGATTAAAAGGTGGAGGATTAAAGGCTACTATGGGTAAGACCATAGATGTGCAATCTTATGGATCACTTGACATCAATAAGGTATTTAAAGACGTTAAAGAAGCATCGTCCTTCTGGGACGTTTATCCTCCTGAGCAGCAAGCTTATTCTAAGGGCGGCTTTATTATCATTAAAATGCCAAAAGAAGTATTAGATAATTTTACTAGTGAAGCAGAATTGTATAGTATAATAAGTAAGAATATAACTGCTGGTGTAGCGTATAAGATACAAGACATGGAAGGAAATGATTGGGGTGTATTATAATGATTAATTTTCTTCCTAGTATAATTAAGACGTTTTCTGATAACTCTCAGCAAAGTGTTGGCTATTTAATTAAAAGTATTAAAGCTGATAAATCTCAAGTATCAGAATTGGTAAAAAGCCTTTCTAATTTTTCCGTAGGAGCAGACTTTGCTCCGACCCTAATGAGGTCTAGAGCAATTATAGAATCTGAATTTTTTGTTGATATTTTTAGAGATGTACAAATAAGATTTGATAGATATTTTTCTGCATCTAATTCAATTAGCGTGTCTTTAAATTCAATGATTGAAGTTATGTCATCTCAAGTAGCTAAAATAGAAAACAATATTTCTCTTTTGGAAAACTATATAAATAATTATGATTTTATCTCAGGAAAAGATGATCTTTATAATGACTCTTATATAGAAAATTTTAATGATTTTTTAAAGTCAAATACATATGATGATTCTCCAGTTGCATTTGTAGATAGAGGTGGATCTAATTTTGACGAAAATGGAAATGGATTTATTGATCCAATTGTTTCAAAGTTTAAAATTGGTAATGGTATTGATTTTATTAACACTATAGGTTTTGTGAAATCAGTAGATTATGAAACAAACTACAATCAATATATTTCTTCAATAACTGATTACGAATCATTGTTCAATGAAAAGCAGTCGAATGTATGGAATATCTCAGTCCAGTCACCAACAATATTGACATCTATTCCACCATCATTTTCTCAAAATATAGACTATGACTATTCTTATATAGTCGGTGCTAAAACCGTGATGACAATAAATTTTATAAAAGAAATTGAAATGGATTTAATCAGGATAAATCCAAATGAATATGATGGTCTACAGTTAATGCAGGTTGTTATAGAGTCAGCAAATATAGCAGAAAGAATTTATTCAAGTAATTCTAATGTTCCTAGTTCTGGTTATGAGAAAAAGAAAATTCTTTTATCTCCAATAAAAATAAATTCTGTATTAGATGTTACTTTTCCTTTAGATAAAGTAAAAAGCATAACACTGATATTTAACCAAAGTACGTATAAGAAGAATACCATTTCTCCAACTTCAGACGAGGTATCTTCGAGGCTAATTAATGAATTGTTAAACGGTATAAGAAAAAATAAAAAAAACAATCACAGCAAGCTTCAAGATATAGTCTTAGAATACTTTAGGAAATTTAATTCAATAGACGAAGCAAAGAGAAATACTTATGCATACACTGACTACTATACATATAAGTATCCAATTGGTAAAGTCGGATCACAATCTTTCCTGAGCGAAAATAACAACTCAATATCGCTAGACCAGGAAGATCGTTTGTCATCTAGTAATCATCTTTCTGTAATGGTGAAAAATATAGTGTCACAAACACTAGGTGACAGATTTAAGTTATTCAATGATTCACTATTTACAGATAGCAAGATAAATAATAGGGGTGGATTTCTTAGTAAAGTTGGAAACTCTCCGAGCATTTTAAGCAAGAACTCAAACTCCCTAGATAGAAATCTAGTAAGCTTTTCAGATGATGCTATTATGTCAGGATCAAATATCCATTCTACAAATATGTTAAGAAATAAAAATCAAAATGTAGAGAATTACATGTATTCATTTTCTTTAAAGGGAGTACAGTTTGGTAAAACAAGACAAATTTCTAATGCAACAAACTCTTTTTCGACCAACAAAGCTTGCTTTATCAGTGCTAAAATTCCAATAGAGGGAAACCCATTAGCAGTTAAAGCTAAGTTAAACTTAGAAAAAGTTAATGAGAGTAAAGCGCTTCCAGATTTCGACCTTAAAGAAGCAAACTCATATGAATTGTCAATTTCGATAAAAGAAAATCCAACTTCAGAAAATGATTGGATACCAATTATTTCTTATGACAGCAGTGATATTAATTCTGAGTTTTTATTTTTTGATTCAATAAGTAAAACAG